GTTATGGTTGACTTTTAATGACTTGTATTTTACCTTGAATATGGATTTTCAAAGAAAAATCCTATATTTGCATTAGGATAGCCTATTTCCAGTTTGGTACATTAAAGTATATAGATGTCATTTGGCAATATTGCAGTAGCAGTTGCAACAAAACGACAAAAATATGGGTCTGCTGCAGGCGATTTGCAAAAAATTGCGTCAACTAACATGCAACGCTATGGTGTCCCATATTTTTGTATGACTGCTAAATGTCGTGATGCTCAAGGTCATGTAAAATCACGAGCAAACCATTGGTGGCATGACAAATTGCTGCAAGAACTTGGGATTGATTGTGGGCTTGATGATGTCAATCTTGAGCGATGGTCATATGACCTCAATTACAGTAATGAACATTGCAAATTATTGATTGAAATCAATCCAACTTGGTCACACAATTCAACATATGGTTTTGCATATTTAATTGGCCGTACTACACACAATAAGCATGTTAGCAAATTCTATCACTTCGACAAAACTCAGCTTGCTCTTAAGCATGGCTACACTTGCATAACAATATTTGAATGGATGGATGACAATGAAGTCATCGATGTCATTCGAAAGCATCTTGCAGGCGAACCAGTAGACTCAACTGACTTCGCGTTCAATCCACAATTGTCAGATGACAAGTCAACTATTTGCAAACACTGGTGTCATTTGAAGACAAAAGAACATGTTGAAGACTGCGGACAAAATGAGCAAGAGATGATTGATGCTGGCTATGTTGCAGTATATGACTGCGGTCATGCAATTTTACAACGCAAACAGTTGTCAAATATATAAAACAAACAAAACCATTCAAACACATTACAATATGCCACAAGAAAGAAAACGTCTTAGCATTCCAGCAGATGGTGGTGAGAATGCAGGTCGAAACAATCCACTTGCATCTGCAGTAGAAGAAGCTGAAGCAGCTACAAAAATCAATGACAGCGCAATTGACGCTGCAACTGAAGTAGCTCAAGAGCGTATTGCAGAAAGAGCACGTCAATCAGAAGTTACAGACACTGGCTGGTTCAATGTTGACATGACGAAGCTTGCTAAGCAAGGTCGACTGTACCCAAGTGATTTGCAAATTATCTATCGAGCTTGCCGAGCAGGTGAAATTCGTCATTGGTCTAATCTTGATGACAATGCAAATCCAGCTGAAGCAGCAACATATTTGAACGACATTGTTAAGGTGTGTGTTCGATGTGTCAGCAAGTCCGGCATGAATCATTGGTCAGTTGATGATGTATACGAACACGACAAGTGGCGCTTAATAATGTTGATTCACGACCTCACATTCCCTGAGAACTCTGAGCTGACAAACCCAATTACGCTGGAAATTTCATCAGGCACTTGCAAGCATAATTTCAAGCTTGACTTGACTGCTGATAACATGACTTGGGATGAGCCCGATGAATCAATGGACAAATACATTGATTCTGAAACCGGCTGCTATCGAGTTCAAACTCGTTCGTATGGCGAACTCGTACTCAAGCCGTCGACAATTGGTGTTGGCAAAGTTTTTGCAGAGTACATGCGAACACTTGACAAAGATACATTGATGAATGCAAAGACATATATTCTTGCAGCTCAATGGCTTACACCTGATTGGCGAGGTCTTAATGTCAAGAAAGCTGAGCAAATTTGTCAATCGTTCCAAGCAATGGATGCATTCAAAGAATTGCCGCTTAAACTGAAGATTCTGTCTAAGTGCATGATTCTTGCATCTAACAATATCAAGTTCACTTGCCCGAAGTGTCACATGGAGGGTGAAGCCCCGTTTCGATTTCCAGAGGGAATCAAGCAGATTTTTCAACCAGTTCAAAATCTCGAATCGGAACTTTTGTAAGAATCGCATATACATCATGCAAAAATGCCCTCTTCAGTTTTCTGAATTGGACGCATTGCCATATTATGAATATCAATGGCTACTTGATGATGTTCTTGAGCTTATCAAGACTGAAGAAGAGGCTCGAAAGGGCGATGGTGATTCACAAAGCAGCACTCATAAAAGCATCAAGGCTCAACAAGATGCGTACATGCGCAAAGCAAAGTCAATGATGCCGACAAGTCTGCCAATGCCAAAGTTCAACAACAATTTTGAACTGCCAAAGTTCTGATGATACACTATGGCTGAAGACAAAACAAACGTCTACGATTCTACAGGCGACAAGCCAACAAACTGGCAAGAGTTCGAAGATGCTGACACGTCGTCAGCATCTTCGACTGATGTCAGTGATGATGAGCTGACAAAGCTTGAAAACACTTTCATGTCAATTGTTGGCAATGACACTATTGTTGCGTCATTGTGCTCAACTGTTGGTGCAGTTTTGTATCAATCATGGAAAGAAAAAGATTCGAGTGCAGAAACAAATATGTTTGCTGGTCTTGCTCAAATCATATCTGAACTGCAAACAGACGAATCATCTTCAGCAACATCAGTATCTGCATTATTGTCTGACACAAACGCATTGCTCGAAATCATTGCAGAGCATATTGAAAACAAAGCTGCTGCAACAAACATATCAGATGCTTCTGTGTTGCTTGATGTGATTGCAGAGCATGTTGAATCACAGCATACTGAATTTACACAACATTGTGACCTTGTAAGAGTCTATCTTGAAGTTATCGAGGAAAATCAACGCAACATCTTTGCATTGATGTCATCAAAACTCGATGACTTGACAACATTTGCAGACGTCATTGCAGAACGTCAAGAAAAAGACTCAATCGCAAACAGCAAGGCCAATGCAAGCAATGCGCCCAACATTGACCCAAAAATGGGCACGATAGCTACTGCTTTTGCGACAATCATTGACTCTTTGACAAATATGTCGCCTGTCAAACGGTTGCAGCTTGAAAGCGGTCTTGAGGCTATCGATTTGATTGTCGACAGGCTTGAAAAGGCTGCTCCAAGATTTGAGACAGCCTTGAATAAGCTTGTCGATTCGTATTTGAAAGCTGCTGAAACTCTGAAATCTCATAAAGAGTCAATGACTGCAGTGGCTGACATGGTCAGCCAAGTTGAATCACTTGTGGCATCTCTTGATAGAACAACAGAGGTTGTCATGAAAGCTGCTGCAGCAATTGCTCTTGTGGGTCTTACAATATGGGCGTTTGGCCAACTTGTGACATTTGAAGCTCTTGGAATGTTCACGCTTGGCACAATGACATTCATTGCAGCATACTGGGCAATTGGCAAAATCACTGACAAAGATGCATCAGCTGGTGCAAAGAACGTCATGATGATTGCAGGCGCACTTAGCATGGTCGCATTGTCAATGATGCTGTTTAGTAATGTGTCGTGGGACGGTGTTGCTATGGGCTCAGTTGCTTTACTTGCTGTCAGTGGAGCAATCTGGGTACTTGGCAAAGCATTGTCTGGTGAATCGTTGTTTGGTTCAGGCAGCGGCAAGAAAGGCCAGCAGAATGCAGTGGGCAAAGAAATGCTGATGCTATCAGGCTCAATTGCTCTGTTTGTGCTTGCAGTGGTTGCTGCAGGCGAATTGATGGAAGCAAGCTGGGAATCCGTTGGCTTAATCTTCGGTGTCATTGTTGCATTGGGTCTTGCAATTGGCTTTGCAAATGGCATATCATCTGCCGGCGCAGGTCTTGGTATGACGCTTGCTGGCAAAGGTAATGCTGAAGCATTTAGCAAAATGCAGACAGAGGGCTCAAATCTTAAGGGTGGCATTGGCGCTCAAATGATGATGATTGCAGGTTCAATAGCAGTGCTTGCATTGTCAATTTGGGCTTGGCACGAACTCATCCCTGATTACACATATGCATTTGCGCCTGCAATAACAATTACTACGCTTGCATTGGCAATGGCTGGCGCAAATCGTCTTGCTGGCAAAGATGGTGATATGCAAAAGCTTGGTGTAGGCGTGCTTGCTATGGCTGCAGCGGTTGGTGTACTTGCACTTGGCGTATTTGCTTGGCGAATTGTTGAGCAAGAAGACATGATTAAAGCTGGCATAGGCATTGGTGTGCTTGCTACGATATTTACAGTCATGACAAGAGTAGCAAAAGATAGCAAACAAGTGCTGTCAATTGCTACTGGTGTTATTGTGATGGCTGCAGCAGTTGGCATTCTTGGCATTGCAATGTTGCCATATAAATTGCTTGATTGGGAAGACATGGGTAAAGCTGGTGCAGCACTTGCAGTTGTAACTGGTGCACTTGCAGCATTGATGGCTCTATCAAGCAAGGGCTCGCCGCTTATGGCTGCTGGTGCGCTTATAATTACCTCAGTTGGCGTTGCATTGCTTGCTGGCGCATTGTTGATTGCAAATGCTGTTGATGGTGAGACTGCTGTCATGATGGGCTTGTTTATTGCAGCAAATGTTGGCGCAATTGCAATTCTGGGCAATATGGGTGCGACTGCGTTGCTTGGTGGCGCTGCACTTGTATTATCTGCAGTCGGCACTACAATGTATGCAAATGCTCTTGTCAAAGCTCAATCTGTTGATGGCACTACAATGCTTGCACTTGGTGCATTTGTAGTTACTGTAACTGCTGCAGCAACTGCGCTTGGCTTGGTTGGTCCACTTGCATTGCTTGGTGCAGCTGCTATGGCAGCTACTGGTGCTGCAACATATGTTTTTGCTACTGCACTTGAAAAGATGCAGACAGTCAAAGACCTTGATGTTGCATCAATTGCTGGCACTGTTGCAGCTTTAGTAGGCGTTGCTACTGTGACAGGCAACCCATTCACATTGCCATTTACGCTTGCTGGCGCCACAGCACTTGGTGCTGTAGGCTTGTCAATGCTTAGCTTTGCAAAGACAATCAAAACAATGTCAGAAGTCAACTTGACTGATGCTGAACTTGCAAGCATTGGCAACAATCTTGCAACGTTCATTGAGGTCATGGTTGATGCTCTTGATGGCGTTGAAGACAAAGCAAAGGGTGCTAAGAAAGCAATCAACGCGCTGTCAGGTCTTGGCAATCTCGTATATCAATTGTCTGAGGGCATCAAGGGCATGGCGACTCTTGTGTTCCCAAAATATGAAGCTCGAAATGGTGAACTTGTAGTCGTAGGCACGATTGATTTGTCTGAAGCATTACCAAAAGTTGGCGCAGGTCTTGAATCAGTCATTGATTCTCTTGTAAATGCTTGCATAAATGCTGCTGAACGTGAAGATTTCAAGAAACGCATGCAACAAGCAAAGAAGGGCTTTGACGGCATTGGTACAATTCTTGACCCACTTGTCAATCTCATAACAGGCTTCTCACAATCAAAGATTGATGTCAATTACATTGAAAAGACATTTGCGCCAACAGCAAAAGCTGCAGTAGGCGCTATCGTATCAATGTTTGATGGCATGCAAGGCATTAACACATATAGAGTGCAAACAGTTGGTAAATCTCTTGACGCATTCTTTGATGTTCTTGCTGATGGCAACCTGGATACACGTAATAAAGAACTGCAATCTACTGCAACAAACATTGAGAACATTCAAACTGCAATCAATTCACTCAACTTTGAAAAGTTGACAAAGCTCGACATTCAATATAAATCATTGCAATCACAAGAAATGATTGCAGGACTCAAACAAGTTGCAGCAACGATAGAAGGGCCGCTTGTTCAATCACTCAAGAAGCTGTTCGACACTCTTGAGTCATTCTTGAACAAGGACACTGACAAAGACAACTTCAGCTCAATGAATGCATTGCCTGCAACTGCTGGTGTAATGCAGCCTATGCTCAAGCTTGGCACTGAAAGCAATCCTGTAGAAGGCGCAGACAAGTATGCAGAGTTTGCTGATGACCCGTCAAATCCTGTAATGTCGATATTGATTGACATCTTCGAATTGCTTGAAGGCGCAGGCATAAAAGTACACAAATAAGAGACATGATACACGAATCAAAAGCACTGTTTCGCACAAATACATTGCTGTCTGGCGATGTACAATGCATTGTAGACATGTATAGCAAAGTCAAGTTTGCGCCACTTACAAATTCAAGTTCACTTGAGTTTGACTCGAATGCAGGCTCATATGCAGACAATGCTGCTGCAATGTGGTCTCGTCTTAAGTGGGGCATATCGAAGATTTGCAATGTGCAACAAAGCACACTCATTGGCATGCAGCAAAATGACGAACTTGCAAAACAGTTCGATATGACATATGTGTGTGGCTGCAGATATACGAAGCGACTCAATGTGTTCAGATATTTTGCACCATTGTTGCTGTCAAAGACAGATATGCCACAATACTTTGTTGTATTGCGTTCAGATAACTTAACTGCAACAGATTGGCAAAGCATCATAAAAGACGCTGTACTTGTTCATCAATGGCGATTGAAAGACATTGTTGAGTTGACAAAGCATCAAGCATCAATGTCTGAAGCTGCATGTTTTGTGTCACATAGCAGCAATCAGCAAAGTCGTGTATGGGGCTTTGATGCAGTCACTGCGCAATACAAAGATGTCACACTTGGTGCGCCAAACATTGATGACGCAGAATTGTCGCCATATGACTTTGATGCTGCATTATCAGAAGCTTGGCGAGACAATGGTCTGATATGCTCGCAAATTGTCAACTTGTCATTTGAATTTGAAGATGTCACTCCAGGTGAGCATCGATATGTCGGCTTGTATGTGTCAGATGCTCAAATGACAGAGTGGACGCCAACGATGTCATTGTCACATTTGCCATTCATTGATGCATATGTATCTGGTGATGCGCTTGGCTTGCTGACATACATTGATGGCTACACTGTCAAATTGCCTACATTGCTTGATTCATCTAAGCTGTATGCAGAAACTGTTGTAGCATCATTTTCTGCAAATGATGGGCTTAAGCCAAACACATTTACACGAAAGCGAACACTTGATTTGGAATTGACGGGCAAAATGACGCCTGGTGAAAAATTCGAAATCATTGTAGATGGCAATGTCGATGTGCAAGTTGTTTGTCAGATGAAAGATGCTGGCATCGATGGCGAACGTCTGTATGCATGGGAAGATGGCCAAACAGTCGATGACAATCAATTCTTGTTTGGTCTAAACTGGCAAGAAAGCATTGACAGATTCATTGAAGCATTCAAAAATGCATCAGCAAAGTCTACATATGACTACACTGTAACAGTGTTGCCATCGTCAAAGTACAGTGCAGAAAGCAATCCAAGACTACGAATTGAGACAAATTGTAACTCAAATGATGTTGACATTGAAGTTTTGCTGCCATGGTCTATGTACAAGAAAAGCACGTACAGCAGCCAAACTGTGCAATTTGATGCAGCAGTTACTGTCAACAACTCACTTGTCATTAGTGCTACAATGCGACAGTACTTGCAAACTGCAAATGCATTGTTGCTACATCTTAATGACACTGATACAATTAAAGTACGAATTCGTCAATTGTTGACTCTTTCAGAAATTGATGAGTCATTGACAACTACTGATTCGCTTGTAGTGCTTGTAGATGATGTGCTACCAGACATTGCAGTCAAAATTGCATTTGACATGCTGCAAATTCAAGCTGCACAAGCCAGACTTTGCAGATTGCATGATGTGTATGACTGGTCAGGCTTCTATGAGTCTGAATTGAGACTGACAACAAACACAGAATTCGATATTGATGCATGGGCTACTAACATGACTGCTGCAGCAGAAAAGTCAAAACGTATGCAATATATTGATGCAATAGCTCAGCATGTTAAGCAATTGCAAGGCAACTCACAACCAAACGCAATCAAGACTCTTGAGTCAAAAGACTCTGCATTGATATTTTCTGATTCTGTCTATGACAGATTTGACGACCTTGCAGTTAATGATGACAACAAGCCCAATATTCATCAATGCCATTTTGCTGCAGTTGAAGCTACTGATGCGTTGAACAAGCAATACAGAGCAAACAATTCAATAGCATTCAACTGCACAGGGTTTGCGCCATATGAACGCTTAACAGGCATTGCACTGGATTCATTTAATTATAGCTGGTTTGTTGAAGGGTCTGGCTGCCCTGAATATGTGCTGCAGCATCAGCATGCAAAACTGCTTTGCAAGTCATATGCTACAGAAGCAATTGACATAAAAGAGTTTGCTGACACTACTATCGATGTATTTGACACAAAACTGACACATAAATTTGCTGTAACTGACAAGGCTGTTCTTGAAGTGCCATGCTACACATACTGCTACGCCAAGCCAGACCATATCACTGCATTCGCATTGTTCAAGGGCGTTGAGTACAGTGTGTCATCATCATATGTTGGCTGGCGCTTTGCAGTAGTCAGAGTAGACAGTGACAGCGTATTTGAATGCAAACCGCAGCTTGTCATCAACAACAAGTTCAAAACATTGACAGTTGTACTGCCATTCAAAGTCATTGACCAGTCTCTTGTCAATCTTGATGGCATTTTGCAAACAACTGCAATTGACAAAAGCATCTACTATGACAATTCAAGCATTGTTGCTCTTGATGACAACAAAATTGCACAAGTAGATGTAGCATTCAACTGTTATCCGCTTAGCAAAACTGTCGCAAGCTTTCCATACAAAGGCACTACAGTAGACAAGCCAATCGTCATAAATGATGACGGCTCAATTGACATTGCAATCAAAGTTATTGCATTGCAAAACTTGTTCTCAATTAAGGACATCTTCATTGTAGGCACAAATGTCAAACTTGACATAACAAACTGGACAAGTGCAGTAGCATATAAGACTGCATTTGTACAATTATTCGATGTAATTGAAGTGAACTTGCTGAATGACACAGAAGCAATCATCTGGGTCAAAGACATCATTCCATCAATTGAATACGAGTCTGGTGAAACATACAGTTGGCCTCAACATATGATACAAACAGAGCTTGCTGTGACATTTGACAATGACGTCGATGCATTTATTGAGGGCTCTGTTAGACCACGAATTCTTGAGTCAATGATGACAAGCATTGTAATGCAAGTCATGCCAACAATGCAAACAATGATTCACAGATTCGCGCCAATAGCATTCTACAATCAACGTGATGCAATCAATGCGCTTGACGGAATTGCAGTAATGCAAAAGTTTATGCAGCAGCAAATCATTGATGCAGACCCTGCAAATGCAAGTCCAACAAATAAGCTGCTTGTCAATTTGACTCGATATGGCACATATTGTCTGCCTGAATTGACTCAAGTTACGCAATGGTCTGCGCTTGCAAATGATGAGTCTTTGCAGCACAAAGTAGCGTTTGCTCAGTCAAGTTCAGTTCATTTGTGGGCATTGATTGACAATGAAGTTCTTACAGTAGAACAAGTTATTAGCCCATTGTCAACGCAATTGTCGAGAGTTTGGCTTGATGGCGCATTTGAGCATATCGAAGGCCCTACAGTGTTTGAACTTTGCATGTTCGCAGCAATTATGTCTGTTGCTGCAACAAAAACAGCAGAACTGCAATTACCTGATGTTGCTGGTGCAGAACAGCGTTTATCGCTTGTAGCTGCACTTGCAAAGTTGCTTGGTGACAATGCAAAATCAATGCAATATGCAAATTACTTGATTGCAAAACTGCTGCAACCAACATTGACATTCTATGATGTCTTTACAGGTCAGCTCATCATGCCAATTGCATTGAACAGAGACAGTTCAAATTCATATATCACAGTGCAATTTGAAGCTCAACAAGGTGCAGCAAGGTGCATTGTAGAGTGGCAATGATGATAGACTGAATGCAAAATGCACATAGTGACAGACGATTCTCAACAAAGTCTCGAATACATATACAAAGCAAAATATCTGAACAACATGTCTGCAGAACATAAAGCACAGCCAATTGTACTGAAAAAACTTCAAGTCACATCTTATGCAGAGTTGTGTGAAATTTTGAATTACAATTTCAGTAGAATTGTGAATTCACCCCTATTTAAGGGTCGCATTGGTGAAACTGGCGACCGTGGCTTGCCTGGCTTCGATGGCTATCGAGGCAACCGCATTATGTACGCATCACTTGCTGATATAAATACAGTGTTTGGCAGTGATTGGTCAGCTACGCAAAATGACGCAGGTACTGCAAAAGTTGTCGATGCTGCAGCATTCAATGAGTTCTGTTCAGATGCAAACAAACCTGCGTTTTGCAACATTTTGCATACAGACGCTTTGTCATACGCAGACTGGGTCATTGCACCAGATGGCAAGGTGTACTGGTATGATGCATCATCAAATGATGCTCAATGGTGGCAATTTACGGGCTTGCAATTGCTGACAAGTGACAATGATAACTTGAATGTCATCATTACGCAAATCATTGAAGAGCTCATCAAAACAAAGTATGGCGGCACAATCAAGTCATATGCAGCAATGTTCAACATTGCTGCAGACGGGCAGCCTGGCGCAGAAATCGACAACAACTACTCAAACAAGCATACAGGTGCGTTGTCAATAGGGCTTGAAAGCGTGCCTCGATACAATAACGTTGACAGCTCAGTTATTCTGCTTGCACCGAGTGATACACAAATCGATGGACTTGGCAATGCAAACAACAAAGTAGCAAAGCCAGTTATGCAGATATTGGGCAATCCATATTACTATTACGACCTCACACAACGAACACTGAATCGTCTTGATGCAGACAAAAAGAATCAGTTGCCAGGCATTGATGCTTTTCCGCATATGCTGCTGCAAAATGACTTTAACAGTGGTCTTGTATTTGGCTTTGCATCAGATGATTCACATGTCAAGTCATTTGCTGATTTGGCTGCATTGTGGCAGTCATATGAGGGCATTAGACTTCGCAATCATTTTACATCTGCAGTCAATGAGCTTGACATATTGTCATATGCAAATCTGAAATATGATGAGTTGTTCTTGGCAAAAGGCTTGGATGCAGAAGCAAAGCGAGAGTCATTCATTCGTGCATATAAGTTTGCGCAACTCATCAATCAGTCATATCGCATTGCAGCATTGTCAGATGCTGGAGTTGTCACAGACATTCTGACATTGACAAAGCAGTTGCTTAAACTTGCTGCAACAGTCGACTTGCAATTGATGAAACTGCCCGGTGCAAGTGTTCTTGGCACAGATGCTACTGGCAAAGTTGTTGATATGCTTCTTAGCATCTTCAAGAGCTCAGACAATTGGTCAAGCATCATTATCGATGGCGCAAATGCAAACAAGCATCTGCCTACAGCATCTGCAGTCAAAAAGTTGTTCAATTCGATATTTGACAATTTTGATGCTCATTTGTTTGAACGTCAATACAAGCATGTCTTCATTGATGGCTCAAATCATCTTGCGGCAGGTATTGGCTCATCAAATACTGTGCTGACATATGATGGCTCCGGCAGATTGACTGAAGAAGCAAAGAAGTCTGCATTCAATAAAGACTTTGCTGGGTCTGGTTATGCAAGCACAGTATCACATTCAGACCACACTCATGCAGAATATGCGCATAAAGATGACTTGACACCACCTGTGTATGTTGAATCATTCGATGACCATGTGCCAGGCACGACAGCAATGCAAACGCTTGTACCACTGCCAGCATATCTGAACATGCCTGCAACTGTAGATATTTTGCTCGATATCACAGTGCCATTTATTGTGTATGGCAATGGCTATGCATCTGTTAAAGTCGACTTGAGTTACAGACCAGTATCAGGTGGTGCTGCAACACAAATTGATGCTGATAAGCCATCAACATGCGCAGTATTGCCAGCATGCTTGACATCAATTGACACTACAAAAACGTGGAGTGAATTGCAAGATGCATGCAATGAACTGCATTATCAAGCAATCTTACGTAATGTCGCATCAAGTGGAGTTTGGCCAATCTATGTGATTGCAACACCTACATTTGGCGGTTCTGCAAATGCTGTTATATTTGAGCCTCGTGTAATAGCTTCTGTTGTTCAATACAGCACAGGTGTTTCAACAAGACCCGAAATCATTGTCACAAGCTCTATGTCACTTAATGCAGCTGGTGGTTCAGCTGAAATTGCATATCAAATTCGTAATGGCTTTGCTGGTGCAGCAGTCACTGCATATGCTACAGAAAGTTGGATTCACAACGTTCAAGTTGCTGATGACAAGATTACATTTGATTATGACAAGACATTGCAAACAACTGCTCGTACAGCAAATATTGTACTGCAATATCCAACTGCTGACAATGTAGCAGTATTGCTTACTCAAGCAGCTAAAGAAGCTACAGTCATCAATGCTGAACCATTGACAATCAACGCAGCAGCTAATGGCGGTTCGTTCACAGTTAACTTTAGCATCACTAATCCTATTGAAGGCGAAACATTAACAGTTACAGCAGAGGGCTCTGGCTTTGTTGGCGAACCTGCAGTAAACATGTCAGCTGGCACAATACAATTTGCGCTTGACATCAACACTGCAACAGCTACTCGTAACTTATACTTGAGACTGTCATACATGACTGCTGACAATGTAACGGTCAGCATCACACAAGCAGCTCAAGGTGTATCAATGATAATTGTTGAGCCAATGAATGCTCAATTGAAGTCAACTGACACTCAAGCACAATTCGAAATCACTGTTAGTAATCCAATTGCAGGGCAGCAATTGTCATATGAAGTTCTTGATAATGACGGCACATTTACTGACACAAACTTCGAATACGATGACAATACTGGCAAGGGCTACTTGACTATTGAATGTGACCGCAACTTAACGATAGAACAACGTAGCTGCTCAGTTAAGTTCTCTCACATCAATGCTCAAGATGTCACTGCACAAGTTGTTCAAGCTGCTAAAGGCGTAACAACAATCAACATTACACCTGCATCAGCAACAACTGATGATGCTGCAAAGACACTAAACTTCAACTATGAAATCGTCAATCCTATTGATGGCGAATCATTGACAGCAGTCATAGTTGGCAATCCGGGTTGGCTGCATGACATCACAATTACGCCATCAAAGACTACGCCAGCAATTGGTGAAATCTCAATGCAAGTCGATGAACTCAGTTACTCAGACATTGACGCATTTAGTCGAGTTGCAGCATTCAAGTGCTCGTACAACACTGCACAAGACGTATCTGTCGAGGTTACTCAAGAGTTGCATGGCATTGGCTCAATGATTATTGAAGATACCAACAAGCCATTCATCGTACGATAATTTAACCTGACGTACCCTGCGTAAAATAAGCATTTCACTATTTTACGCAGGGTGCTTAGCATAAAATAGCGACACAAATGCAAATTTATACATTGCATGTTGTGTACGCAGTACTTTGCATCAAAGTGCAAAAGCACTTTGCATATTGTACAATATAAAAAACCATCCAAACATGGCACGAACATCAATAGCGCCTATCAGAGTCATTGAACAGCTCGAAAACGGCGATAGGCCAGCAACGGCAGAAATTCGAACAATTGTTGCAATTGACGAAGAAGCTGATAAGGCATGGGACAGTCAAAATCGTCTTTATGCATTGTCTGAAATTGAAACATGGAATCGCCCTCAAGATGACGTATTTTCTCAGCCAATTGTGATTCCAAGCGTAACTACAACTGCTGCAGATGGCAGTGTTGTATCTGAAGTCATCGCACCAGTACAGCATGTAGTACCAATTGCACCAGTGTCACCAGCAACTACATCGCCAATAACATCACCAATTGAACCAGTGCAGCATATACCGGCATATCCAGCACAGCAGCTAAGCGCACCTGCAGACGATATGCTGCATCAACTCATCAAGCGTTTGCAGCCACTTGAAGATGACAAGACTGTTGTAGTCGACATTACTGCTGCAGTAGATGTCAATCATGTGCTTGCTGCTACACGCGCATTTGGCTACAATGAAATTGACACGCTCAAAGCATTGATTGATTGCGACCTTGTGACAAGTGTCAATGTGCATCTGTAAGCAATGGACCTCGTTCACTACGATTTTCTGCCAGTCAATCAAGAAGTCTACTGGATTAGAAGTTCAGAAGAAGAGCCTTGGCTGTGGACACTGTTTCGTGGCGTAGTTGTTCGTCACTTTGACATTGCAAAGCGTTACTATTATCAATGCGCATTGCAAGAAGTCATTGCATCTGATGAATGGATTGCTGAGCATGTAGCAAACAAGACATTCAGATTTGTAGATCTTGAAAGTGGCAATCCAACACATCACTTTATCTACATTGATGATAAAGAACAGCAAATTACTGCACATGCATTTTGGCATGACTGGAAGTTCTATTATGCACAAAAGTGGTTATGGGATTTGACTGCTGACATTGTATGGACAAGCAAACAACAAGCATTGCAAGGTCTTGCTACACTGTATGACAAAAACTGTGTAAGATTTGATGAACTAAGACGACTATACGAAACACAAATTATTGAACTTTCTGAACAAAGCTTGACTGAATAAGTCAAGCTTTTGTTATGTTTGGTACATATCCTAAATACATTTGAAGATATGGCTACAATAGCTCCGCCAAAAGACAATAAGCTCAATGCAGATAATAGCACATTGACAGGCGCATTTGCACAAGAGACAGATTATGAGCACGGGTTTTATGAAAAGAAACTCAATGCTGATATGCCTCGTGGTGCAGAAGATGCATCAAAACAAGGTGTGCAGTCTTTGTTCAATGCATGGAATCTATTTGCAGCACCGCAATTGCCTGATGGCAAAACTGTGTACTTTGACCAAGACTTGCAAGGCCTGCAATACTTGACGCCTACTGCAGCAAATATCATTAACAACCCCATTGGCGCATCAACATACGATTGGCAAGACTTTGCATATTGCAGATTTCTTGGTCAAATCCCAAACAACAGACTCATAACATTGCGCAGATTTGCTGAGCCATGTCAAGATGACATCTTCAACACAACAGTTCAGCAAACACCTGAAATCGCTCATATGATTACGTGGTTTGATGGTGAAAACAACAAACTTGAAGATTTGTTGAGCTTCAGTTTTGGCATGCGTTGGAAAGAATTGTCTGCTGCATTGGAGCAAGGCGAAATGCGTGGTGACAGTGGAGGCAATTATGGCATCAGTGGCTGGATGGGCCGAGTAGCAAAATTGATGGACCCAGTGTATGCAAAAGACCAAATGCGTGGCAAAGCACGACTGTCAATAGACCCGACACATGACCACAATAAAGTCTATGGCCCAATTGATTCAATTACACAAACGCATATTCGTGATGTCGGCTTGAACTTTGAGCATGAATTGACTGTCAAATTCTTTTATTCATTGAAGTCGATTGATGGAATCAATCCCAAAACAGCAATGCTTGACTTGTTGAGCAATGTGATGCAATGCACATACAATGACGCGCGTTTTTGGGGAGGTGGTCGCTACTGGGTTGGCGGTCAACCATCAGTATTCTGGAACAAAGCACTTGAACTTGAATCTACAATCATTCAAGATGCGCTTGATGGTTCATTCAACTCAATCACAGACTTCTTCAAAGGCATTGCTCAAAACATTATGAATGCAAGCGGAGGTGGAAAAGAAGCAGCAAAACAAAAATTGCAGCAGATTGCTAAACTTGCATTTCAACGTTTTGCTGTTGCGAAATTCTTGAACACTATTGGTCGACCAGCAATTCCTGTTATGAATAGTTTGTTGAAGGGCGACGCCATCGGCGAATGGCACTTGCTATTAGGAAACCCACTTCGACCCATAGCAAGCATTGGCAATCTTATCTTAACGAAGACTGACATTCAACCTGCATCAAGTGAGCTTGGCTATGATGACTTTCCAACTGACTTCATTGTAACTTGCCATTTGAAACATGCTATGCCACGAGATAGGTCTGGCGTGGAAAGTATGATTCTATCTACGGGGTTTGGACGAACATATTGGAAACCATCAGATTCTGACAAAGCATCACTTGGCATCAAAGGTGGCAGAACTTCAAGAACTCGACACAGCTTCTATGATTACACAGATGCAGCAATTAGCAAAGTCTATGATAATGTCTATGCATTTGTACAAAGTGCAGACGCTAAAAAGAACGTCGACAAGTTGAATGAAATGGTTTGATGTCTACATGTGTTAACAAAATGTTCATAACTTTTTTACACTTTATGTGACAATAATGTGCAAAACATTTTCATATGTGACAAAAAATGATTAAATTTATATAACAAATTAAAACTAAATAAGTTACACAACCATGGCAGGTTCAAATTCACAAATCAATCAAGGCTACGTAAAGGACGTAGGTAGAATCACAAGAGAACGTCTATACACAAAGGAAGAGCTCAAGCAAATGAGGATGGAGAATGAGCTTACTCCTGAAGAAGTCAAATCGCTGGCTACTGCAAAGCGATATTGTGATGTTACTCGATTCAAGAAGACTCAAGAAAATCGTGAAGCTCTTATCAAATCTTGTTTAAGATTGGTCATATCAGTTGCACGAAGCTTATGGTTCGCATCTGGCAAACGCTCGGTTCCATTTGATGACGTCATTCAAGCAGGCAATCTTGGATTGTCAATAGCAGCCAAGAATTACGTAGAAGGCGTATTGCCTGCAGGAGTTCGTGAAGCAAAGTTTAGCACATATGCATATCCTTGGATTAAGAAATATGTGCTTGACGAACTCAATCTGACAAGTCAACAATTATCTACTGGTATTCGTGGAGCATATGAAAGAGCTCTTGAAGGCAAGCAATTCATCAGCAAGGATGACACTACACTTGACAAAGATGGTGACGCATGGTCACCAGTTCAGAATGATTTGAGGTCAGACTTCAAAACAGGCCAAGAAGTTCTTGAAATCGAAGATGCTCACAAACGTATCACAAAGATTCTGCAAAGAGCATTTGAACAACTCACTCAAAATGAAAAGCTTGTACTCACACATGTGTATGGCCTTGGCGATGCTGATTTGTTAACTCATGCAGAACTTGCAAAGAAGTTCAATTGTAGCACATCTGGCATTCATACTATTATTCGTAGAGCTCTGCATAAGATTTATTGGAGTATGTCTGATTCAGAACGTAATCTTATTGCTCAGTACAGTACACAAGCCGGCATGGATTTACGTGAATTGCTTTGCGGAACACTGTAATAAGCAAAATGCATTTGAAAGGCCAGGCAAGCTCAACCGAGTAGTCTGGCCTTATTTTGCGATGCTTCAATACAACATCAACATTATTTGTACATATACAAACTTAAGATAAACAACATGACAAAGACATGGACACAATGCTACGAAGAAGCTCAAGCACAACAATTTGTGTTTGAAAATCAGCTTAGCGTAGCAATCGGCACTCCAGACTGGCATGCAAATCATACACTGCATCATGCGATGCTTGAATCAAAGTCAGCAAAGCAATTCATTGATAATGTCGATGAATCAATTGCTCAACGCATGCAGTTTGACATGACTGCATCAGACAAAGCTCGTTTGTATCAGTATTGGTGCGCAAACAATGTGCATCATGTTGATGAAGATGGCTCAGACTTTAATGTATCATCTGTAGAAGTCTGTCATCTTGCAGATGTTCATAATGTCGCAGTCAATACAACAGAATGGGGCATGTTCTACACAAAGTCATATGCAGATATGCAAGCATTCATTGATTCATGTAAGCAATTGTCACAGCAACTTGGTCAAGCTCTTACAATTGCATTGACGTACAATGAATCTGACTTAACTTGGTACACTACGGCTCAGCTTTCATAATATGACACTTGCAGAATTTTTGGCTACTGTAAAGCCTATTGCACTCAATACTATTGATGCTAATGTAGAGACACCATACTCTGCAATCAAACTGCTGGTGTCAAATCAGCAACAAGTAGATTCAAGAAGCAAAGCAGTACTTAAAGCATTGCAGTTTGCACATGTCAGTGTAGTAAAGCCAACATTGACTGAGCTTGTAAATAGTGAAGAGCAAGTAGACAATCAGTATGTGACTGTTACTCGACTTGAATCACAAGCACCGCAATATGTGTATGTCATCAAATCAACAATTGACAAGACTTTTGCTGATGTGCATTTGCGAATTGCAGGCATTGAGCATGAATGCATTGCAAGTTTCAATGACACTGAGCACTCAGTGACAGTGACATTTAACAGTGAGCAAACTGATGCAGAGCATCGATTGACAATTTTATAACAATGAGAGTTTCCGTTTTCGACCCGTTAAAGTTAACACAAGGCACTGTACTTGTGTTCACTGACACAAATACGCTACTGACAAATGCGACATTAAATCACGACATTGTCGTGTCACCATCTGTGTTTGCTTGTTTGAACATTCCAGATTGGTACAATGACGCTGAGCACAATGGGCAAAAGTTCTTTGTGCATCCATCAGAGTTCAATGACACTACGATGGTCGAAGACGCCAATGCTCTTGTGCCAGCATTGTGTCAAAACTACCTCGACAACTGCTCATTGCTTGCAACGTCATTGCTGGAGTCTGCCAATGAAACATTCACAGAATCTGCGTTGTGGAAGATGTTTCAAAAGGCTTCTGCTCTTGAACTTGAGTCTACTGCAGATGGCGCAGCATTCGTGCAACGTTCAGATTGGCAGCCGCTTGTTACATACATTGGCAATGCGATAGATTTTGGTGTAGTTGAGCTTAACGGCATGTCATACACAGAACAGTATCTGTACATACCTGCAAATGCAAAGCGATGCAATGCAAAGTGGACTGCTGCAACATATCCAGACATTGAAGTTGGCTATGTGCCAGAAACATTTCAAGAAAACGCGCAAGGTCTTGAAGATGGCGACACGACATTCACAAAAGCAATCTATGACAATGCAGATGTCGTAGAACCTGCAAGTCGATACAGTTTGAGCCGTGCAGTTGACAGATTGAAGCTGCAGTTCTCAGATTATGAAACATTCAATGAAGACATTGAATTCAATTGCATTGCATTGTATTGTGATGTTTGGCTGCAGTCAAATCCATCTATCAAAACACGATGCTTGCACTCATTGTTCTTTGTCAATCGATATGAAGAATCAGGTGGCAGAGGCTATAGCATGCAACGCTTTGTTAAGAAAGCAATGTCTGATGATGGCTCTGCAAATGCAATCGCATTTCGCATTTGCACTCGAGTAAGCTCATGCAATGTCGGCCTTGCACCAATTGAAGTGTCGAACATTGATGGCGTGTCGCTTGATTTGTACATGCAAGCTATCAGTCAACTTGCAGATTCAGCATCGCAATTGCAGTCAATTCAACTTAAAGTTGCAGAACTTGGACGTCGACTTGATTCACTAATGTTGTCAATTGGCAATGACCAAAATGCAAGTCAGCAAATCGCAGCATTGCGTAAGCAGCTTATGGAGCAAGGCATGACTGTTTCACCTGCGCAATTGCTTGATGCATTCATTGAAGTGTCACGTCAAATGAAATCGCAGGAGCCTGGTAAACAGGTGCTTGTGACTGTCAATGTTCAACAAACAGCATAGCATATCATGTCAGATAATCGTTTCGATACATCACAAATGTCACAAGAGCTACAAGGTATTGACTTTGTAGAAACTCAAGAAGATGATGAATTGCAAACAACAGATTCATTGCGTGTCTTTTTGAATGAAATTGACATTATGTTTGATGTCGAGAAGATTGATGCTGCGCTTTATCACAGAAGCATTTCGACAGCAACAATTCAATCACATATCATTACTGCACTCAAAAACTATAGCGTTACGCAGCATTTGTTTGAATGGTCTGTCAACTGTTTCATTACAAAATCTGCTACACAAATGAACGATTTGCTTGTTTGCGATGTAACAATCACAAAACGTTATGATTTGCCAGAAGACTTCAGGCCAATCACAAAACGATTCATAATTTGACCTTTCAGAGGTGTTTCCATAATTAGATAGGTTTTGGCGATGGAAGAGCTTGCATATGCAAGCTCTTCTTTTTGTGCGCATATTCGAAGAGACTTATTCTCATATGTGCACATTCGAAGAGACCTATTCTCATGTGTGCACATTCGAATACATATACAAACAAATTAACTGATATGCGCACAAATAACACTCGTGACAATATGACATGGATGCAGAAAATGCAAATGTCATATTCAGGCGTGTCACAGTCTATAGATACTTGGCTGCAGAATTTGCTGAACTCTACAAAGAAGCAGTATGGCAAATATACAATTTTTGGAATTCTTGTTCAGAGTTTCAGAGAACTTGCGTCACTCATCTTTACGCAAATTGTAGTAGGCACAAAAGAAAACAACTTGCTTACTGCAGAACAAACTGCATCTGTACGAGGTCTTGCGCAGCTTGCATGCTACAAATGTGTTGGTGGCATTGCAGCATCAGGCAAAATTGCATTAAGTTTTTCATATGACGCAGTTAAAGAGCTTGGCCCGACTGTGTTCATTAAGCGATATGCTGCAATTAAATGCAAAGAGAACTCGCTGATGTACTACATCGACATGCATCAAGACTTTGCGCAACTCAACATCAACAATGAGTTGACGGGTGTACGATATGAATTCGCAGTTAGACAAGGTGAACGCAAGTCTCAGCAATATATTTCTGATGGTGAGTCAATGACAACATTCACTATCGAAGAGCGCAACTTGATTGTGTCTGAGGATTCATTGACTGTCACAGTTGGCAATGAGCTGTGGACTTGCTATGCAGGGTTTGATGAAATGGACCGATACAGCAAGGGGTACATTGAACGCTGGTCATATGATGGCAAACTACAGATTGTGTTTGGCAATGGTACTGCTGGTCAAATTCCTGCACAAAATGCAGTCGTCAATGTAGAATACACTGCATGTGAGGGCTATGCAGGAAACATTTTGATTGACAATGATGCAACATTTGAATGGGTCAATGGCATGTATGATGCAAACACTACTGCTGTAAGCCCAAAGGGTGTATTAGTCATTGAACAGTTGACAGACATTGTAGGTGGTTACAATGGTGAAGACATCGAATCGATACGTTCACATGCAGGCTCAATTAACAGGGCACTTGTGTTGCACTCAGCAGATTCAATCAGAGCATTCATGTCACGTTTTGGCCAGTATAAGATACTTGATGTCTGGTCAAATACAGAGACTCAGACAATTCATGTTGTACTGGTGCCCAACATTGCAGACAAGTATGTCAAAGCAGGCTCAATAGTGTATGACTACTGGTCATTGCCAATAGCAGAATTTACGATTGACTCTATAGATAGACAATATCTGAACAATGCTATTGAAAACACTGGTGACTATGTGCTGCTAACTGATGTACAATTTGACACTGTGCAACTTGAATTTTATCAGATGCTCATTCTTGTCAAAAAGACCGCAGTACTGCAAAATATAGAAGACGTCAAGCAGCAATTGCTTGATGCTGCAAAAACATTTGTAGAAGACTCATGGTCAAATGCATCGACATTCGTTAGTCGTTCTGCTGCAATTGCAAAACTTGAAGAGCTTGATGTCATCAAATCAGTGGATGTACAGTTTATTGGCAATGACGAGCACATTGACAATATGGGCAACATTGCACCACAATCAAAAAACATTGTGCCATTGATAAGAAGTCAGCAAGGCACAGATGTGGGCTTGAGCATCAAAGTGCTTGTTGAAAACACTGATGGCTCGTATGTAGAATGTTGATGATTCACAAATATGCAATCGAATTTCACAACAAGAGACAAAATCAAGCAATCAATGCTTGTCACCGCAAAGCCATCATGGCAGAGTGGCGTATATAGTAGAGTAGTGTTCAATAAGAGCACAAGAGTTGCAGCGTATTTTGGCGTGTCAACTCTCATTGGCATGTGTGATGCATTGTCGATTTTGTTTGTTGAATTTGTGAATCGCTTTACGTCATACTTTGACATCGATAAGAAACTGTAACATGGCTGCAATAAACATTTTTGACAGATTCGGCAAGCGCATCTATGACGGCGCTAACATAGAGCTTGGCAATGTGTCAAAGGGCACATATAACATTGCATCATTGTTTTCAGACAATGTTGAATGCACAGTCAGATTGCTATCATCTGCATTGAGTTTCTTTGCAGTTGACGAGAACAATGAATTGCTGCTTGTAGATAAGACTACTCGACATCTTGTCAACAATGATATGATTGCAAACATCATATTCAACGCTGTTGATGTTGGCAATAATGTTTGTGCAATTGAAGTTGTCGTTGATGGCATTGCATTGCATGTCAATGTGACTGCTACAGTCGTTGACGCAGATGAACGCTTGCTTGTCATGATGTCTAATATGGGTCATGACTATCTTGAGTACTACAACAAAGCATTGATGCTGAATGACATTCGACAAGATGTCGTTGACTTCATATTGCAGAATAGCAAAGCAAGAGAGTGGCTCATACGACGAGATGACATTGACAGTAAGCTTGGTACATACAATGGGTTGCATGCTGCATTAGACTGGCTTGGCTACAGTGAAGCTGTTCGCATCTATGAAGTGCTCAAATCACTTGATGGCAACAACAGAACATTATTGTCATTGCAAGATGACATTTCGCCATACGCAGGCATGTACAAACGCACAAATTTGCTGCAATTGACCTATGAATACAATGAAGCGTCTGGCAAATATCTGAATTGTGGCATGCCTGAATTTGTCAAGAACATGGCAGACAATCAAGATTTGTTGCTGAAGCTGCAGTATCTTGTCATGATTCTTGAAGATGTCTTTTTGCCAGAGCACATTCATTTTGCAGATGTCAGCATTGATGTTTTTGCATCCTACATGGCTCGGTATTTGTATGGCTCAGACAATGCAGAAATTGTGACGTCAAAGCCATACACTCCTGCAGCACAAATTGTCGTCAAAGATATGAATGCATTTGTAGATGAAGACATCATTTACATTCGTCCACATACAATGCTTCTGTCAAGCACTGCATTTGAGCCAATTGGTGACACTGTTAGACCAAACAAGCTTAATGACATTTTTGTAGTAACTGAAGCAGACATTGACACGACACAAATTGACGCTGAGTACTTTGATTGGCTTATTGACCAAAGCATGGACTTGGCCCCATTGCTTGAACTTGACAAAGCTAACTTGTCATTTGAGCAGCCTGGTGGCACAAAGAACATCACATTGACGTCAAATCGAGCATTGGATGTTCACATAGGTGATGATGCTGTTGTACGAAGCATAGCAAATAAACGAACACGAATCTGGGAAATCGCAGAGTAACAATGGAAAAGTTTTTAGACATATTTTTGCTGCGATTCATTGATGACAAGAACTACAAGACTGTTATAGCTTTTGTATTGATGATTTTGATGATGTTTATCATCAACATTGACAGAAAGCATTCAGCAGAACGTGATTTGCTGCAAGCAAAAATTGGCTTGACAGACAAAATGCATGTTCAGATTTTGTCAACATTATCTGACCAGTCATTTGAGTCATTGCAAACTGCAATGCAGCAATACAACAAAATTATTGCTGCATATTATGCAGATATGTTGGATATTCTTGACGCATCATTGACTGCTGAGCAACATAAGGCACTTGTTCGCAAAAACGCCGCGTTTGAAATTCAGATGGAACAAATCATCATTTTGATAGAACAGCAGCGTAAGACAGAGCAAACGTATTATGACCAGTTGCTCAATAAGTGCGATAACAACAATCATCAATAGACTGCAATATAATGAATCCGCAACCTATAGGGCTTTTTTACAGAGACAATGTAGCAATTATAGACATTTCAATTGCAGCATGGTCATCAAAAGACGCAGACTTATCTGCGCTCATACAAAATTGTAGAGAAGCTACATATGAAATCTATGATGAATCTGGCAAGCTTGTGTTTGACAGAACGTATCTTGATGTTCAACAGCATCTTAAGCTTGGCATAACAACTGCAGGTGCATATGAACTTGTGTTGACTCTCAAAGATTGCTATGGTCAAGTGCAAGTGTTCAAACGCACACTGAACATCGTAGAATTGCAAGCAAACTTCGTCATTGCTATTGCAGACTGCAAACTACATTCACTTGAGCAGTCATATGCTGGCAATTCATTGTCTCAAATTGCTGCAAAGCTTCAAGAGCCTGATGAGTCTATTGACATTGCAGGCATGAACAATGCTACATTGTTCTATAGCACACGCAAAGCATTGGGTGTGCCAGATTTCATGAGCTACCCAGACCCTAACGTATTTGACCCAGAAAATGTCAAAAAAGACGGCTCAATCATAAAATGGCTCTACAATCTTGACAAGGCGCAATCAAATGTTCTATGGCTTGACCATTTGAATGACATCAAACTTATTGATTCTGATTGCATGCGATTGTTGCAGTACGGCTCAACATATCTGAACATGCAAATTGATATTGAAGGTGCTGGCACGTTTGCAATGTCGATGTCTGAGTTTGTCGATGTCGATGGCGTTCAAGTTGACGCAGATGAAGTCAACATTGCATACACAGATGTTAAAGACTTGCTCAAGCAAATCAATGACTACTGTGAATTGCAAGCAGATTCACAATTTGTGAAGTTTACATGGTCTGTGCAAGAAATTCAGATGCTTGACAATTCAATGCAATGGGCATTGTATGCGTACAGCAAAGAGCCTATGAGCAGAGCACAATTGCATGTCAAAACAGATTTGCATTTCTCATTTGATGACTTTGAGCTGACTGGCAATTGGCCTGCGACAATCATTGCAGATGTCGTTGATGCTACTGAGCATGATGTGGAAATACACACAAATGACAAACACTACACCCTACACATTGCAAACACTCAACTTGTTGAAGAGCTTGAAAATCTTGGGTTACATTGTAAACTTGTAAGTGAAGAGTCTCAAAAGCCTCGATATCTCATTGAATCACCTTGGCAAACTTTGTCAATCAAATCAGATATGTTTGAATGTCAACATCACTATGCAGTGCAACGTAGACCAAATGATACAAGGTTTTGCAAGATTGACAATGGCGCAACTGTGACAGTTGGTAGTCAAGTGTGCTGCTTCCCAGATGAGCTGTCATATGCTTATGCTCCACATGACATCAAATGGACATGCACATATCGCAATGCAATATCTGGTGGAGTCATTGAAGCTACATCTGACAAATATCTTTTTAGACATCATTTTCGTCATATCGGCGACTATGATATTGAACTTGCAATCATAAATCCTCGAAATGGCAAAGTCATCAAACGAATCAACAAAGCAGTCAGTGTCACAAAGGGCTGATGACGATTGCATCATCGTAAGACAAGATTCTACGCTGTATCTTGAATTTGCTGCAGATATCAAAGGCTCATTGAATAACATTGAGCTTGTCGACAATGCTGAGCAATGTCATGCAATGCTCAATGTGCAGTTCAAATGGTCTGTAGATGTAGGCAAGACGTGGTCTGAGCCTGGGTCTGTGTATGATGCTGCAACGCATTTGAATGAGTTTGTACTTGCATATGCAACTGCGGACGAACCAGTGTATGTCAAGTTCATTATGATTGTTGATATTGCATGGCGCAAGCAATGGACAGATGCAGCAAATGTTCGTCATGACTCATACGTGCTTGAAGACATCAAAGTCAATGAAGAGTCTGTTGACAATGTCACATATGCTGACGAGATTTTTGCACCAGCAAAACAAGCATCAATTGTCATTGAATCAGACAATCATCTGTACAATCCATACACGCACATGCAAGATGCTATAGCATTGCAAGACAACATTGTAAATGCTGTGAATCGTCAGCTTGGTCATGTTGTTATCTGGTTTAGTCATGAAGTGTCAGATGAACATCGTGTTGCATCATTGCGTGCATATGATTTGATTCATACTGGCGCAGTTAAGTGGCTGAAGTTGATGGTCGTTGACAATGAATTTAGCACGAACAAAGTCACATATGACGCATTTGACATTGATTTTGAACAATGCATAACAGCTCATGTGCCAAAAGCAGAATATGAACGAGTATTTGGCATTGGCAAGCAGCCGCAGCAATTTGACTATTGCTACGTGCCAATAGCAAATCGAATGCTTGAAGTCGCATCTGTGCAGCATCCAAATGGCATTATGTTATCAACGCCATATTATGAGCTAACATTGAAGTCATATGAGCATCGACCTGAATATCGTGACGAGTCTAAGATGCAAGTTGCTGATGATGTGAAAGAGATACTTAATTTGGACGAGCTCACAAAAACATTCGATACTTTTGATGCAGACAAAGTTGCAACTGAACAAGTCGAAGACATTGCTCTCAATATGTTTGTTAATGACATGCATGTCGACTTGAGCATGTACGAAACTAATCGTAGATTCATTCATAAAGCAGTCAGTGTAAATGAATCACCGCTGTCGTTCAAATATGTGCCAGTGTCTGCTGCATATTATGATATGAATGCAGTTGGCAATGACATTGCAGTTGAGTATGTCAAATCACTTGATACGTCAGATTGGTCTGCATGTTGCTTGTTTATGCTTGAAGACAATGCAAAAGCTCAAGCAGCATCATGGCAACTGATGCGACTTGGCAGATTGATGCTTGCAGTGTCATCTGGCTTGTTACATGTGCTTGATGTCAAAACTGGCGAAAGCTTAGCAAGCGTAGATGATAAGATTTGCAAGAGCTGGAACGGCGTAGTCATTAGACAACGCAATCTTAACAATGGTGACGTTGAACTTGTACTGAGTTTGTCAACATCGACCATAGTCAATGACATGCAAATCTTGACAGAAGTTGTTAAGTCTACATCAATTTTGCATGACTGGTCAAATGACTCAGACATTGTTCAGCTGTATGGCTTTGCTGGCAAAATCACACATATACGAGTAGACAAAGATGCATGTAGGTCTACGCTTGCATTGCTTATGCAGCAACAGCCGTTTGAAGCTACATTGATTGCAGATGACGCGCAACAAGTGTACAAAGGCTCTACTGCAATGCTTGTAGGCGATGCATCAATGACAAAGCAACAGACAAGCAAATCTTCTGAAGCATTCTTAAAGTCAGATGCCTATGCAGAACTTGATAAGTCGCATGTTTGGCTATGTAGTCATAATAACTTTAAGAGCTCTGTCAATGTGAAGTCGAACACTCTTTGGCATGTTCGATAAAATGCAAGTTACATTGTGTGTGTAAATATCACAGAAAATAACAAAACGACATAAAATGGCAAAGCCTACTTGGTTGACAGTTACACCTGATGTTGGCACAGGCAACTCACAGTTGTCTGTCAAAGCATCTGTGCATACTGGTCGAAATAACAGGTCTGGCAGCTTTACTGCGCAAACAACTACAGGTTCACCAGTAGTAACTGAAAACTGTGCAGTATTGCAAGAGTCTCCTGGTGAAACTATACGAGCTACAGTTGCATCTACAAACATTGCGTCAAATGGTGGCACTATTGCAACATTGAAATGTGTCACAAATGCACAAAAACTTGTGCTTGGCAGTACTGGCGGTACTGCAAGTGGCACAGTGCTTGGCGTAACTGTTGCAAGCAAAGATTATGCGCTTAATACAAATTTTGACAATGACCCTGGTGTCAATGCAGAATTTGAAGTCATTGTACGAGTGCAGATTGCTGCACATACTGCAATCGCTGCAAAGGCATTCACTTTCACATTGTCAACGCCTGGTGGCAAGTCTGCAACATTTACAGTAAATCAAGCTGGTGCAAGTGCAACATTGGCAGTATCACCAGAAACTTTGTCATTTGTTGCAAAGGGTGAATCGAAGACATTCGCAATTTCTTGTAATCCTGACTTTGCATGGACAATTTCGGGCGTACCTGCAGGTTGGTCAGTCTCAAAAGCATCTGGCACAGGTCCTGCAACAATCACTGTCAATACACCGAACAACACGTCAACTGCAGCAGTTACACCAACACTGACTGTAAGTGGTCATGAATTATCGAAGACCGTTAAATGCTCACAAGCTGCAGGTTCAGTTGTGTACAAACTTGCTTTGAACACATATTCAACAAGTCATACTGCAGCAGGTGGAACATCAACCATCACTGGTACGTACACTGTGACATGGAACGGTGTTGTTACATCTACTGAAACAAATGTCAAGCCAACAATTACAGGCACTGCAACAGGCTTTACAATATCTGCAAATTCTGTAACATCTGCAAATCGTGGTAAGACTGTCGGTGATGCTCGGTCATTTAGCGGCACAGCGTCATATGGCAATGCAACTGCTACTGTATCAATTACACAAGCAGCCAACAGCATTACATACGGCACACCAGTCATTACAAAGACAACACCAGTTGCTCTTGCAGTAGCAGGTCAAACTGTTGCAGCTAATGCATCTGCAACATTTACGCAGTCAATGACATACAGCAGCGGCTCAACTGATAGTAACACGTCAGGCGGCATATGGACTGCTGCCGTCAAAACTGCTGCAACAGGCTACAGCTTGTCTGGCTTGAATGTCACAGTGACAAACAACAATTCTACTGTTGCACGTAATGGGTTTGTTGTCACCTTGACAGTCACTGCAAATGGTAAGTCTGCATCAAAAGATATTACGTTCAACCAAGCTGCAGGTGCTAAAGTCTATGCAACGCCTGTCATTGGAACATTCTCATATGCTAACATTGCTCCTGCTGGTGGTACATCAAACCCAACTGTTTCATATTCACAAGTTTGGACTTGGAATGGCGTAGCTGGCTCAGGTGGCACATTGACAAGTGGCGCTACATTGTCTTATGCAATGACTGCTAAGTCACGCTGGACATTGAATACGACAAGTGGCGCATTGACTGTAACGTCAATGGGCACATCATATGTAGGCTCTACTGATGCTTCAAATGCTGTCACAGTTACGGTAGCAATCAATGGCAAGTCTGCTACAAAAACTGCTACTGCAACACAAACTGCAAACTCAAAGACGCTGAATGGCTTGACATTGACACCTGGCGCTGCAACATTGGCAGCTGGTGGCGGTTCAACTACAATCACTTCAACAGCGTCATACACATATGCATCAGGCTCAACGTCATCTGCTGCAGTATCTGCAACACTTAGCGGTTCAGCAACTGGCTTTACATTGTCGACTGCTACAGTAACTGCAGCAAATCGCACAACAGTCGTAGGCGCAGAACGCAGCATTACAATTTCTGGCTCATATACTGAGGGCGGTGTTACAAAAACTGGTTCTTGCACAGTCAAGCAAGTTGCAAACACTGTGTCATATGGCGCAGTTACAATTTCAAGCTTCACTGTAGCAGATATTCCTGTAACTGGTGGTACAATTAAGAGCGGCAATGTGTCATATTCGCAGACTGCAACATACACATCAACTTCAACACAGAACATCACTACTGGTGCAACAATTTCATACAGTCCAGCAGCAGGTATCACTGCATCATCACTTGGCACAACAGTTAAGCCACGAACAAAGATTGGCACATTGACTGTCACAGTAGCACTCAATGGCAAGTCTGCATCAAAAGCTGCAGATGTTTATCAAGCAGCTCAATCTGCTGGCACAGTTACATATAGCGATATCACAGTTAACTTGACGCCGTCTGCAACTATCATTGCAGCAAGCGGAGGTTCTGTAAAATCTGGCACAGTAACTTACTCGCAGGTCAAAACTACGACATATGCTACTGGTGAAAAGACGACAGAAACACTGACAAGCGGCGGAACAATTGAGTATACGTCAACAGTCACTGCGCAATCAAAAGACACCGCAATATCTAACCAGACTACTGCAGGCACACTGACTGTTAAAGTCACAATGAATGGCAAATCTGCCAGCAAGTCTGCCACGATTTATCAGGCAGGCAACTATGTGACTGCACTCAATATTGCAGTTGGTTCGATGTCATATCCTGCAATTGCTGCAGGTGGCGGAACATCTACACCGTCAAATGGTGCAAACACAGTAACATACCATTTTAGTAGTGGCAGTACTTCAACTACTGCGCCAGCATCTACGTATGGTTCATTGTCAACTACAACATCATATAGTTGGCCAGGCGCATCAGGATTGTTCACTGCACTCAATACATCTACTGGTGCTATAACCGCATCATCAAAAGGCACTACTGCAAGTGGCGCAACTACATCGCTGACAGTCACAAAGACTGTAACAGCTACATGGACGCCTACTGCGTCATACAATGCTGCAGGCACAAAAGCCATCAGTGGAACAAAGACTGCTACTGCATCTCAAAATGCTAATGCTGCTACATATGGTACGCCCACAGTTTCGATGACTTATAGCGATGTTCCTGCAAAGGGTGGCTCAGTTACGCCTTCAGTGTCATTCAGTCAATCAGTTATGTGGTCAAGTGGCTCAACACAGACAGTTACGTCTGGTGGCAGCAAATCATGGTCTGGCACTGGTGTAACAACGTCTACTGGCGCAGTGTCTGGTAGTTCACTTGGCACTACTGCTAAAGCCCGCACAAAGATTACAACATCTACTGTTACAGTAACAGTCAATGGCAAATCTGGAACAAAAGCAGTCGATGTGTACCAAGCTGCAAATGCAATTACGACATATGGCGCGGTTACAATTTCTGGTGGAACTGTGTCAGATATTCCTGCTGGTGGCGGTGAAGTTGCATCAATGTCTGGCATCAGTGCATCACAGACAATTACATATACGTCTGGCAGCACAAGGCCAGGTTCAGTTAGCATTGCGTATAGCACAAAAGTCAGCGCATCATCGCTTGGCACTACAGTCAAAGCTCGTACAAAGATTGGCACTTTGACTGCAACTGCTACTGGTGAAGGGTCTAAGACTGCTACAAAAGCTCTTGATGTTTATCAAGCAGCTAACAGTGTATCATACAGCGCAGTCACAGTTACTACAGCAACATCATATGCAACATTTGCTGCAGCAGGTGCAACAAAGACTCCAACAGGCACGCCAGCATACTCGCAGACAGCAACGTACACAAGTGGTTCAAAAACTACTATTACATCTGGCGGTACAATTTCATACAGTATGGCTACAACTACTGGCTTTACGCTTAACAGTAGTACAACCGGTTCATTGACTGCTGCAAATCGTGGCACAACTGCTGGTTCTGCAAGAACCGCTACAGTCAATATGACGGTTGCGTTGAATGGTCAAACTGGCTCAAAAGCAATCACTGCTACACAGGAAGCCAACAGTGTGACTTCGACTACGAAGACTCTGATTGTCAGCTCAACTGTTACAAGCTTTGGGGCTGCTGGTGGCACTGCAACATTGTCTACGACAGGTCGAACTGTCACAAAGTACACGACAGGTCAGTCTACAACATCAGATGCTGCGGTTACTCCAACGTACTCATCGAACAATGGTGCATTCACAATCAGCGGTTCGACATTGTCAGCTGCAAACAACTGGGGTTCAGATAACAGCAGGTCGGCAACAATTACTGCTGCATTGTCAGGCTACACAAGTGGCACAGTTGCAGTAAGCCAGTCTGGCAATGGCTTGGCAATCCCGAATATGGTTGTTGGTACATCATTCCTTGTTCGATAAATGTCAATTCAACATTGCTTAAGCAATGCATATAAATATCATGTCAAACAATTAAAAATTGCACAGTAACAATGGCAAAAGCTATATGGGCACAGTGTTCACCAATGTCTGGTGAGGGTAATGATATCCTGGCATTTACTGCAGGAGCTCATACCGGCAGAGGCATTCGTAGCACAATTGCGACTGTGCAAACGAAGACCACACCAACAGTTACAAAGCAAGCAACAATCAACCAAGCTGCTCTTGCAGAATTTGTATCTGGCACAACATCATACAATGTTTCTGCGGCAACCACAAAAATTGTTGTTTCTGGTGAGTCTAACGCAGCAAAACTTAAGTTTGCAACTACAAATCCGAATCTTAGCATTCCGACTGCGTACACAGCAAATGGCGTCGCTGCAACAAATGACACAGCAATTGCAAATGACCCTGGATATATTGCAAAGTTTGCATGGTCAATTGAAGCTACAATACCGCAAAATTTGACAATTGAACAGAAATCATTTGTATTGACAGTGACAACTCCTGGTGGCAAATCATTGAATGTTAGCATTACTCAAGCAGCTGCTGCAGCAACTCTTGTGCTGAGTACAGAATCTGTGACAGTTGATGATGATGGCACGACAATCACAATGAATTTGACATCAAACGCTTCTTGGAAAATTCTTTGATGAGCAATCATCGAATTTGTGTTAAACATATACACTCACTTAATAACAATTTTGAACAATGGCTAAACCCGCATGGTTGAAACTTAGCCCGACATCTGGTTCGGGTAATGGTTCAATTTCCAACTCTGCTGACGCCCACACTGGTCGTATTGCACGTACTGGTGTTGTAACCGTTCAGGGTGCTGGTATTGCAGCGCCTTCAACGTACAATGTACAGCAGACTGCAAAGGCTGAGTTCGTGTCATTTGACAACGGCTCAGAGATGTCAGCTCCTAAAGCTGGCGGTACTCTTACCGTAACCGGTGTATCTAACTCATCGAAGCTGACGTTCAGCATCGTTGAGGGCGGCGAGTTTGTTATCGAACTGCCTAAAAAGTACGCAGTTGCTGGTGTAGAAACCAACAATGGCGTAGCAATCACTGGTGACCCTGGTGCCAACGCCGAGTTTGCTTTCAGCATTGAGCTTGACATTCCTGCCAACTTGACGATTAACGAGCGCACGACATCGATTTTGGTAACTGCCAACGGTGCCCAGACTGCTCAGATTGCAATCGTTCAGGCTGCTGGTGACCCGACGCTGGTACTCGACAAGCAGGAAATCACGATTCCTCAGGCCGGTACTCCTGCCGTTACGGTTACGGTTACCGCAAACTGCCCGTGGACTGTATCGTAATCGAGTACAACAAGATTACACTATTGAACAGTTCACAGCAGAACTTGAAAGAGCATCGGTTTTTAACCGATGCTCTTCTTTTTTGTGCATATTGCTGCCTGATATATAATATGTCAATAAATTTCACATACAAAAAGTCTTTTCGCTTATGAAAACTACTCAACTCTGGTTTGAACGCCAGCAGTCAATCGCGGGGGGGCTCTTCGTGACACTATTATCAGCGGCACTATCAACAAAGCAGATGGTTCACTACTTGAAGCTGCATATGCGACTATGCAAGAAGTCGAATGCTATGATGCTGACACTGGTGAATTATTAGCGGGCTCGCCTATTACAGTGCAGTCAAATGGCGTGCCAACATATAAGTTGACAATTCCTGCAAACAGGCTTGGTGCAGGTGCATTGTCAATTTGTTCAGTGTATCTTGATAATGTCAGCATAAATGACTGTCTACGTTATGGCACTGGCTCCACTTTATATTGCTACGCAGGTCAAGGCGAGACACTTGATAATGTCAATTTGACATGTGGTGATGCACTTGCATGCTTGCCTTGGATTCATGAAATTCATAGAGGTGATTCAGAGACAAATGAGCAGCGTGTAGCAATTGTGCTTGATGACATTAAATCGTCTTGCACAGATGAAGACATTCAACTGCTTGCATCTACATTGTCGCACCCATCAGAAGCATTTGGAAATGATAAAGTATTTGCAGGCAATCCTGTGTACTATGACATCTGCTTTGCTGACTGGTTGATGCACAATGATTTTCAAGCAGACAATATGGTCGATACGTCTGTCACTAACTGTATTTTGCTTATTGCAAATGACCCTGTAGTTGGTGTGGACATCTTGACTACTCTTGGATACATCACATCAGCGTTCAGCTTCAACATGTATGACATAACAAACTGGAATATGTTGTAGTATTTTGCACACTACACATCAAAAACTCCACTGAACTTAATTGTTCAGTGGAGTTTTTGATGTGCATTAAATGGCGATGTTTACTGTTGTGTTAGCTTTCAATGTAACTGTTTTATACTTAACACAATGCTGCCAGAAGCTTTCCAGTTAGCCATGCAGTTTGGCCATCATAAAATGACGCGTTATCAAGTGCAATGTCTGCTGTAAAATCTTCATCTTTGAATGCAATGCCTATGAGTTTTGATGCAAGATGCAAAACAACTAAGATGTTGTTTTGATGCAAGATGCAAAACAACTAAGATGTTGTTTTGATATGTACATATGGGCAGTCAAAATATATAAACAAAACAAACATTTACAAACTCATAAGCTTTATGACATTCAAATTGAATTGGGGGGGTCACATATCTGGCTCAATCTCTTGTTATAACGTAGGTGACATTGCATTCGATGAAAAGTTTGCAGTGTTGCTTTCATGTCACATTGCATAACTTAAAACATCGAAACATATGGCAGTTCAAACACGTTCGGTACTCAAAACGTATTTTGAAACCGGAGATAAACCCACCTCAGCACAATTTGGTGATTTGGTTGATAGCATATTTGCTGCTAAGTTTATGACGGTATCAAGTACCAGCATTAATGCTGTGCCAAATACATTGTACAGCATTAATGCTGGTACATCTACCGTGACAATTAATGCAAATGCGCTTGAACGCGGTGAATCATTTATAGTTGACCGTGGCACTGATGCAATTTATGCAAATGCTAAAGTTGACTTTGTGCACAACAACATGGTTATGTACGCAAAAGGATATGCAGATGTCAGTGCGCCGCAAGATGATTGCATGATGTCGTACGCTGCATTACTGTGTGGTGACTATGTGTTGCTTGTCAATAGGGCATACTATAGCATATAGATGTCTAAAATTGCCAAACAGCACAAAAAATGCTCCACTGAGATTTCTCAGTGGAGCATTGCTTATATGTGATGCATCTGTCAGTTAGCTGACTTTCCTTGCATTCTTAAGTATGATTGACACGATATCTCCATTGTTAACTTTGACAGATGGATTTGACATTGGCAATGTAAGCTTATCACCAACGCCTAATGGATATTGCCATGCCATAGAAGTTAACAGTATGGGATTACCACCAGGGCTTGTGTTGTTAATGTTGGCATACACATTGATGTTGTAAACGTTGCCAGTGCCACGACCATCTGCTGCATAGCAGCCAAAACCAATTTTTGCAGCAAAGTTTGAGTAGTCATAAGCTTTTGGCATCATTAACGCACCAATTGCATGAGTTTCACCACCGCGGCATTCCATCATTTTGATAGGAAAGCCTGACGTTGGTATGTTAACTGTGACATTGTCAAGCGATATTGTACCTTGTATCGCCATTGTTTCAGTAGTGCCAAAGTTGTACAACGAAGCGTCGCCAATAACAAGTTGCAGGTAGACTAATTTAGAGCCCCCCCGCTAGCCCTTGTTGACGCTCAAACCAAAATTGTGGAGTTTTCATATGCTATATGTTTGAATGTTGTAAGATATGTACACTTAGCCAAGTGTTGTCTTATCTGTTATGAACACGTGAAATATGTCGTTCAGTGTTTTCACAATTATAGCACCCTCATATATTGGTGAAACATAAGAAGCATTAGCAATAGACCATATGCCGACATGCGTCAATTTTGCAGATAAGCTATTGCCAACTCTAAAATTAGCAGTCAAGCTATTTGCAGCTATGTTAACTGACACATCGACATTAGATGCTACTGATGTATTGCAAATTGTTGACAGTTTAATTGCCACTGGCAATGCAGATTCAAGCATTGCGGTGCAACTGCATGTATTGCCACTGTTAGTTATTGTTACTTCGCATGATTTGAACGCTTCAATATTGACATTTAGTGTGTTGTTAACTATATCTGCGCCATATCTAAGTGTAAATGCTGCAGATGACCAAGACATATCTGCAGCATCAGGCGTGTCAATAAGATAAAATTGTGCGTCTTTTGTTGAGCCGACTAATTGCTTATAGTCATCACCAGTTATGTAAAATGTGACGCCATCACCATTATTGCTTGTGTGCAAGTCTCTTTGAAGTGTTCGACCTGTTTCAATACAGTGCAAATAGCAAGTTAGCCCATTAACAATGTTATCAGCATTGTCACGCACGTATATGCGCATGCCTGTGTCACGAAGAGCCCCCCCGCGATTGACTGCTGGCGTTCAAACCAGAGTTGAGTAGTTTTCATAAGCGAAAAGACTTTATATGTGAAATTTATTGACATATTATATATTAAATCAGTGCAAATTTGATAAATTTGTAGTACAATTATCATATATCAATATAGTATACAAACCTCTACAACAATGAATACAAACGCATTCAAAGCAATTGAAAAACAACTCAAGCATCTAAAATTCTATGACAGAATAAATCTGTCTCATCTTGCTATTCATAGCAGCATTAACAATGTGCAAGTTAAGCTAATAAGCTGCCAATATATGGGTTGCCTTGGTTCACCAAAAGAACTTCGGTTCGCAATTAAACGAACTGATATGCAGGCAGCGCCAACATCATGGTATCACTATTTAGCAGTGCCAGAATTGTTCTCACAAGATGCAATCGAACAAATTAAAGCAGCAATTAAAGTAGCTATATCTGCAAAAACTCAGTATTAAACATCATAAAATCTCTACAGCAATGAATATCAATGACATTAACAAAGAGCTTCTTAAAATCTTTTTAGAGAAGCATGGAGAAGTTCATCTTTCCAAGAAACACGACTTTCTTGCAATAGAACGTCAACGTACAGACACGCACGTTATTGTAGGCGTATCCTGCAATTTCTTTGACGATTGTCATACGACCATATCACAGTTTGAAATTCCTATTGAAGACTGGGACAACAGCAGCAAGTTCATTGCAATGAAAGACTACGTTCGTCAGCCCATTGTGCATGAGGACACTGATATGTTTCCGTGGCTGCATTGCATCAAATTTGATATGTCAGTCGAAGCATTCGAATATGTTCCGATTTCTGCACAGTCAAATGCAATAGAGCTTGAATTGCTCAACAATCCACCTTACAAATGGTGCAATAAAGAGCCTGAATTCGATGACTTTGATGATGACTTTGCAAGTCTTGAAGATTGCATGGGATATGATGACGATAATGAATAAAACGCGACTATCATGACACCAGATTATACAGTAGCATTCAGTATTTGCGAAAACAACAAACAAGTCGCATATCGCAAAGCAGAAGTAGGTCCAGAACAATTTGCAGTCATGTCATCTATGCAGATTGGTGCAATCATCAATTTGACAGACAGTGTCAATGTACCTGCAGAACGTCGTCAAGAAATGTCTGCATTGTGTGGCACATATCGTGTCATTGATGTGCAGTACAGTGTCAAAGTAGAAACAATATTGAGTACTTTTGCTACTTGTAGGCACTGTGTCATCAAACTTATACGAGCATGAAATCGAACAAGCTGTTCAAGCGCATCATAAGTCAACATTCTGCAGAAGTCGATTCATTTTTCAAGTGGTACTTAAGTGACATTGACATTCAAAAATGCATATGCACAAACGCAAATATTGCAGTAGAAGTTGATTTTGCCACATTTGAGCATGACATTGAACTGTCATCATGGTGTATGTATGCATTATGCGATGACAACTGCAAAGTCTTATACATGTACGGCAGAGTGTCACATTCACTTGCGCATGAACTTGACATTGACGACATTGAACAGTGGCACAGTATTGACACCGCTGTTACAAATGTATCAAAATACATTCGTATTGACTTGTCGAAATTGCTTACAGAACGCAAACGCATACGTAAGCACATCAAATATGAGCGACAATTTGAACGCAAAGCATTGCGTCGCAAAGAGCTGTGTTTGCAGCTCATATATGCAAAGGCAATCAAAGCAGCATACAAAGTTGTTCAGTCAACTGACAAATGTGAATTGATTGCTACATTGCATCAATGCTATACTGCAATGTTTGCATATTTGCATGACAGAGGTTTGACGTATGCAATGACAGATTTGACTGTCAATATTGATGACTTTGCAATTGATGACAAGTCATTGTATTGCAAAATTTACTTTGACGTCAAGACTCCATACATGTACATTGTAAATGACGCTGAACGTCAATGCAAGTATGCTCAGTCATATTACAGTGATAGAGCAAACTCGTATCTCATGCAATGCAGCAAAGCTGACAGAGAACTTGCAATGTGTAGACGAGCAATCTGGTGTCATCTTGTTCAAGCTGCGTCAACGTTTCATAACTTGTTCATTGATTCTAATGTTCGCATGGAACTGTGCAATGCTGCAAACAATGATATCGATTCTGTAGTCAAGCGAATTCTTAACATCTCAATGTAATATGCAAGCTAATATGCAATCCAATACATTATATCTTGCAAAGCTATCTAATGGTCAAGACATTGACATAACAGAACTTGCACAGCCAGTATTTCCATGTTTTGTGTATGATGACACATCAAAGGTCTATCTTACACAAGCAGAACTTGAACAGCAGCCTCATGCAAGACATTGCCATACAAAACCAGATGCACATGCATTGCATGTAATTGGCGTTGGTTATGTACGAGGCTGGACTGAATTATTTGCTGTATACAAATCATTAAGAACTGACATCATAAAACTTGAGCGTATATGAAAAACTTTCTGACAACTGTTGCATGCATTATGTTCATGCTGTTAGGCTATATTCTGAATGGCTGCATTATTATGAACTTCTGGGAGTGGTTTGTGATGCCTGTGTGGCCCGCATTGACTGCGTTATCGCTTAAGCATGCAATTGGGATATCATTTGTACTGGCATTGTTCAAGAATCATGACACAGTCAACAAGTTCAATGAATTGCCGATTGCTGCACAGTTCTTTATGTATTGCATCATGCAGCCTGCAATAATTATGTTCTTGGGTTTTATGGTGCATTGCTTTTTGTAGAGTGCATTGCTTTTTGTAGATATCTTAACAATATCATAAATTGCAAGCAATGGGCAAACAAGTACGATGCATATTGCGCAATGGCAAGAAAATCACAGTGACTGAATTGTCAGAGCCTGTGTATCATTGCGTATACACAAGTAACAACGCAGAAGTTTGGCTAACTGCCAAGCAAATCAAAGATGCTGCAGGTGCAGTCAAGTATGTTGACAGCAAGCCATACATGTTGCATGTCTTTATGACAGGCTACGTTCGTGACTGGTCTGAATTGCATAAGCGATATGATATTGTAGAACTACAAAACGTCTAAGAATATGAAACGATTTACATTGTTGTTCATTGCAATTGCATGCATTGCATGCGCTGCAGTTAAGCCAATATATGTGTCAACTGTCACTTTGCAACCACGAGAATTTGTTGATAGTGTATGCAATGCTCATAACACGTATTTACCAGAAATTGATGTGTGGCATGCTCAAACGACTGATTCTACCTGTCTTGCTGCAAGAGTAGATACGACATTCAAACATGCTCGATACATTACTACTTCTGCGCCATACATCAAGTCAAATGGCGAAGTCGACGACAAACGTTGGTATTTGATTGTTGCGTCAGTTTATCCTTATAGAGATTCTGTGCGTGTAGTGATGCGAATTGAGCCTCAACCAAATGAATGACAATGCAATCTTGCTGGTTAAGCTCATCAGGTCAAGTCACCTACTGTGGCTTTGCTGAACATAACAAAACTGCTGACATATTGTTGCAAAAGCTCAAACCAGAACTGTTTGATGCATACAATATGCCAATTAGTCTTGCGTATGACCCAGTTGCAGAACTTGAGCAATTAGGCTATATTCGATATTGCAACTGGGGAAGCACTCCGCGTTGGATTATTGACGACATTGCAAAATGCACAAAGGCACAACGTGAAGCAATGTTTGACTTGACAGGACACTGGCATGAACAATGATATACACTATCTGATATGAAACAGATGACATATGGACTGGGCTACATCCAGTCACCACAAGATGACAGAGACTTGCGCTTTGACGCAAAAACCGACTTGCCACTTGCATATAAGCTTGCTCAGCTTCAAGTAGAAGACCAAGGCAGTACATCAATGTGTGCAGCTTACACAGCAGCAACAATGATTGACTGGTGGTCTTCTGTGCTGTCTATGCAAGGCAAGCTTGACATCAAAGCATTGTATGAGCGTCGTTCAAATAAGCCTCAAGAGGGCATGATTCCACGTGACGTCTTTAAGCTACTCAAAGCACAGCCAATCAAAATGTCAAAGGGCTCAGAGCAATTGCCAATAACTGCATACAGACGTTGCTACACAATTGATGAAATCAAATCTGCTGTTGTAGCAAATGGGCCTGTCTTTGTTGGTATGCTCGTAAAAGACATTGATGCTGAGCATTTTTGGAAAGGCGATGGCAATTTTGGTGGTCATGCAGTGTCAATTGTCGGCTATACAAAAGACTCATTCATCATCAAGAATAGCTGGGGTATATCTTGGGGTGATTCCGGCTACACTACAATGCCCTTTGAAGATTTTTCAGCAATCATTGAAGCTTGGACCATTTTGAGATGAGCAGAGAATCAGAATTGGCTGCAGCAAATGCAATATTGGATGCTGCAGAAGTAAGCGATGCATTAGAAGTTTACAAGCAGTTTGACCGAAGCAAACTTGACAAGACACTTGACAAGTGTTCAAAATATGTTGACGAAGTTCGCAAATTGTGCATAGCAGCAGATGTTAAGTCACCGTTTATCGATGCATCAATCGAGATGGAGAAGACAAACATCAATTTACTTTGCAAACAAGTGTTCTATGCAATGCATGCACTTGATTCAGTATTCGAGCGCATTGATGCACAAGGCGGAGGCATGGGTGAGTTTGCATTTCTCATCAAACTGCAGAATGATGCAATGTCGTTGGTTCAGCAGTATATATCATATTGTCGAACTCTTCCCAATGTACTTGCATCACTCAATAATAATGTTCGAGCAACTCAAGCAGAATTGCAACAAGGCTCTGGTCAATCTGAACAACAGTCAGGCATCAATGGTGAACTCGTAACTCGTTCAATCGTTGACCTCATCAAAATTGCAGAAAAGCATAACAGCACATTTGAGCAACTCAAAGATGACAATGATGACAATCCACAGCCATTGTTTGAAGCAGATGATGAAGTTGCAAAACTGCTTGGTGATGACGTAGAACGTTACACTGATGAAAAGACTTATGCTGAAACAATGAAAGCTGAGGGCAAAGAGTTCAATGCTGAAGCTGAGTTGGCCAAGCAAGCAAAACCTGAAGTGAAATGACGCCACTAACTGGTGAAGCTCTTGAGAAGCGCATTGCAGAGCTTGAGCAAGAGCGAGATGAGTTGTTGAGAACAACTGAGTTTGTAAGATATGGGCCTTGTAAAACATCACACGGCAATATTAAACGTAATTATAATCGTAGAATTGGCTGTCTACGTTCATTAGGCGTTGAATTTCCTGCACGTAACAAAGATTGCGTAGCTAAACAACAACAAACAAATTTAGCACGATATGGATGCAAAGCAGGCAATGTTGAAAAACGTAGACAAACAAATTTAGAACGATATGGCAGCACATGGGGTAACCAAGAACGATGTCAACAAGGCAAAGAGCGCAAATGGGTCAAACGTGGCGTAGGCAATACACAAAAAGCATTTGACACTAAATTGCGTAAATATGGCAATAAGTGCTGTGATGTTGAAAAACGTAGACAAACTGTTGTAAAACGATATGGCAATGCATGGGGCAATATTGATGCTGCATTGCAAACAAAACAGCAACGTTATGGCAATAAGAGCGGCAATCTTGAACGCGTTCAAGAAGTCAATATGGAACGACATGGTGTGCCATGGTTTTGTATGACTACTAAATGCCGTAATGCTCAAGGTCATATAAAATCGCAAACAAACCATTGGTGGCATGACAAATTGCTGCAAGAACTTGGTATTGATTGCGGGCTTGATAATGTCAATCTTGGACGATGGTCATATGACCTTGATTATTGTAATGAACACTGCAAACTTTTGATTGAAGTTAATCCTCTTTGGTCACACAATGCAACATATGGCTTTGCATATTTAACTGGGCGCACAAAACACAATAAGCCAGTTGGCAAATTCTACCACTTCGACAAAGCTCAACTTGCTCTCAAACATGGCTACACTTGCATTACAATATTCGAATGGATGGATGACAACGAAGTCATTGACGCCATTAGAAAGCATCTTGCAGGTGAACAAGTAGACTCAACTGATTTTGTGCTCAATCCGCAACTGTCAGATGACAAGTCAACAATTCGTAAGCACTGGTGTCATTTGAAGACAAAAGAGCACATTGAAGACTGTGGTCAAGATGAACAGACTATGATTGATGCTGGTTATGTTGCAGTGTACGATTGCGGTCATGCAAGATAAGTGCAAATGATATTCGCATGTTGTATCATATTCATATACAATATGAATATGCATGTTGCACAATACATATACAAATAACAAATAAACTTCTGAAGATTTTCTGAAGAGTTCATTTCAAACTTTTTGTTAAACTTTCTAAAAATTTATTGCGATGTCACAAATTGAAAATGGACAGACCGGTAATCAGCCGCTGTCAATCTTTGATGTCCAGCCGGACAATGTAGCAAGCTTTGCTAAGCCGGAACGTTCTGCAGGACCTGAGTTCTTCAATCCTAAGCCGCAGGATTCGCCAAAGGACAAAGTTTATCGTGCAGTTATTCGCGTATTGCCGAATTTAGCAGACCCAGCAGTACCGATTTCAATCGTTCGTTATTACTGGTTTGCAACTGGCCATAATCAGGGCTTCCGCTACAATTCGCCGAGCTCGCCTAATCCGCATCCTGAAAATCCGGAAAATTTGATGAAACCCTACGGTTGGTGCCCCATTTCGGCGTTCTACTGGGAACTCATCAATACCAAGGATGCTCAGCAGGAAGCGCTTGCAAAGCGAGAGTTCAGTATGCAGAGTCAGTACACTTGCCTCGTGCAAATCAAAGCTGATTCAGTGCACCCTGAGAACGTTGGGAAAGTACTCCCATATCGACTCCCTGCTGCATTGTATAAAAGAATGCTGAGCTCAATGAAGCCGACCGACGAAGACATCCAAATGGGCGCTCAGCCTATGGACATGTTCCATCCTGTTAAGGGCCACGACATTCTCTTGAAGATTACGCTTAAAGACGTCAATGGCGTTGAAATGCGTGACTACGAGACTTCGACGATTTCGCCCAACGTATCGTCGATGCTGCTTGCAGATGGCAGCCTTGTTGACCAGGCGAAGTATGACACTGACCCTGCATACAAGCAGCAAATCATGCAGCAGATTGTCGACATGCTCAAGGAGTACCCGAATGTCGAAAAGGAGTGGGGCTACCACGAAGCTTCTGATGACATCAAGCGTCAGGTTAAGATGCGCCTTGCTAACTACAAGGATGTGTCGGATATCTGGCCTGACATTGTCATCAATTCGTCAGCAGCTCAGCAGGCACAGACTACTCAGCCTGCACCTGCAGCAGCTCCGGCAGCTGCGCCTGCTACTGCACCAGCAGCTCAGACAGCTATTGACCCGTTTGCAGCAGCTTCAGCACCTGCAGCAGAGCCTGCACCTGCAGCAGCTCCAGCAGCAGCACCTGCAGCAGCAACGATGGATGCTGAAACTGAAGCATTCATCAATGGGCTCAAGTAGCAGTACAAGCGCATCAAAGATGCTCGAGGCTCAGACAGACATTGTTTGTCTGAGCCTCTTTTCATTTAACAAGTCATGTCATGAGACTCAAAGTCATAGGTGATTTGCTTCAGATTGTCGAAGCAAATGATTTGGAAGCCAAGCAATTATACGCTGAAGCTACTGCAGAAGTGCCAAACTTTGTTGCAGCAGCAGTCAATAAGCGCAAAGGGCGCAAAACAGATTGGAATGGGCAAATTTGCTATGTGTTTAATGGCATATACCTACCATTTGGCTTATGGAAGCGTATTTGGGACTTACAATTGCGTAAGCCAATTCCATACGAAGTCAAGATTGAGGGCCTCATTGACAACTTTGACCGCATTGTGTCGCTTGAAGAACTTGAGCAATGGGCAGAATGTCTTGACATGCCATTTGACATGCGTGACGACCAGCTCAAGTTTATTTTGACTGCTTGCAAATTCAAGAAATGCTGTTTACGCCTTGCGACTTCTTATGGCAAAACAGCTCTTGTTTATGTAATTAGTCGCTTCTTAAAAGATAGCAAGAGAATCAATGGCAAAACACTTATGATTGTGCCCTCGGTGCATCTCGTGTCACAAGCATTTGACGATATTGTTGTCAGCTATCAACAAAATGAGTCAGATTTAGCAAACAAGAACTACAAGCTCTACAAAATCCATTCAGGCGTTCGCAATGAGTACAAGATGCAAGATGCAGATATGGTTGTCGGCACATATCAAAGTCTTGTTAATATGCCAGCAGATTTTTTCGAACAGTTCGACTTCATTGTAACTGATGAAGCTCATGGTGCACCTGCAGCATCAATTCGTGAAATCTTCAGTCATTGCACAAAAGCTCATTATCGTCTTGGAGTTTCTGGTTCATTGCCACTTGAGCACACTGCAGCTCGTTTGACAATTGAATCTTACATTGGGCCAATATTGGGTACATTTGGTGTAGCTCAAGCACTCGAAAAGAACATCGTGTCTGACTTTGAAATTAAACGAGTAGTCATTGAGCATTCAGCAGAATATGATGCGTCATTTGTGCAGTATCTTGAAGAGCATCCTGAAGTGTTTGATAACACTGCAAGACTGCTTCCAGCAGAACAACATCATTGCATGAACTACGTCGATGCTAACAAGCTCATTGCAAAAATCATTTGTTCGCTTGACAAAAATGCTCTTGTGCTTTGCAAACGACGAGACCATGTGCAGAACATCTATGATGCATGTCAAACATTCATACAGCAGTCTGGTGTTGACAAGGTTGTTCACATCATTAGAGGTGATGTACCCTTGCATGAACGCAAAGACATGCTTGCAATGATGGAAGCAGAGCCTGATAGACACATCATGATTGCAACAACTGGCACATTATCTACAGGCGTATCTGTGCATGCTTGGTTTTATGCTGCATTCTTGATGATTGGCAAATCTGACAACGTAACATTGCAGTCAATTGGGCGACTGTTGCGTAAGCATCCACTTAAGCAGAAAGCAATCATTATTGATATTGCACATAAGCTTACAATTCACAGTGATATGCTTGTCAAGCTTCGCAAAGGCTACTGCTACTGCAATTATGACATGCAACACTTTGCTGCTCGAAAACGAATCTATGACGCTGAAAAGATGCCAGTAGATGCAAAAGTGCAAAAATTCAAACTTTGATGTACATTATCAATATAAATGCTAATAAACAATATGCAACCGTTCAATTCTACTGAAATCAAAGAAATGCTGCGGCCTATAGTTGAGCAGCGAGACCTCAAAGGTGTGTTTGACACTTATTTGCTTGTCACAAAGCGAATTCAAGCTGTAGCAAATGCAACACAACAGCCCGCAACAAAAGTTGATTTTGACAGAGCGTCAAATCAGTTTGGCTTAGCATTGACTGAGCTGTACAAAGAACAGGACATCAAAGCAGCAGATTTCGTAGAACTTGATATCTACAAGTGCATCTTTGCTGCACAAATTGCAAAAGCAATGCGTGCTGAAGATGTTGACATAGTCAAGTCTGCAAAGAAGCTTGAGCGCATCATGCAGTATGACCTTAAAAAGCTCACCAACGTCAAAGACAAGAACATTAGCAAAGGCACCGCAAGATTGCTTGAAGCTGTTCTTGCTGTAGAAGATGATGAGTAATGCAAATATACATATATTGTCAACAAACAAACATAAAAAGATATGTTGCAACTCAAACATAAAGCCGAAATGGCTCGAGCACTTGCAAACAATCAACTCGTTGTAGTGAAGTTCAGTGCGCCATGGTGCGTGCCTTGTCAAGGCTATGCACCAATTTTCGAGTCAACTGAAAAGAAATTCAATGGCAAGGTGACATTTGCTGAAGTGAATGTTGAAGAGTGCGATGAGCTTGATAGCACTCATAATGTTCGTTCAGTACCAACGACAATTGTCTTTCGTGATTGCATTGAAGCTGGTCGTGCAACTGGTGCATTGTCAGCTATTGCACTTGAACAACTGATTGTCGACAATATGCAATAACACGCTACAAGCAGTTCATACACTATGGGTAAGTCGATATTTGACAATGAATGGCTATCTACGGAACTTGAGCGGTTTGAAATCAAATACGACAAGCTTTCAATCAATGACGACACTGTAGTAGCATTAGCAACATCTACAATAGAACAGTTTTTGCAAAAGTCTTCGTATCACAGGTACATTAGAATAAGACTTCGCAAATATAAGTTCATTGAACCTACAAAGTACAATGAGTGCATTGCAAAATGCGCTGCGTTAACAAAAAACGCTTTGCAGCTTATCGATGTGTTTGATGCAATCAACACATACTATGAGCTTGACACAAAGCTTTGTTGGGACCAGTTGTCATACACAAACAAGCTCATCATAGCTAAAAACATGCTTGAATCACAGGGCAATGACGCTTTGCTAAAACTCGTTATGCAGCAAAAAGCTGCTAATGATATGCTTGACCAATGAAAGATTCACTGAACAGAGGCTCGGCTGAGCTGAAATCAGCTCAAGCTGCAATCAAACAGCAAGTCAATGCAAAAGACGTGACATTTCAGCACTTCTTTCGTAATGCATTTATTGGCCTGCTGTCTGATTTGTATGCTCGTCTGAATATGCCTACATACATGCTGAGCACTGGCGACCAACGATATTGGTCAGGTGAACTTGTTGGTAAAGGCTCAAGCCCAGTTGGCAATACACCAACAAATTCACTTGAAAATGCATTTGTTGACGCGAAGAACTTTGTTCAAACTGTGCCGCGATGCGTTGTTGAAGTAGAGTCGCCTCGAATCAACAAACAAGCGCTTGGCATGCAAGATACACAGATTCGTTTGATTGCTACAATTGACAGCGTGCCTGCTGCATTGTATAGCACAATGAGACGAATACCAGTAGATTTTGCAATCAATGTTCAAGTGTTTTCAACAGATTGGCTAACTGCGCTTGAGACTTACGAGTATCTGCTTAGCAAGCTGTATCAGTTGAACATGTATGGTTTTGTCTGGGCGGGCACTATGCATGGCGCGTCATATGAATTCGATGTGTCTTCTATGGATGCTCAGCATACAATTGCGCATGGCAAAGAAGACATTGATGCAGTCATCAAGCTTCCATTGACATTACACTTGCAATATCCTGCAATTAATTCTGGCGATAATATATGGGCTGGCGATGACATCATCACAGACTACGAGCACAACATTGATATTGATGGTGATGATTCTACACTTGACTTGAACATCACTTTTGGTGGCAACTATGATGAAGCCAGAATATCATTGCCAAGCAAATCAGGTTCGGCTAATGCAGGCTCTGCAATGTCTGACAGCAGACTCATAAGCATTGTTGGCTCATCTGGTAATATTGGTCAAGCTGCTGGTGGTGACAGCAATGCAAATCTTGCAAGCATGTCAGATGGCAATGCGGGCTGTCAGAATGGTGCATGTCATCTTGAACATTGATGCATATGAAATATAAAACCGTCCTCCACAATACCAAATTGGCTCTATGGCCATTTGGTGTCATTCGACGTCTAAACAAGCTTGATGCAGAAGCTAACAAGTGGCATCAATATCTGCTTGACTATCTTAATGACCCTGAGCATGAGTACTTTTTGACATTTTTGAAGAACAGTGGATTTGCATTGTTCAATGAACAACGATGTCTCATTGTGCATACGCAGCTCCCTGCTGAAGTCATTGCAACAATACAGGGCACAGAATTTGAAGCACTTGACTCAGTCGCAATTGTTGAGCACATCATGCATGAACGCATGGAACCTGTCTTCAATCAACTTGTGCAAAACAATCTGCTTGATGTCGTAACACTTCGACATAACTACACTGGCAATGGCATCATTAGAACAGTGATGTCAAATGTTGCTGAACTCGAATATCTTGCATATGCAGAAGAACAGCCCTTACGATTGTTAAGATATTCTGCCACAATATGGAAGATTCTGTTAAGCGCATTGTGCTTAGCAACATTAGCATTAGCAATCATCAAAATCATCTCATAACACATTTATTCATATGGCAAAGAAAAATGCTGTTGCAGCAAAGCCTGCAACTGAACTCAAAGACATGACAATGGAGCAGCTGAAAGCACTTGAAAAGTTGCTCAGTGAAGCTCGAAAAGAACTCGAAGACAAATCGCAGTCAATGCAGATGATTGTCACGACTGATGGCGAATTGCTCAAGTCTGTTGCACGTAATGTGTGCGAACTTGTTTTGCCGCAGCTTGAGTTTGATATGCGACTTATGCGTGATGTTGTCGCATTTGCTGCATGGGCTACTGACGCTGCAAAAGGACGAAGCACCATGGGCATCTTCGAGTTCAAGTACATTGTTCGTGCAGTATCTACAACGAAGTTCAAGGGTGCTCAGGTTGCTGCAGCACTGGATTCGCTCAACAATCTGCTTGAGGCACCTGCAGCAGAAGTACAGAAGTTCGACGAGCAGTATCGTGAAAATGCTACTGCACTTGATACTTGCTTGCAGGAAATTGACAAACGCAAGCAAGCAGAACTTGCTGAAAAGTCTGCTGAAGCTGAATCGCAGGAAGCGGACGCAAACTAAAATGACATTGACATAGTGTCATTGATTTTAAGGGTTAATAACAAGTGCAAGCAGACTGCAATTGCAGTCTGCTTGTTTTGTGTACAATAACAATATTTTTAGCAACACAACGTGCAAATATGCGCTTTATGTTGTACAATGATGATATTTTAACAACATATGTTGTGCAAAAGCTCAATACATGTTGTACAATATATTCATATATGATAAAACAATACGAATATGCACAATGATTTGATTATAGCGCAATTAAATGCTTTGCAGCAGCAATATGAAATTGTGTTTGACGCTGATTGCATTGCATGGCTTCGAAACAGATGCTCAGCATTTATAGGCATTCCACTATCATATAATGATTACGTTATTTGTGTGTATCCAATTGTGCGACAAACTGTCGTAGTCGACATAACAAACGCAACTGTACACGAGCTGTTTGAATTGAAAGAGTACATTGCAATGATTCATGAATTGTTGCAATCATATGCACGACATCTGCATTCACAACGATGCAACGCGGAGTTTGCTGCAGTAGATGCACCATATTCTGCAAAAACACATTTTGTGCCTGTAATACTTAAGCCTGCATATCCTGTACGAACACAAGACCAACCACGACAAGATAAGACAGACATTCAAAGTAGAGAATGCTTTGCAATTGCTCGCATCATTGATGCAACAAAGCAGCATCAATACAAGGCACATCTTATTGTAGATGATGCAGAAGTGCATGACCCAAAACTTTTCGACAAAGATGTGCTATGCTGCTCAGTTGACTATGTGCAGCACTCAATTGACAAATATGGTGTGTTGTACATTGTATGCTCAGCAATGAATGACTTGATGAGTCAGTCAGTCATCTACAAACAGCACAAGCAGCTTATTGAGTCATGGAAGGGTGACATTGTATGGCTGTGGTATGATTTACGACTCGTGCCACACATTGCAAACTTTAGATTGCGCTGCAAAAAGATGACAGTTGTCACACAAGCACAGAACATGCATAATGCGTTGTCAATGCTGACAGAAATCAATGTCAACACAATTCAGCATGCAAGACTTGAAGGCATTCCATTGTATGCATCACATAACGAAAAACGTTTAGCAAAATTGCAATCAGGCAAGTTGACTACTGCAATGCCGATGGTTGCTTGGAATGACATGTGCGCTGAACGCAAACAAGAAGTCATTGATTTGCTTGGCTGCGCAGACATCGAAACTCATGTTGTCGGCAATATCGACATTGATATGCCACATGTCTATAATGGCACAATCAAGTATTTTGACATGTTAACATACTTGTCGCAGTTCGACTTTGCATACATTGTGTGTGAAGAGAATATGAAACAATGCAACGCAATTACATTCAGAGCAACTGAATCAATGCTTGCAGGCTTGCCTTGTATGTACGTGAATAATTGTGTGTGTCCTGACTTTATCAAGTATCATAAAGTCGCACACATCAAAAATGCCAAGCATTGTGCAGAAGTCTTCAAGTCATTAAGTGTAGATGAACTTGATGAGCTTATGACATTACAAGACAACTATCTCATTGAGTTGCATACAAACATTGTAACAGACTTTATCAAAATTATAAACTCACTGTAAGCATATGAAATGGCTAACTTGGTCTGAAACAAAGCAGTTTCAACGAAATCTCATATATCTTAAAATGGCTGAGCTTTGGTCATTAAATTCATATGCTCAGCGAGCAAAAGTTGGCGCATTGCTTGTAAAAAATGGTTGCATAATTTCAGATGGCTACAATGGCATGCCAACTGGCATGTCAAATTGTTGTGAGCATGCAACATCGGCAGGTATCAAAACCAACAAAGAAGTTTTGCATGCAGAATCAAACGCATTGATGAAGCTGTGCAAATATGGCAATGCGACCGCAAATGACGCAGTGCTGTATGTAACATACAGTCCATGCATTGATTGCGCAAAGCTTATTTTGCAAGCAGGCGTTAAGCAAGTGCATTTTGTTGACTTGTATCATCACATAGATGGCTTGCGACTACTTAGTAGTGCTGGCATTGAGTTATATTGGTACCCAAGAAGCGCAGCAGATTATGAGGTTGCATGCAATCAAGTAGACTTTGATGATGCATTTCTTGCAAAGTGTGTCAATATCGTAGCAGTTAGTGACAATGTAGATGACATTGTGCATTGCAATTATGTGATATGCAATCTTGACGCAGCATTGTCATATGAGAAGATGCCAATGTATGACGCCTCATATGGTGTCATTGCAAATCACATCATAGATGAAGTACAATATCAACATGTAATAGATAATTGCAAAGTATATGAGCAAACTATTCATTTTGAAATTTGACACATGCGTGCGTTCAGACGTACAGCATCTTAAGCATACAGAACCTATTGCATTTGCAGGTTTTGTGCAGACAATGTTTGATGCTGTATATGTGTTTGGCGACCCTGAGAACAAGCATGCAATACTTGATGAGCTTGTGTATGATAATGTGCATATTATCAATAACATACATGCATGGCAAGATATGCTGAAGTGCGCAAAATCAGATGATTGCGCAATATTCTGGCAAGGTTCAAAGGCTGCTCTTGAACATTGCTCAGAATTTCAGCAAGATGTTCTGTGGAATGCATTCAAAACATGGTGTTTGTCAAACGCTCGCAAATTTACACTAACAACTGATTTGCGATTCGACTTTGATAAAGAATGCACATTGACAAAGCGATTGCACAATTACAAAGAGTACTTAGAATCACAAAAAGACAACATTACGCATCTATGCCAGCACAAAAATCTCAAATACGCTTGGCTTGATGAGTCTCAATGTGTGTTTGCCCCATTGCAAATCATTGCAGCAGTCAATGCATTGAAGCTTCAATACATTAAAGAGCCAAGATTGCTTAAACTACAAGTAACGATGCAAAATGCAATTGAAGCTCATGTGCGTAGCTTTGCTGACATAAAGCAGCAATATGCATGCTGTGCAAGTTGTGCAGGTTTCACATATCTTGACGAGTATCGTAGAAGTGTGATTGAACAATTTGTCATACATATGTGCGACACGTGTCTCATAACATCATATCTTGATGACACAATTTTGTCTGCGATTAAATCAGCAGCACCAAACTTTACACTTAAATACAAAGTCACATACGATGCAATGCCGCGTGTAATGTCACAGTCGGCATACAATCTTGTAGTTGGTGATTCATTGTATGTGCAAGCAGACTTGCTGCCAAATCGATGGGTTGAAGGCGTACTTGCAAATTGCTGCAACATACTTGTAGATTATAAGCCAATTGCCCTATTTGCTGACATTATAGGCTTCGATGACTACGCGACATTTGCGACACTTAATAGCAAAACACGCGTACGCACTGCGCCCACAAATTTTGATGATTGCAAACAAGCACAGCAAAAAGCTCTTGCAGTAATGATTGTGCAGTGTTACACAATTCTTGAACAAACATTCAAATCATGAGAACACATATCATCACACAGACTGGCTACATAGACTTTTTCAATTCATTGACTTGGAAAAGTGCAGCAATGTTTGAACGAGCAAACAAAGATGACTTGTTCATTGTAGTAGGCTTTGTGCCACAAATGAAAGAAGTCGCAGTTGGCTTGACTGCATCAGGTCATCATGTCAAATATGTTGATGTGTCAGATTTTGCTCAATGTCGCATTGCTGACATTATGAAGCGTCTTGATATGTCAATGACATCTTGTAATATGAGCTACATTGCAACATTCAACATATTCAATGGCGCATGCAATTCATTTCAACAGGCAGAACTTGATACATTTTCTGCATATTGCAAGACATTTGGTACTGCATCAGTCAAACGTGATTTGCCGCTAATTGACGCAGCAGGCTCAGTCTACAAAGCACTCATGTATGTAGTGTATGAGATGCTGTCAGTCATTATGCAGTACAATATTGCATTGAATGCTCGCAAGACTAATGGCAAACAACAAGGCACAGTCATAAACAACTTTGTCGAAGACCCATTGCAGCACAAGCTCAATTACATTGACTATCGCTATTCAGGGCCATATGAAAGCGCATTCAGTGCATCAAAGATATTCAAAGTGCAGCATTGGTACTTTCATGACTGCAACAATGTCAAAGGGCTTGGCCTTGAATACAATTCTGCATATGTGTATGACGTTACAGCAGAACAAGACGCTATTGCATATTATGGATGGTGCCCATCACAGCAATACTGGTATTTGCATGACAAAACTTGGGATGACATTGAAGCGACGTTTGATGACAAGCGACTGAATTTTGCATTTGCATTGACGAATACTTGGCGAGACAAAACTGAACGCACAGAACTCATCAACAAACTCATGCATCTGCACAATCAAGATGCAATTGATAAAGGCATTGTGTTCAGATTTTTCAGCAGGGACAAGCAACAGCAGCCATTGTCAGACAAGCTACTGCCATATGACACATACCTTGAACTCATCAAGCATAGCAGATTCACATTGATTGTGCCGTCATATGATGCAAACTGTTTTAGTTTGCGTAGATTCTGTGAAAGCATTGTGCTTGGCTGTGTTCCACTTGTGCACAACTCATGCAAACTCTATATGTTTGACAGATGGCCGCAGTTCAAACAGTTTGTCATTAAGAAGCTCATGGTTAGCGATGATGACTTGCAGCATCTTGAAGACATTGTTCAGCCATATAGACATACACAATTGTTAAAAGAGTTGTGGCACACTGATTTCATTCAGCAATATACGGGTGACTTTGTGTATGATATTGCATTGCATCTTGCATATATCAATAAAGATGTGCCAATCAAGAAGTCTTGTGACAATTGCGACAATACACTTTCACATGAGCGCTGTGTAATTTGTGAAGCAAACAACTTTATGAGTCATGCATGGTCATGTTCATATTGCAAGTTCTGCAAGTCTGATATGTCATGCGCACTTGATGCAGACGATGGCTCAGCCGCATGTTGCAATGGTGACAGCTTTGTGTTGAAAGAGCCATTCGTAGAAGTGCAATGAGCATAACTACGTTGTACTGTAATCAAAAATCAAACATAATACACAATGATAGCGATATTTGAAGGTGTAGAAGCTTCAGGCAAAACAACACTCATCAATGAATTGATGAAGTGGCGCCCATGGTTTATCAATTGCAAACGAACATCTCGTTCTTGGTGGCAGCAGCATGAGTCAGGTGATGACCCAATGCCCGAACCTTGGGACCTCAATGAAGCGTTCTTTTATGATTGGCGCTTCTTCTTAGAGTTCATTGGAAATGACTCTCAAGGCTTTGGCAAAGCAACGTTTTTGTGTGACCGTTCATTCATCACGCATCAAATCTTCAACACAACGCTTTACAAAGAGCTGCACACTGATAAGCATCAAGCATTCTTTGAAGCATATGAAAAGAAGCTTGCAACATTGCCGCACGTAGTGTTCTTATGCAAGCGTGATGTTGTGCCAGATTTTGTCGATAATTTTTGCGGTGATGTCAACATTGATGTCAGCAAACGCAATGAAATGATTGCTGCATATGATGAGTGGCGAAAGAACTCACCATTGCATATTGTCGAAATTGACAACAATGCAAGTCTGCAAGACAATGTGTTGAAATGCTTAGCTGAACTTGGCGCATGAGTAGAGTAACACCACAGCAATTACAAATGATGACAGACAAGCATGTCGTATCATCAGTCATATTGCATACAGTCGAATCTGCATTAGCTTGCGATATCAAAGCAAAACTCGTAGATATCTTGAAGCTTAACAATGTCGAAGCGTATCTTATTGAAGACATTATAGATGAATGCTTTGACAAAGATTTAATTGCATCAGACTGTGCAAAATGACAATATATGTTGTATCAAAATGCAAATACATTTTGCATGTTGTACAATATCAACATATAAAATCCATCCTCTATCCAAGCTTTACAAAGCAAGAAACCTGCCAGATGGCTGCTGCACATGATTTCACAAAATGTAGCAGCAGCCATCATTTTTTGACTCAAGATGAGACGAGACAAGTATCACAAGCTTAACACACCTGATAAGTGGAATCCTGAATCAGATTATACTGCATCGATAGTCGTATATGCAATTATGGCTGCACTTGCAGTAGCATTTGCTTTGTGTGTAGATATGATATAACGTTATATGTGTATGAAAGCACAATCAAATATCAAAAGCGGCATAGATGCACTTAGTAAAGTGCGCGTAGCCAACACGTCAATTGTCAACAAACACTGGTATGACAAGCTCAGCAATTCTATTGCAGACTTTCTGACAAGTGTGTTGCTCATTATGATTGTGACTATCACATTTCTTATTGGCATCACTACGCATATCTATGCAGTGTTTGGCGACTATTGGCTTGCAATAGGTTATCAATTCGTTGTGTTGCTTACATCAGTCAACTCTGATTTGTTGCCAAAATACAAGAACATTCCACTGATTGCAGTGTTTATGTCATGCTTTACATGTGTGTTCGTGTTTTTGAGCTTTGACGGCCATTTATCAACAGGCATCATGCTTCTTGTCAATGCACTGAAGTCACTTGCCATAGCGCTTGTCGAATTCATCTTTGCGTATTTGTTCGTAGCTCGTAATAATCGTACAAAAGCAGAACAAGCTGGCATTCAGTTTGACTTTGAGGGCAATGTCATTGAGCAGCGTGCACAACAAGATGCAGCACAAGTTGAAGACGTTGAAGTATTGCCAGCAGATAATGAACCTGCAAACACTATTGAAGAAGCAATGCCTGCAGTAGTTGAACCAGTTTGGCAGCCAAAACGCTGTCATTGTGGCTTTGTTGCAGACTCTGAAGATGCTTGGAATGACCACATTGCTAACTGCGATGTCTACAAATTTTTTGAATCATCTGCAAAATGAGACTCTTCATACACAAGCTTGATTGCATAATCGACCCATACTCAAACAACTTGGTGTCGCAAGAACCCGTGTTGTTTGCAAAAGCGCTTGTGTCATTTCCAGAGTCTCCATTCAGTCAAGTCATTATTATTGCAAATCAACGAAAACACCTTGCAAGCATCAATGGGCATGACATTATTGCTACAACAGTAGAAGACATATTGAGTTTGCAATTCAACATCTGTTCAAATGATGTTTGGATTTTGTGGGGCGGCTGGATTGATTTGCTAAATATGTTGCCTCGACCTCAAGCAGAAGCAGTTGTTAAGCTGCATGCTATGTGGCGAATGTCTATTGCAGCAAGAATGACAGTTTGCACTGATATGCGATTTCCATTTAAGCGTGTCAACTTTGTGCATGCAGGCAGAGTTGAGCTACATGGCGTGTATGATGAGCCAGTACTTGAACTTAGCCAGTGCATGAATTTGTCAAATGAGCATTCAGTGTTCAACAATGTCAAATGGCTGCCATTGTTTATGCTGCCAACATACAGCAATGTTGCGATAGAGCCTCGTCATATTGGCGCAAAAACAGTAGACTTGATATATGCTACAAGAGATTGGCATATGCTATCTGACAGTCGCATAAACAAAGTCATTCGATACTATGTAGATTCAGGCTGTCGCTCAAGTTTTCTTGGTGAGCACAAATATACAGGCAACTTGACAAGTAGATTGTCTGATGCACAAACACAATTGCTGCAGTCAAATTGTTCATTTGATTTTAGTGTGCCATTTTATAGTGTGCCATATGCAATGTCATATGCAGCAGCACACATTGCTATCGGCGAACAGCAATATGAGCAATATGGGCTAATACCAAATCGTGTCGGTGAAGCAATTGTTGCACGAATTGCAACTTTTGTTGATTGCGCAGTTGACAAAGACAAACGATTATTTGCAGATGATGTATATTTGAGCAAAGTGTCATATGTGCATTCTGCAGAACAAGTACAGCAACGCATTGCAGCATTCAAACAACACCCAGATATTTATGCAGCATTTTGTGAACGACAAGCAGCATATTTGAAAACTCGATATGACATTGCAAAGCACTTTTTTGCAGTGACATATGACTTCATAAATAAACACAAACATCAACATAACTGCGACATTTGTCCATGCAAACTTTGACTCATTCTGACAAGCCTACGCATCTCATTTTTCAAACTGCGCACTTCAATTTCTTTCAAGCAATTCGATGGAAATCTGTAGCAATGCTTGAATTGCTTACAGACAAGTGTCAGTTTTTGTATGTCGATTATCATACACAGCGCAAAATGTCAGCAGACACAATTGCAAATTTGCATGCGCATCCAATCAAGTTTGCACAAATAATGTCTGATGAGACTGTCACATATGCACAAGCAATCGACATTGTGCATAAACAACTTGAGGCATTCAAAATTGATACTGTGTCATTTTTTAATGGCAATACAGTCTCCAAGTATGACATGGAGCAATGCAAGTGGTACAAAATGTTCAATGAATGCAAAGCGCATCCAAATGAGCCACTTGTTGACTTTTTGAAGAGTGAAGACATCGCATTGCAATGGGTGTGCACATTCATAGTTGCTGAGTATGCTGCAGCAAAACGCATTCAGTGTTACAATTTCTGTGAGGACCCATTGCAGCATAAGCTTGACTACATTGACGGCTTGCAAATTCGACATTTCTACTTTCACTTTGTGCCTGACAATATTTACGTTCAACAATGCAAAGATGGCAGTGAGCATCACTCAAAGTTCGAGTTCAGTCCATCGCAGCAATATTGGTACTGCATGTGTCAGCATAGAGGTATGTCAGCAAAATGTGACAAGCAAAGAGACTTTGTGTTTGCAATGACTGACAGTTGGCCTGATAGAAGAGACCGCTATAACTACATTTTACGCATGGACCATCTTTGTGAGCTTGACAGTTCAAAGTTTTTGTTCAAGTACACAACAAGACGACATAACAATCAGTGGAAGCACAATGGTCCTCTGATTCCATACGAAGAGTATTTGCAACTCATCAAGACTGCCAAGTTTACATTAAGCATTCCATCATATGATGAGAATTGTTTCAGTCTTCGTAGATTTTTTGAAGCACTGACAAATGACTGCATCCCACTTGTACTTGACACTTGCAACTACAAATATGGCTTTAATTGCAATCAAGAATTCATTGACATTGTAGAAAAATGGCTGCTTGTTAGTGTAGAAGATTTGCATGTACTTGATGAAGTTGTAGCAAAAGCAGTCAAACATTATGATGAGATTCTTGCTGCAATAAAGTCTACTGCATATTGGAAAGCATATCACAATCCACGATTGTACACCAGACAACTTGCAGAATTGTACATAAAGTCATGATGAAACCGCATAAGCCAAGAGTTCATTTACGTGTAATGAAGCTCTACATAGACATCATTGTGTCAGTCATCAGAGCAATAGCATTTTTGATGCTAACTACTGTATTGTACTGCATATGGACAAATTCATTGATGCCTGCATATGCAATTGTAGTCTGGTGTGTCATTATTGTGCTATGCTGCATAGTGCTTGCATACAACACACAGATAACATTTGTGCGTGCAATTGTGAATGCGTTGCAATTTATCACAGCTGCAGTACTGATATCATTGCTGATAAGCGTTGTCTACTACTTGCTCAGTGAAACTGTGATAGATGCAATCAGCAAAATGCTTGCAAAATAATGACATACGTTGTATCAAAATGCAAGTGCATTTTGCATGTTGTACAATATCAACATATAATCTAAATCTCATTTAGAATATGAAAGCACTTCACATAGCAGACATTCAATATAATGTTCGACAAGGTCATTTACGACGTTTCGTAGAATATGAGCACATCAACAAACAACTAATTGACAAAGCAAAGTCAGTTGAGTTTGTATTCATTGTCGGCGACGTGTTTGAGCATTGGAATAGCAATTCACTTGAAGAGTCGCTGTTTGTTAAGCTGCTCAAAGGCATGCTTGAAGTCAATGACAAGCTTCAAATTGTCATTACTGCTGGCAATCATGATTTGAAGCAACGTGATAACACATTTGATGCTGGTGATGGTTCACAAATGCAGTGGACAGATAGCATTGACAAGCTTGTAACTGCAATTGATGACAAGCGAATCAAGTATATCAACAGTTCAAGAGTTGAACTGCTTGCACCTGGTTTTGCTGCTGCAGTATGGGCTCAAAATGAGAAGTGGTCTGGTGGCACATATTCGCCTTGGGCATCACTTGATGAATCGCAGATTGCAGCATTGTCATCAATGTGTGTCATTGAGCTGTTCCATGACCCTGTAAAGAATTGTGTCAACTTTGATGATTGTATTGTTCGTGGTGACAATGACAGTCGTATAGATGCAATGCAATTTAATAGCAACTTTGTTGCAATGGGTGACATTCATAAGCATGCAATATGGGTTGCTGGTGATAAGACATTAACATATTGCGGCTCGCCAATTGTCAGAGATTTTGGTGAAGGCGACTATTTGTTGAATGACACTGCAATACAGCATGGTACTGCAGAACATGGCTACAACTTGCTTGACATCGATATTGACAACAAGCGAATTGTGGTAGAGTGGCATCCACTTGAGCAGCTTGTGCATTATCATACAATCACAATTGATAATGATGTCAAAACAGACAAGATTGCACTCATCAACCCTGGCCGCATCAATAAAATCAAAATCAAGTCAAAGGTCACAAAGCCCGAACTGTCTGGTATTGTTGAGCGCATTGCACAGAATCTTGTAAGTTCATATGTTGTTGCTGCAATTGACATTCTGTATGATTCTGCTGTCATTGATTCAATCAATGCTGTAGACGCAAATGGCGACAATTTGCTGCAAAAGGTTCAAACTGCTGAATGGCTTAAAGACGCTGCACTTGACTGGGTCAATGCATACATTGAACGCAATGCCATAGTTGCTACTGAAGATGCTCAGCAGTTTGTTGACATGTTCAAGTCATTGATTGATGAACAAATTGATAAATTGTCTTTTGACACTGAAGTTGCAAAATATGTCATTCAAAATGTTAAAGCAAATCAGTTCATGGCATTGAAAGATGTTGATGTCAGCTTTGACAATCTTGCACAGCTTACACAAGTTAGAGGCAACAATGGCAATGGCAAGACTACAATCTTCAGACTTATCAAATGGCTGCTGACTGGCTTTATTGACGCTGAACAGTCTTCTGCAGCAACAAAGCAGAACGCTTTGACATACTTCAATGACAAATTGATTGACAATGAGTCATATGATAAGCTTGAAGCTTCTTGTGTCTTTGTGCATGTAGTAGCAGGTCAAAATGTTCACTACAAATTGATTCGAACACTTGAACGCAAATTCAAACGAGGTTCTCGAATAAATGCAGATGGCTCATGGCGAGATAACGTGTCAGCAGTCAATGAGACTGTTCAGCTTGTAAGATTGTCAGATGACTACGTAGTGCCGCAGCATGAAATCAAAGACACGCTATATGCAATCTTTGGCTCTATCTGGGAATTGTCGCGATATGTTTGTATCAATCAGACACTACTTGACCAAATCATTGCAATGGACTCAAATTCATTGAATGACTGGCTACTTGATACTCTTGGCATCAATACATTTGTACAGCTTGGCAATTCTAATGATGCTGCAAAGGCTGCATTGTTTGATGGCCTTAGTAAGCCCGCATTGACTGATGTTGCAATAAAAGCAGAACTTGAGTCTCTCAATACAACTTGCAATGAACTCAATTACTCTTTGCAGTTACGACAAGATAATCAAAAAGAGTGGTCCGCGAAGCTTACAAAAGCTCGTGCAAAAGTAGAAGAGCTCTCAAAGAAACTACATCAAATTCCTGCAGACATCTTAACTATAGAAGATGCAACAGCAAATATCGATGGCATCATTGCAAAGATTCACAAAGTTGAGCTTGACATTGCTGCACTTGCATTGCAAGATATGTCTAAGTTGCAAACAGCAAAAGCACAGATTGAGCAGCAACTCACTAATATTGACAATGAAGCTAATACAGCATACACAAATGTCATAGCATCTGGCTCACAGCTGCACAATACATATGCTGAGCTGCTTACAAAACAGAATGAGCTATCTGCAAAAGTGCAGAAAGAAGTTGCGCATGCAGAGTCATTGTACAGAACAAAGCTTGATGAATCAAAGCTTGCATATGATGCAGCAAAGCAGCACATTGATTCTGTGCTGATAAATCTTGGCAAGTCGTACAATGCAAACACTCGGGCAAAAATAGATGCTTTGCAAAAGCAAATTGAAGACATCAACACTGTTCAAAATGCACTTAGAACAGAAATATCTGCTGCAAAAACAAACATCGACAATGTTATAGACAAGCAAAAGCAACTTGAAAACGACAAATGCCCTGTATGTACAAATGACTTGACATCTGGCACAGGACAAGCATACAAGCTGTGGTTGTCAACTGAGCTTGCTAAGTTGCGTCAAGAATGTGCGCAAAAGACAGAGCAATTCAATGAGAATGTTGTCAAAATTGGCAATTTGAAGTATGAAATTGAGCAACTGCAAGCAGCAATCATAGATGTTACAGATTCAAATGCAATAATTGCTGCACTGAATCCAGCACACAAAGCAGCATATGACATGCATGCAGAAAAGCTCAATGATTTGCAGAGAACTGTAGTCAATGCGCAAAGAGACTTAGATGCATTCATTGCACAACCAATGGCTACTGCAGCAACATTGCTTGAAGTCGAAGCAGTCAAAATGCAAATTGCAGATATCACAAATCAACTTGCAGACATCAAACGTAAAGCTGAACAAGCAAAGCAAGATGTATTGCAATCAAAATCTACAGTAGAATCAGAACTGGCTGCAATAAATGCTGAACTTGAAATTGCTCAAGCAGAGTATGATAAGAAAGCGACATATGAGTCTGCGCTTAAACAACTTGAGATTGATAAGACTGCTGCAGCATTTGCACTTGAACATGCACAGCAAACTCAGCAGCATATTACAACAAATGCTGCATTGCAAGTCGACATTGATGATGCTAAGCAGCATGAAACTGAAGCGAACTCAAAACTGCTAAGCATCAATGCAGAAATTGCAACAATGCAAGCAGACTTATCAGCAAACAATGTGCGAATTGAAGCTCTCAAGAAAGATTTGCAAGCTTCGAAAAAGTGGAACATTGCAAACTTGGTGTACAATGCATATAAGCAGTGCACAAGCAAACGAGGCTTAGTTTCATATGTCTTTGCAGCAATTGCAACATCACTGAATGCACAGCTCAATGATTTGCTGGATTCATTGAACTACCGAGTGTTCTTTGACATCAATGACAACAATGTGTTGAAGATGATTGACTTGATGGGCTCGAAGTCAATTCGAAGTGTAAGTCAAATGTCTGGCATGGAAGGAACTTTCGCAGGTCTTGCAATCGTGCATCTCATTTTGACTCAACGCTTAAACAAAGTGGGCAACATCTTGCTCATTGACGAAATCAGTGGCAAGCTTAGCAATGGGCAGATTGTTGGCGCTGAGCATGATGTCAACAATATCAATTATCAGCAAGTGTTGATGCAGTTGCTTACCAAGCTTTCTGCAATTCGCAAAACACTCATAGTTGACCATGTATTGCAACAAGATGAGTTTGATAGTGCATTGACAGTTGTAGCAAATACTGATGGCACGTCATCAATTTGTTAACTGGCACAATGTGCATATATAACATAAATGTATAACAGCAAAATCACTCATACAATGAAAGTTTACCATATTGCGATATTTGGCAATCATGCAAATGACAACAAAGCAGATGTCATTATTGCAACATCAAAAAAGATTGCTCATCAGCGAATTGCAGACGCATTTGATATGTTACCAAAGCAAATCATGTCATACAGCAGCTTTTGTAAATGCATGAAGCAACTTGATGCAATGCAAAAATCGCTAATCGAATTTGTGAATTCAAAGAAGCTTGTCGTAGTTGAATGTTTCTTTGATGACAGATTTGTTGACCAAAGCAACGCAGACAAAATTCGAATTGACTTAACTTCAAAATTGTAGCAACATGGACAGACTTCAAATCGTATGTGACTTTGACGGCATTATGTCAGGTGAAATGCTGTTCAATGAATCTGGCAAGTTCGCAAAACAAATGCAATATGGCGTTCGGCATGCAATCGACATGTTGAACTGGTTTGACTGCGATGTGCATGTCATTTCTGGTGACAGCACTGAAGCAGGTCAACGACTCATCAAGACAATGCTTGGCAATTGCAACATCAAGTCATTGATGCTCTGCAATTACAAAACAAAGCTTCAGCAACTTGTTCAAACATTTGATGACTTGTCAAGTATTGTGTACATTGCAGATGACTTGCATGACATTGCAGTAGCAGAATGTGTTGGCAACTTTGTGACCACATGCTCAGCAATTGAGCCATTGCAGCAACGTGCAGTGTATGTGTCAAAATCTGCAAAGCTTGACTATGCATATATGGACATTGCTTGTGAGATTGTCAAAACAGTTTTGCATAGCAGCCCAATGCTGTATGTGCAGCATCAATTGAACACGATGCTATCTGACACTCGTCTTAAAGCGCTTGGAGTCAATGAGATTTACATTGTTGGCGCATCAAAAGATGAAGACAACGAAGTATACTTGAAGTGGTTTGATGACACGTTTGGGCATATATTTGGCAAAACAGTTGAGCAACTTCGTGAATCTGGCGTGCTTGTTGATTATGTTCAAGCGTCAGTCATTGCAAATCCAATAGACAGCAAAAAGACGTTGTTCATTGTGCACCCAGAAATTCTTGCAACAGACTACAAACGATTCAAGTACATGCATAAATTGTACATTGACTTTACTCAATGCGACATTGATGATATTGTCGAATTTATGCAACACATGAAATCCGAGTTTGATGACAAGATTTCTCGTGAAGCATTGCAGCGTCAATTGTGCTTTGGCTTCTTTGGTACTGAACGTCGTGCAGCATTGCTAACAAATGATGACATCGCTGGCAATACAAAAGCATACATAGATGGTATTTCATCACTTGACAATGACGAAGCTATTGCAATCAAAGAGCAATCTGCATCATATTGTTGCTCGATATTCGACAGAACAGATTGCAAACGAGATACCGTCGTTGTATGATAACAAAAACAAACATCCCAAAATATGCACACAAAAAATTCACCTTATGACAATGACAGCATAAAGTACAATGATGCTGAAGCATTGTCGTCAAATTTATGTTATCAACAGACGACAATCATTGAAAACACTGCAACAGAAGCATTTCGCTCAATTTTGTATGAACTTCATTGTAGAGGTGAGTTTGTAGAATCAAAGGGCAACAATGCACAAACAGTGACTCGAACAAAAGAATTGCTGAATGTGTCTGTAGTTATTCAGGACCCTTCACAGCGGCAAATCAAGATTGACGTACGACCATGGAAAAAGCTCAATGCTGCTGCAGAATTTGCGTGGTACATGACAGCCAATCCTGCAGTTGAATGCATTGAACGTTATTTGCCTCGTTGGAAGCAATTCAGCGACGATGGTGTCAATGTCAATTCACAGTATGGCGCAATTTGGCACAAGCAGATTGCAGATGTCATTGAACGTTTGCGAAATCATGAATGCACAAGACGAGCAGTTATTAGCATTTATGAGCCGCAATATGCAAACTACACTGGCAAAGACATGCCATGCACATTGAATCTTGTTTTCAATGTTCGTGGTGATAAGCTGTACTTGACAACATACATGCGAAGCAATGATGTCATTTGGGGCTTTTGCAACGACCAGTTTGCATTCACTTTGTTGCAAGAACTTGTCGCAAATGAACTTGGTCTTAAGCTTGGCGCATATGTGCATAATGCGACGTCAATGCACATATATGAGCGACACTATGCAATGCTTGGCTACCCAAATATGAACTTGTCAAAGCAAACAAGCATTGCAAAGACAACGACATACTCAAACTTCTGGGAAACTCTTGACCCGTATGTATTTGAGGGCCTCGATGCTGAACACTTCATCAAATTCAAACGATAGAATATGGGAGCTTTTATTTCTAATCTGCTGTATGCAGGCTTTTGCTTGCTGCTGTTTGCATACATTATGTACTTTGTGCCAGCATTGATTGCAAAGTTTGTAGATAAGACTCAGCAATATGTAGTCTGGACGCGACTTGCAATGGCTGTAATGCTCATTTTGTTTGCTCAGCTTGTTAAAGTTGGCATTTTCGAGTACATTCGATGGGGCAATATGCCATTTGCTGATTGGCTTGTATCAATGTGTATGCTGCTGTTTGCTCTTACAATGTTTGCACATGGCATGTACAATTGGACTATGTGGAAGCAGCTTATTGACAAGCCAGTGAATTGGTTTGCTGCATTGTTTATGTGCAAATAAGCTATATGCTACACATATGTCAAAGCAAGCAGACTGCAATTGTAGTCTGCTTGCTTTTGTGATGTTCTATGACGGCTGATAGTTTGCAAGCAATCGATAATGCTAACAAGACAGCTGACAGCATTAACAACACTCTACTCAAACAACAACACCCTACTTTTGAAAAACTTTTATAAACTCATAATTGATTGATACTCAATCAGTTATGTCAAAGTGCAAATGTGTGCTGTTTGTAGTATTATATCTTTACAAATAATATATGTTCTCATATATTCGAACATAATCTAAATCTCATTTAGAATGGGTAGACTAACACCAACAGAACATAAGACAGAAGAACAGTCTCAGCAAGAGCTTGATGAGCTCATTGTAGCACATATCGACAAATTCTCAGCATATCTTGCACAATCAAAGACATGCAAATGGGACCAAGCACGTTTTGACGCAACTCAACGTCAACTAATTATTGACATCATTCGTTGCATTGCAAATGGGCAAAATGTTGTGTTGCAGGGCGCGACTGGAACGGGGAAATCTGTGGTTGCAATGTTTTGTGCAACGTTCTTTAAGTCGTATGTACTGACTTCTGATAAACTGCTGCAAGACCAGTACGACAAGTTCATTCAGCAATATTTGTACGACAACAATGCTAAAGCAGATACAACTACTTCAGCATTCAGAAGTTGTGTAATGCTCAAAGGTCGAGACAACTACATTTGTCATGTCAATGGGCTGCCATTCAGTATGGGCAAATGCCAGCAAGACGGGCTGTCATCAAAGAAAGCTCTTGCATTGCCATGCGGACCTAAATGCGCATATTTGCAGACTCGTCAAAAGGCTGCAGCAGCAAATTGCACTGTGCTCAATTATGCATACTGGTTGATACAAGTCAATTGCGTCAAAAACTTATTTGGGCCTCGTGAATTGACAATATTCGATGAGTGCCATAAGATTGATGACATTTTGTCAGGCTTTCTTTACACGTCAATTGGTCCTCGATTCATTCAGAATTGCACAAAGGCCGAGTCACTGATTGCAGGTATCATGACTCTTGAAAATCAGAATAAATATGTAGAACTTCGCAATAATGTGTTTGCACAAGTCAAAGCAATCATTAAGCTTGCAACAACACAATATGACATTGCAACAATGCGAGCAGAAGCAAGAGTGCTTGCACAGCAGTTGTCAGAACTTGTAGACTTTTTGCATACTGCATATGACAAGCTAAGTGAACTTCAGGATTCTGGTAAAATACTTGGTCAATTTGAGAAAGCGTTCATTCGCTTTGTTGCCAGCTGTGATACGTTGTCATATTCAATCATTACAATGCTTGATGCAACTGAACAATCACCTGGTGACATGCTTGTAGTACTTGACGCTGCAACAAACAGCTTGCAATTCAAATGTGTCAATGATGAGCTTCTTGCAAATACGCTGGTGCATCACAGTGATGCTACACACGCACAATTGTGGATGTCAGCGACAATTGGTGACATCGACACATTTGCTGCACTCAATGGCATCAAAAACTATGTAGCATTCTACATGGAGCCTGATTGGGATTTTAGCAAATCCCCCATTGTACTGTGCAGGCCTGCGTTGTCATTGAGCTACAAGAATAAAGCGGCAAATATGCCTCGACTTGTTGAGAAGATTGACAGCATTCTTGACACGCATGACTGCAACTGTATCATACACACATCAACACGAGACATTGCAAACTATATCATCAATAACAGCAAGCACAAACGCAGAATGCTGACATATGTCAATGCTGAAGATAAACAAAACAAACTTGCAATGCTTGCTGATGGCACTAACTACGTACTTGTAGGCTTTAGCATTACTGAAGGCGTTGACTTACCAGACAATCGTTGTAGATGTCAAATTGTTGCAAAATTACCTTGGCAATCACTTGGTGATATCGTAGTCAAAACAAAAGCTGCAAATCACGAAAGCTGGTATCGCAATAAGTGCTATCAAAGCTTCGTACAGTCAGTTGGTCGAGGCATTCGACATGCAAATGACTGGTGTGAAACGTTTGTCATTGATGAATCAATCCGGCGCATTATGCCATACATAAAACATAATCAAAAGTTGCACAGTCGATTTGTGATTGAACAAGAGTCAACATCGCAGCAAGATGCTGCTGATGCTGATTTCTTTGCAGGCTTTTGATTGCATGACAGTGTACTGTCAGGAGATTGAGCTGCCTGCAAGTGCTCTTCACTAATTTCAAACAAATGATAAGATTATGTGAATCGCTCATCAAAATTGGTGTTGCTTTTATCATTGCATGGCCGACATTATGTGATTGCACTGCAACAAAACATGTCACATATGCGCCAGTCGCAAATTTGTCAAATGTGCACGTCTTGTTAGACGTCACTGAACCAGAAACTTGCAGCTTTGCAGAATACTTAGATAAGCTGGGCTATCTTGAATCTCGCAATCGTTGGCATATCACAAATCGATTTGGCGCAACAGGTCGATGGCAGCTAACAAAGATTGCTCATGATGACTTGGTACGATACAAAGGATTGACTTGTTCACTGCAAGAAATTGCTAAAGATTCTACAAAGCAGATTGCGGTGCAGCATATGCTACTTGAACGTCAACAAGAATTGCTGCAGCACTACGGTTGTTATGACGCAATTGGGCGTAAAGCGACATACAATGATAACACATTTACAATAACCGAAGCGTCATTGCTTGCAGCATGTCATTTAGGCGGAGTTAAGTCTGTCAAACGATGGATTGATAGCAACTTTACAGAAGCATTTGAAGATGCAAATGGTGTTGCAATATCAAAGTATGCATATGAATTCTCAGACATATCATTAGACACTCATAAACATCCCATTCATGAATATCAAACACGACACTGAGTACTTGAGAGTACTTAACAATGTTATTGAACATGGCAGATTTAAGGAGCCTGCTCGTGAAAACATGCCTCGCACAAAGTCATTGTTTGTAGAATCAATGCGATTTGATTTGCGTAAAGGCTTTCCACTGTTGACATCCAAGAGAATGTTTGTCAAGGGTGTCATTGGAGAACTTCTGTGGTTTATGTCAGGTGATACAAATGTAAAAACGCTTGACACGCTTGGTATTACAAAGTTCTGGCATCAGGATGCATATCGTCATTGGCGTAAACTGCATCCAGGTGAAGATGTCGACTTTGAAACTTGGTGCACAGAACTGCATAACACAAAATTCAGCAAGCCTGAGTATGGTGATTGCGGACCTATCTATGGGTATCAGTGGCGCAACTTCAATGACAGTGGATATGACCAACTTGCAACTTGCATTAAAGACATTGTCATCAATCCAACTGGCCGCTACAAAGTCGTGTCTGCATGGAATCCTGCACAAATGTCTCAGATGGCATTGCCGCCATGTCATATGCTGTTTCAGTTCAATTGTCAGCCAATGACTCTTGAAGAACGAATTCAGATTGCTAATGATAGCATGCTTGTGCATGATTGTTCTGCAGAATGCCTTGATTCTGCTCAAGTACCAAGCATGTGGCTTGACTGTGCGCTTACTCAGCGTAGTTGTGACATGTGTCTTGGTGTGCCCATCAATATCGCATCATATGCATTGCTTACACATATTGTTGCAACATTGACTAACTGTGCGGCAAGAGAGTTCATTTGGACTGGCAATGATGTGCACATCTATGAACATCACATTGACACTGCAAAACAACAGCTTGCAGTAGACTATGCTGCATCACCCACGCTTATGATGCACAGCACATATTGGCGTAAATGCGATAAGCAGACAATTGAACGTGTAGGCTACAAGAAAGCTGTCGATGACGCTATTGCAAGCATCAATATTGGTGACTTCTACTTTGAGGCTTACACAGCAGGGCCTGCATTCAAGTATGAACTGTTCACAGGCTTGAAGCAGTAATAAGTTCGTGTCATTTCAAGAGGCTCAGTTATACAAACTGAGCCTTTATTTTTTTGTCAATGTAATGCATTTTGTTAACAACAATTGTGCAAATTGACAACAAATGTTGTAATATATCAATATATAATATAAAACCTCTACAACAATGAAACAGATTAAAGTTTACGTAGCATATGGCAATAAAAGGGACATCGACAGTTTAATGTTCGCATTGATTGCTATGGAACAGCCTTTTCACTATTCAGGTGAATATGTGTATTTCAATTATGACCCGACTGACTTCATTAAGAATAACTGCTCTGAACTGGAGCTTACGATTGCAGAAGAACTCTGGTTCAATAATTGCTTGAATTTCAAAGAAGCTTAATGATATGAAACGATTCTATAGCAATCCACTTACGCTTAACCAACGACTCATCATGGCTGAAATTCTGTACAAAGACAAGAAGTTCAGCCCAGATGGCCATGATTGCCGCATTGTAAATATTGATGGCATTTATATGGTCACTTGCATATCAAAAGATGAGTTTGCATTTGAAACAAACTCAATTGAAGACCTTTTTGAACAACTTCACACTTACACATATGAATAAAACAAATTATCGCATGATAGAGCGCAGCAATTACCGCATTGCAACCGTGACAAAAATTGAACGTTATTATGATAACAGCATCAGTTCTATTGTAGTATCGTGCATGCATGACAACGTAAAGTTATTGGTGACATCAATAAAATGCGACAACATTGATGACATTGCAATTGGTGACGTTTGTCAGATTTGTCGTATTACAACTGATACATGCGAATTGCTACATTGTATGTCAGCATTGCAATATGCTGCTATGAACATGTCGCCGCAAGACAAAATTACGTCGCTCATCAATATGATTGACACGCCTATTGGCCGCAGAAAGTACAGCAAAGATGTCATTACGCTTGCACAAGCATTGAAAGCTGACTACGATGTCAAACAAGAGTCAGACAACACTGCAACTTGCGGAGGCTTTGCTGTAACTGAGCGTGAATACTTTGTTCATGGTGATATTGTCATTGACAAATCTGGCAATGCGTACATCTACAATAGCCCTGTAGGCTTTGACAAAGCGTCTGTCATAGACATCGATGGCAATCATCTCGAAATCAATGTCATTGATAATGGGCCTCTGCAGTTCCATCCTGATTTTACACCTGGCTTGATTGCAGAAAAATTCTTATAAGCATGGAACATATCAATAAAAGCAAAGAGCATATCACAGAGCTTGTATGCGCAGCGTTTGATGTAGAGTCAACAGGGTTAGCAGTCGATTACTGGCATAAGCAAGATGTCATTGATTTGCAAGAGATGTCATTTGTAGTTCAGCTTGCATACAAAATCTTCAGACTTGACTATGCGGGCAACATTATAGAACTGCATCGAAACAACATGCTTGTAATGCCACTTGGCAGATTCAACAGCAGTTTTGATGATATGCCAGCAGAAGCTCTTGCTGTGCATGGTCATACTATGGCGCAGTTGTATGAACATGGAGAGCCAATGCAAAAAGTGCTTGACCAGTTCAGACTTGACTTGGAGCGTTTTGGTGTAACGCATCTTATTGCACACAACGCACCATATGACTTGACGATTCTCGATTATGAATGTCAGCGTTGCAAAACTGCAAACTTCATGACTCAATATCCCGTCATTGACACAAAGTTTCTGTACAAAGGCTTTGCAAAGCATTTGAGCAATGGGTCTGCAAAACTTGTCGATGCATATCGAGGTTTGTTCGGTCATGACTTTGAATCTGCTCATGACGCCCTTGCTGATGTCAATGCATGCGCAGATGTTTTTGCAGAATGCTGCAAGCGACTTCAAGTTTGGCCTATGCTGCATTGCACTGCAGCAATGACATGCTACAGTGGCGTAAAGCATGACAGCATCCCAAGCAGCATATTTGATGACAACTGGCAGCGTATTGCACAAGTAGACATTGCAGTGATGTCTTCTGATGCAGAATTGCTATGGTTCAAGCACATTTACATCAATGACCCATATGAGATGTTCGATGCAGAGTGGCTTAAGTTGTACAATATCGATTACAATGATTGCAAAACAAAGGGTCTTGATGCAGACACTGCAATCGACTTTGTGCATGCAATTTTGCAGCTGTCTGGCAATTGTGTGGTTATGCATCAGCCATACTTTGTGTATGGCATATGGCAGTCAAATTGCAAAAAGAACGCACGAGAAAATGCAATATTTCATAAGCAAGCCATTGTAAACAATGCATCACTTGCAGCACAGTTATGGCCTGAACTCAGAAATGGGAGTCTTGCACCAATTACTCGTGATGCTTTGAATGCTAAGATTGGCGGCCATGCAAATTATGAGCCTGCTGCAGTAAGTGATGTCAGCAATGCAATTGCAATGCTTCGATATGTGTATGCAAACTGCATTAATGCATGCGCATTTATGCGGCCATGGCACATCAAATATCGGTAATGCTATGAAAACTGTTCTAGTATATGTGTATGCACGCAAGTTTACATGTCTTGACGGCGATGTTACATTTGCATACATAAGCACACGAAAAATATCCTTTAATAAGGACAGCAGCATATCTCGTAAGAACGTCAATTATCGTTATATGTTATATGGCCAATGCGCTGCTCGATTTGGCGTCAAACTAGCGTTTAACAAAGTCACAGTGCAATACATTGACAAGTCACAGTATGATGATTTGCGACTGAACAACTACAAATGCAATCCATTCTTTGCAGCTTGCCCAAAACCATCTCAAATAACAACAAACAATGAAAACACTAAAAATGTTGCTGCTTGTATTAGCGGCAAGTGTGCTTATGCATGTAAACGCAGACGCACAAAAAGTCACGACGACGCATTGGCAAACACTTAAAGACGGAAGTCTTGTAGACAAATGCTTGCGTAGTAGAACTACTACGAATGCTGCAGGCGTCGTCATTAAAGACGAACAGTGGTTCGATAACGCTCAACTTGCTATGATTCGAACTTGGGACAATGATGGCAAGCAGTCAGGCACTTGGCTTGAATACAATTCACTTGGTCAACTGTTAGGCAAGTGGTCATATGACAGCAAAGGCCGTGAAGTTTATCAGGAGTTGTATACCGACAATGGCAAATATCAGTGCAGACTCAAACACACTATTGCATATGACGACAATGGCTATGAATACACTGTAAGCAAATATGAACTTGTTGGTCGCATCGATAGAATCACTGGTGAAGACAATCGCAAGTTTATACAGACTGCTGGCAAAACTGGTGACATCTTTTGGGAAATCAGTCCTATTGGCGAAATGTATTCTGAGCGAACATCTGATGGCACTTGCACTGTATGGACAGACAAAACAAAGGCGCATATCATTACAAAAACATGGAATGCTGACGATGGACGATATGAATTGACTACGCATGCTCGTCAGCTGCCAAATGCAACTTGGGAACCTAATGATGCAGTGCAGTCTAAGAGTTTCAATTCTAAAACTTTTCAGTGGTTTGCAAATTATGACACTGATGGCAATGTCATTAAAAGCGACAGCGTATGGTTTGACAGTAACAATCGCAAATATAAGCTCAAAAATATCAAAGGCAAAACTTGCAGAGTATACACAGAAGACAACAGTTACTTAGCAATTTGCGATGAATCTGGTAATGAAATCTATGTGACAAACAGAAGTGCTGCACGAATTCCAACTGGTATCTACGCAAATCGTATTGAAGACGTGTTTGGCAAGCCCAACGATGCATTATGCGCCAAATACGGTGGTGAGCCTGCAAATGACACTTTGCTCTACAATGCATTGCTAACAAGCACTGACAACTTTGCTAAGCTTCGTCAAAATGTAAAGATTGTTGAACAAGCTCGTACGCCTCAGCAGCTAACAGCAAATTATGTAGGCATCAAATCAAACATTGCTGCAGCAATTTATGAATTGCTTGAAGACATTAAAGCATCTGAATCACTTGGAGTTGCAACCATTGATGCGTCTAAGTATGCACAGCTTGCACAGATAGCAAACATTCAGAAAGTAGAACAAGTTCGCAATAATGTCAAAGTTAAGCGCTTGAGTGGTGGATATGACTATCAAGACGTCAAATACTATGAATATGAATGCAACATTGCTAAGCCTACAGTGGCATTTGCATCAACTTGTGTCAGCATTACAGATGATGACGTCACCACATATTACAATTGTCGTGATTTGGAGCAGCTCAATGATAATACTGAGTCAGCGCAATTGACATCTGACATGCTGTTGCTTGAACAATGCAATACACAGCAATTTGTGAACGAGCTCAATGCAGCAGTTAAGCAGTACAATGATGCACTTGCAGCATCTGGCAATAAGAAAGCAATTCGTAGTCAAACTCAACGAAACAATGCACGTAAAGCAAATGCTGATAAAGCAAATGCATACAGCTACGGTCGTTAGCATATTACATTGAGTACACTTCGCATCAAGTTATTGATGCGAAGTTTTTTGTGCAGTTTGAGCATGTGTATATATCCAAAAATTAAGAAAGCAAACTATACACAATATGCCATCAAATCACGCAACTTCACGCATAGACATGTTCAATGGTGTATACCAGTTCATGTCACTTGACCCAGAGGTCATAAATGGTGTGTTGTGCAATGCATATCAAGACCCAACATATTTGACATTCAGAGTGTTCTTTAACTTTGACTCTGAAATGGGTTTACTTGCAGATGCTAAGTTTAAGAACAGCGCATTGGCGTATTTGAAGCGAATTGGTGATGATACACGATATGCACAGCTTGAAATTGTCATAAAGATGCTGCAAGCAATTCAGGACTCTGCGTTTCATTGCTTTACAGGCATTCAAGGACTTGCTGACGCATATAAGCGAACAATGAAAGAAGTCATTTTGAATGACAAAACCATTGGGCTTACTGTGACAGAAAGCGTTGACTGGCGATTTGCGACAATTAACACACTGCTCAAGCAAGTGTTATATGACTACGACCGCATGGTCTATGTGCTACCACTGAACTTGCAACGCTTCAATATGTTTGTGTATGTAACAGAAGTTCGCATATTCCAAGAAGAACTTGCAGATGACAAGTCATTAAAACTTGACAATGAAGTTGAGCAAATGCTTGGTATGTCAGAGCACAGTTTTGGTGATACGAGAACAGAAGTTGCAAACTACGGTGAAGACATCAAAGCAATTCAGCAAGCACGCATAGAAGGCGTGTCATCATCAACTCAAATGGCAAGACCTGATGACATTGCAGTCGTAATCAATGCTGGTCAGTATGTGCTCTTCAATTTTGGGCAATGTGCATTTATGCCCGATTCTGGCGCAAATTTTGTACAAGACATAGACAACACTGCTGAGCCTACAATGGCGACAAACAACATCAAAGTGTCATATGGCACATTGTCAATTTCATCTGCATTTGCAGCAATGAAAGATAGCCATAAGGGCCTTGTAGTGCAGTCTCAAAAAATTCTTAGTGACACTGATACATCAGAAACAGTTGAGAAAAAGAAAGAGACGTACGGCCAGCAATTTGTCAAGCTTGCAAAAGACAGCAAATACGGCAAGATTACACAGCAAGTTGTGTCGACAATGAAAGGTCAATCAGTCAAACAATTGCTCAAAGACGCAGTCAATAAAGCGGCTAAAGAAGCGCTTGAATATGCAAAAGAGTTTGCTTTGTCTACTGCAGCAAATGCGTTGGCTGAAATCAATATGCAAGCAAGTCGAATACTTGTTGGCAAGACTGTTGGCAATGTTTATGGCTTGAATTCTGTTGAAATTGCAGCATTGACAAATCCACAGTTTGCATATTCAAGAGCAAAGCAATTGCTCAAAGGGTCTGCAGTAACAAAGTATGATGACAACTTATCACAGAAAGCACTTGCAAATCCTGTGTATGAACCAGACCAAAGCAAACTACCAAAGCTTGGTCGTATCAATGTGTATGAAGATTCAATGTAATGTCTGATATGTTGCTTGTTACTCAAGAAGAGCTGTTTGAAAAGATATCAGCATACAATGCATCAATAACTGCATCATCAATTGGGTCTTTGACAGAGGGTATGCCAGTTAAGCTCATTGGTGAAGTTGTTGATGTTGATGATGACATGTTACAATGTCGTATACGCTGTCAAATTGATGGCTTTACTCGATTTGCTGACAATGAAATTGCTACAGACAAGCTGCCATGGTGCTATGCAGATAGCAGCATGATGAACATGTATGATGCGCCAATTGTGGGTGACTGGGTTATGCTTGATTTGAGTCGAGGTGTTTACAATATGACTTGGATGCATCTTGATTCTCGTTCAGATATCGCAAAAGATGTCATTGGTGATGAAAACGCCAAAGCAAAGATTGTTGTCTATGATGATGCTGAACGATATGGCACAGAGGGCAAGTTTGGCATTTGGTGGACACCTGAACAAGGCTGGCATATTCACTACAATGGCACAGACATCAATTTGCGCAAGGACAAGTCAATTCATATGACTACTGATGCTGACAAAAATGGAGTCATTCATATGACTGCTGATGGTCATTTGAGCTTTGGCAGCACAGATAAATCAGAACAGCCTTGTGTAGTTGGAGATGACAACAAAACTGCGCATCAAAATGTTCTTGACTATGTGAAAGAAGTTGTTGACAATCTTGCAGAAGTCATGAAGCAGCTCCAGACAACAGCTCAAGGCAATCCATACACAAGTCCACTCGCACCTGTGTTTGGAACATATCCTACAAAAGTGCAGCAGCCATCAAACAGTACACATAAGAAAGACTCAAACTTTTTGCCTGAGACACTATCAAAAATCGCAACAATTGATAAAGGCCAAGACTAAATATGAACAGTCAACATTTCATTGAACGCTTGATGTTTGCACTGCTGCACTGCGTAATAATCGCATTCATTGCATTTGCAACAACACTAATGACATACGACACAATTGAAGTGCCATTGCGAACACATTTGCTTGTAGTTACGTTACTTTCAGTAACACTTGACATTATTGCATGTGGCTTGTCAAAACTCTATGCAATAGAACGTTGCTGGAGTTTATCATACATTGCGCAATCATTCATATCTGCAGCACTTGGCGCAGTTGCTGCTGCTCAATTGTTGGATTGATATGTCAGGCGCTACATTGCAAGCTGCTGTGCAGCCAATTGCATATCAAGCATACACTGCAACTTTTCAAGGTGAGCTTGATAGACCACAAATTGCATCAAAGTTTGCCAACAAATTCAGTCAATTGTTTGCTACAGGTGTAGCAAGCTACATTGCAACTTGCACAGGTTTGCCTGTCGGCGGTCCAATAGCTGCAGGTCCAACTGCTACACTTGAGCAATCTCTATTTGAAGCAGGCAGACAAGCACTTATAGAAACTTTTCAAGGTGAAGCAGACCCAAAGAACATTGCAATAAAGTTTGGCAATGGCTTTAAGCCCTATGCTGCAGCAGTTGCAGCATGGATTCCAACAAACTTAACTGTGCCAGCATCACCACCGGTGCTGCCCTTGTCGCCTGGTGGACCTGTGATAGCAATGACAAGTGCATCGACTGTGCCAGTAATGTTTGCATGCGCTCAGCAAGCATTTATCAACACATTTGAAGGCGAAGCAGATTTGCGAGGCATTGCACTTATGTTTGCAAACATTATGCAGAACATTGGCAACTTGTTGTACTCGTACATGCAAACATGCTCAAGTCTGCCTGGTGGCGGACCGATTGTTGCACCATAAGTTGACATCACAACTTTGATAAGAGATGGACAATCATAAGTTGATAGATAGAGATAATCACAAGTTGATAGATAAACAAACACAATAAAATTGAGACTCATATGTCACGTGTAACTCAATAACATTACAGAGCACAAAATGCTATGCATGCAACAGCTGGCTTCACATTTGAAAGCGGCGTATTAACTGCTGCACAAGCAAAATCAAAGTACAACTTAACTGTGCCATCAAATTACATGGTATCTGCTGATGGCCAAGTTTGGTACAAGTTACTTGACAATGATAAGATGATAAGAGCACAGCTTGGTTTTACTGATATTGCTTATACTAAGCAGCCCGATGGTTTTGGCTGGAATGATTACTTGGATAATCCAAACGACCCTTATTATATACGTCAGGAAATGCGACCTGGCGATAATGTAGATATTTCTACATATTTGGCTGAATTGGCACTTAATAGCACGTCAATGTTTATGAATTCACCCATTGGCAATGCGGTTCTTGATGCATTGCTAATGACAGAAGGCGAAGACATATTCAAAATGGACGTGTACAATATGCCGGTCATTCAACTTGTTGTAAGACAAACTCTATGAAAGTCAATCGTAAACCACAAGCAGAATTTAATGATGGTGCAACTTCTTGGAAAGTTGAAGGTGCTACAACAACTGCGTGCAATAAGCCTGAAGTCGAAAATATCAATTCTCGATATGACTACAGCATAGACTTGCGATTTATTGAGCGACTTGTACAAGAAGTCACACGAGGCTGTGCATTGCCATTTGCAATTCCGAAGACTCGTATGCCACAAATCATTGAGACTTGTGCAGAATGGTTCTTTGAACATTCTGAGTCTGCTCTTGAAGAGCGCTGGTTTGTTGTTCGCGATATTGACATGACTGATGGCGCAAACAAAATTGTCAAATTGCCGCCACAAATCTGGGCTGTATCAGATGTTCAGCTACTTGAATCGCAGCATAAGTTATCAATGCGGCGTGCAAATTTCTATCTTGAACGACTGCTTAGCAATTCAATCAATTTCTACAGTGAGGCAAATGGTGTGTCATTTAACTACGCTGGGCCTGCAGGTTCTCAAAATGCATCAATTGCAGATGACTTGTGGGTGACAATGTATGAAATTGGCACGTATGAAAGCATTCTGCAACGAACAATCACGTATAACTTCAACAGATTTAGTCATAAGCTGAACATTCTTGGTGACAATGAAGGGTCTGATTTGGTGTTGATGTGTTGGGTAAGAGTGCCACTGCAATCATTGTATGAAGACAGGCGTTTCTTGAGATACTGCACTGGTCAATGCATGCAAGAACTTGCAGATATCATTGGCACATATGACTTCAAGTTGCCCGGCAATGTTCGCATTAACTTTGATAGACTTGCGTCAAAAGGTCAAACAATGCAACAGACAGTTGAAAAAGAGCTTGAGGCTGAGCAATCTGGTGATGTCTTTATTGCATTGACATAGCATAAACAAGCAATTATCAAAGACTGCTGCAATAATTTGCAGCAGTCTTTTTGTTTGTACATATTCAAACACCACATTTTAAGCATATGTCAGAAGTTTCAACAAATGCAATGCAACAATTGCTGTCAGACATTAAGCAACTGTATGACAATAGTCTGCAATACCTTGATGTGCTGCAAGCTGCAGTGTCATCATCAGAAGATACAGTCACAATAACATTGACAAATGACGATGGCAACACAACAAGCATTACTGTGCCAAGCTTTGCGTCAATTCAACGTCGCATGACTGTCATTGAGCAAAATATGAAAGTCTTGATAGGCTTAAATAATGGCGAGCAGTTGTATGCACAACTTGTAGATGCAAACAACAATATGCGTACAATGGTGCATATGAGCTTGTTGAATCAGCCTGAGACTTTGAAAACTTTGCAAGGCACGATAGCAGAAGATAACAATGTTGTCGCACTTGGCAATGATATGCTTGAACGCGCAACAGCGCTTGGTATGCACGTGCAAATTGATGTGACTGGTCAAGCATCATCGTATCTTAAACAATGTCAAGTTACAAAGTACATATGCTCAGACGTCATGTTTGCTGCATTGCAGCAAATTGTGACACAAACAGGCATTGAAATGAGCCATGCTGCATTGCTTGCTGAAATTGATGCGCATGGCTGGCATACTGATGATGACTATACTCTTGAAGACTTCACAGTTAATCTGCGACCACGACGAGCAGCATCAAGTGGCAGCTTCAAAATTCTCAAGAAGCAAAATGCGAACAATGGCACAATCGCTGTCAAACTTGACAGCATTGTATATGATGCAATTGACGCAAAAGTTGCTGGTTCACTGACATTGAAAGTCGGTGACACATTGTCAGACCCAACTGGTTCAGTATTACTGCAAATTGTTTCGATTGACAAACTGTCGCAAACATGTATACTGCAGCGTACTGCAGGCTTGAATGCATTGAATGTAGAAGTCACTGACCTCGTCTTTGTAGAGCCCATTGTTCGAAAAGTCATTGAAGTACCACTTCGACATTCTGAAAAATTCGTGTTGTTCTTGTCGCCTGTGCATGATGCATATAACACAGTAGCTCAGTACAGCCCAGCAGTTTTGATTGACACTGCAACACTTACAATTCGTACTGCAACAAATGAGCTTGTCAATGCAAACTCGTATATGTTGTCACATGGCGACGCATCAATTGGCACTTATATTGCCGCATTGACTACTGATATGCTTGCGCCATCGCAATATGCAATTAAGCCAAATCGTTTGCAATTGTCTGCAGAAGCATTCAAAGTCATTCAGCTTAACACGCATTTGATTGACAACACTGACAAATCTCGAATTTTGTCATTGTACAATCAAAAACGAGCAGTTCAGCAAGAAATGTCGGTGCTTGACTCTGACATTGCATCTGTGATGTCAAAGCTCAATACAAACAATTTCAAGAATGATGTTGAACGTCAAAAAGCGTCTACACAATATGTTACATTGACTCAGCAAAGAGCAGAACGACTGCAAACACTCACAAATATCATTGATGAGATGCTGAATATCAATGGTGCTGCATATGACGCATTGTACAATCCAAAGTTCAGAGTTCGAGGCTTCTTACCGGTACAAGACCCTGCAATCAGTAGGTTTACTGCAGCACAAAACATTGTGCAATTCAAGGTGCAGTACAGATATGCATCATTGAATGGCACAGTAGCAAAGGCAGACACATTTGACATCGAAAACGCAGCAGGCACAATTACGACAGCAGCATTTAGCACATGGAATGAAGTATTTACGCCACTTCGTCGCAAAATCATTGTCGATGGTAGCATTCAATGGGAACCAATCAATTCAGAATCCATTGATGCAATCTCATGCAATCAGCTTGAAATTCCAATTTCTGCTAATGAGATTGTTCAGTTCCGTGTTAAAGCGATTGGCGAAGCAGGCTATCCAAATGTACTCAATGAATCTGAGTGGTCGAATATTGTTAGCATTCAATTCCCAGAAAGTCTTGCAGCTTCTGCAATGTTTGTCACACTTAAAGATGAACTTGCAATTGATAAGCAAAATGTAGCTCTTGAAAATATGCTTGAGAACAAAGGTCTTATCAAGCATATTGCAGATGCATTCTCAGAAAACAACATCTACTATGCTCACAATGCTCAAAACATCGCATCAGGCTTCTTTACATCAGAGCTTGCAAAAGTGACGACATACGAAAAACTGTTGTCACTTAGCAATGAAGTCGCGCAGCTCAAAGACATCATTCTGAATCAAGGCTCGATGCTTCGAGTTGCAATCATAGATGACGAAGGCAATCAAACAGAAATTCTGAATGGCTCAAGCAATGTTTTGTTTGCTGGCACTTATGCAGATAAGTTTGACATCACTTCAGCAGACAACTATGGTAAAGTGCTTACTCGACAATATTGGCTGAAGTTCTACAACATTGGTGCAGAAAACATTTCATTGTACCCACGATATCATGGTGACTTGTCACAGCATATTACAGACAAGCTACAAGATTTTGCAGATGTCTATGATGTGCCTGTAGTGCTTAACAGCGATGCATATGACAGCAATGACATCTTGGCGCCGTATGGCACTCGTCAATACATGGGACAAGCATTGTATGCTGGTTTGAAAAACGTAACAGGCACAGAAAAGCTGTACATTGCTGCAGAAACACCATCATCGTCTACTGTAGAAACACAAAACATTGACACTTCTGCACAAGCAGCAAATCGCAAATTTGTTCATAAGAATGACGATGATTATGAAGCGATTGCATTGAAGTCGACAGTATCACCAGACGCATATAATCTGCTGTCTGTTCAGCATCCTGCATGGATTGCATACTCAGCAAATAAGAATGAACAAACAAAAGCAGCATTGACTGCTGCATTTGCAGAACTTGCTAAGTTCAATTCTGTTATTAAGTCAAAGTATCAGCAGATTCTGCCACTTGAACTTACTGCAGAAAACGCACCTAAATGCGCATTCACAGACAACGACGTCTATGCAGTCGGCGCAAATAGTCGTGGCGCATTCTTGCTGTTGAATCCGACAACAGTCAATCAAATGCAAGTTTCGAATAGTACTGATTCTGCAGCTTATGTAGTTAAGCCTGGTGAAAACAATGCATTGCTGATACCATTGTTGTTCCAGGCTCGTATGACTGATGCAGTTGGTTCATCTGACATTGACAGCAATACTCAACAAAACAAGTTGTCATACACAAAAACAATGAATTTCATATGCTACATTGGTGGCAAGGAGTTCACATTTGACATTAAAGTCTATGCAGACTTCCGCTCAACTACATCAATCATTGGTACGATACCAGTAGCATCAATTACATCGATTGTTCGATAGACAATCAGTGCACAACAAAAAAGTCCGAGCATTGCTCGGACTTTTTTGTTGTGCTGTAATCTTAAATGTGCAACTTGCGCCACGCAACAATATGGTCAACTGACCACATGTCATTTTCAAATGTTGCAATTGCATATGAATCATTTGCAAGCTTTGCAATGACTGGGTAGTTATTTGTAGGCACTGCATCATTGACATTGACAAATGTAGTCAACTTGACGTACATTTCTCTTGCGCCTTGCATGTAATCTTCGATAACTGCGTCAACAGCATCTTCATGCTCTTCTGCGTCACATACAGTGCCAAGCGCATAATTGCGAGCTGATTGTGACATGTCAATGACATCCGTTAAAACTTCTTGTGTTTGCATTTTTGTGAAATTTTGGTTTATAAAAGTGTGCAAAAATGATTTGTGTGTTGTAATATATCTATATATAATATATGCCCCCATATATTCGAACATAATATACAGAACACTAAAACCTCTACAATAATGATAAAACGAAACACGACAAACAAAGCAATAGCAGCAATAATAGTTGTATTTGTCGCATTTATGATGGGTTACGAAACACTGAATCCGCTTGGCGATATTGTAAAACACTACATTGGCTCAATCTTCACTACAATCATTGGCGGAGGCTTATTCATACTTGGCTGTGCAGCATTTGTATGGCTTATCTATGACCCTAATGAAAATGCAGATGACACGGATTTCGAATAACAAAATATCAATAGATATGTACAGAATAAATTACAACGCAACTACAGAAGAATTGAAAGTTGCATTACGAACAGCAAATCCTGATGTCAATGGCGTCAACATTCTTGAACCTCAATATCATGGTGAAGTCATTGAACGACTTGACAGTGGTAAGACATATGTGCTTGCATTGCCAACTTGTGAACCATCTGCAGTTCAGAATGAATACACTGGTCAGTGGCTTGATGTCATGAAAGTACAAGCAATCAATATTTGCGTTGACAAGAAACGTAACACAAAGATTGCAAAAATCTATGGCAACTGCAGATTGCTTGGCAACAACATTTGTGTCATCTTTGACTACAGCAAGTCTACGTACGACAATCCTGCATTCTTTGATGTTAAGCAGCTCATTAACTATGCAAAGACATGGTAGCAGTTACACACAAACGAGGCAAGCTTAGCTCTGTTCAGATTAGCAGACAAGCTGTCTATGCAGCAGATGGCCATAAGCTTAGCAAAGCTGAACGAGCAGAATTGCCTGCAAACACAATTCTATATTGGTGTCATATGACACGTCAGTGGAATTTGCAGCCATGTACATGCAGAGACGCATCTTGGAATGACTTGATGACCATTCTTAATGTACGTGTACGACGCATTCCTAACAGGAATGCAGTAGAAGTCATTTGTGGCGCACCAAGTTGGCGAAGCATTTTTATGATTGACACTTTGACATCATACATAATGCTTGACAGTAATTCTGCAGGCAAATTTGCTAAAGAAGCAATCAAATATCTCAAATTTGTTGGCAGGCCTGCAGTTCAATCATTTGACAGCAAATTTGAGCTCAACAGTTTATTAAGCGTTTGCTGACAAATCCCGACTATCCTTACGCATATGAAAGACTGCTCAATGACATCAAACATTGATGATTTGTATGCACAACTTGTTATATGGTTTCGCAAACGATTTGGCAGAACAATTGACATTAAGCAGCATTGTCAAATGGGCTCTGAGTCATATGAAATTGTTCGGCTAACATACAACGTTATTACAGGCAACATTGATGCGCATTGCAGTTGTGGTGAATGCTTTAGCATGCCGCATTATGTGAAGATTTTTCACTATGATGTGTATGCATGGCTTGTAAAATACGCCAGTACTCAAATTGCATAACAATGAAAGACAAAATCAAAGCAGCAGATGCGCAAGTTGGCAAGTTGTACTTTGTCAATTGTATTACAGCACCGGTGAAACTGTTGCAATTTACAGATACTCATGCTATATTTGAGCATGGCATTGTACTGCCTAAAAATCACAAAGTGCATGTTATTGGTCACATGACGTTTGTACAGCAGCATCCAACATTAAAGGGCGTTTACATCAGAAAAGACATTATCAATGGAGAACTCATCGAACAACAAATATAGCGATAAAACAAGTTGGCTTGCTGCAGCAATCATTTATGCAAGCTTCTTTGCTGCAATAGCAGTTGCTTGTGCAGTTACTAAAAGTGGTTGGTGTTTGCTTGCATTGTTTGCAACACCATCAATAACAATTGGTGACGACAGTGCAAAATGACACTTAGCGTTGTACAATATCAACATATAATATAAATACAAGACATCAAATCATAAATAAGATGGACAAGATTCAAATCATTGGCAAATGTAATCCGGCAATAATTGTAACAACAACAGGCACTTATGCATGTACAGGTGATGCTTGGCATTCTGTACCAGCAGGCACAACTCTTGAAGACATTCAGTTTGTGCCTGAATTTGCGTCATGGTCGACTCGTTGGCAACCAAGATATATTGAAGAGTATTTGTTGCATAAAGAGATACTGCAAAAGAACTCTGTATATGCACACAAATGGCAGTTGTTTTGCAAACAGCAATATAAACAAGCATTTGGCATTAATTTGATGTCTGCTACTGAAGCCGCAGAACACTGGGTTTCACTTAAACAGCTGCATAACATCAGACATTCACAAGACGTCAATAATTTGATTGGCTTGCCGACAGTACCGGTCAAGTACAAAGTCTTTGGCTCACGAGGCAATTCACATGTACTTGTGTTATATCCTGAATCAATGCAAGCGTATTGTGATTGCCCAGGCTTTATGTATCGTCATTCATGCAAACATGTCAACTATTTGTTGAATGTTGTCATCAATGACAAGAAACTTGAAAAAGAATGTAGACTTTGATATGAACGTAAGAGCATTTTCAAATGAACGTTTGAAGCAGTTCAAAGAAGATTTGTTTGAACAGCTACTTAAAGAGTATGACAATGACATTCGTCTTGCTCAAATAAATCATGACATTGATGACGTTGAGGCAGAAATTGAACGTCGTAAGCGTAATGGCACATGGAACAGTTGAGACATTCTAATTTAAGTTCTGAGAATAATGTGATTGGCTATGCGTTTGTAGCAGCATCATATGCAGATGCAACATTGCCAATCTACGATAAGAACAAGACATACACAGCAGCATTTGCAGATGGTCAAATTGCATTTGCACAGACATTTGCAACAAATATTATGGCCTTAAACTGGCTGCAAAAATTCATTGACAGTAATGGTCATTTGAATTGCTATGACATTGTAAAGGTGCAGTCAAATGGCATACACTTTGTCAATGAGCGCAATCAAAGCATCAAATGCTACTCTTGGAAAGTCGTTGATAAGTGGAATGCAGCTGATTATGCCAAGAGCAATGCATGCGCAGACATTAAGTTCTTGCATGTTGATGAGGCTACGACTATGCTTAGTTTGCTTAGTTTGTATCGTAGAGGTCATTTTGAAACATACACAATTCAGTATGGGTGCTTCAATGGCTACTACAGACCAAGCAGCATTTGTGAATCTAATAGTAGTGTAGTGCAGTTCAGCTATCATTATGAGCAGTTGCGTCATTTGAACAGTTTGGTTGGCAAGTTTCCATGCACATTCACATATTACTATGATTCGCATGGTCGCAAAATGCAAGTCATTCAGCAGTTAAGTGTGAATGCTGCAAAGCCATCTACAGCAACAATGCAATATGCATATGGTCAGAATGGCGCATTGATTACAGTAAACTCTATCAAAGCAAACAAAATTGCTACAAGCATAGAATACATTCGAGATTCAAAAGGCTACATCAGTCAAGTCATTGAAACTCGCTATGCAAAGCATGATGTGAACACTACAATGTTATATGCAGTTAAACGAAATGCGTTTGGCACTGTTAAAAGCTTTGATGTGTTCATACAGCCAATTAACAAACTTGCAACAATTACTGTAGAATGACAAGAATCTTGACTTCATATTATGCATGCAGGCATCTGCCTGATAACGCATTTCTTGTTCAAGTGTCTGCAACAAAGCCTAAGGGCTTCATAGCAGATTTTACATGGACTGACGTCATGCCTGATTACATGTCACTTGTTCGTTTGCATAAAGCAGGCTTGCTTGACAATGCACAATATGCAGAGCAATATGCAGCAAAACTTGACGCTGCATTGTCACAGATAAGTTTGATGCTGCATCGCATAAAGATTTTTGCAGGCGAACGAGACATTGTATTGTTATGTTGGTGCAGACCATCTGCATTTTGTCATAGACACATACTTGCACATTGGCTTAACAAACACTTTGATGCGCATATTGTAGAATGGCAACCTGAATCAAATTGTTGTACAATATCTCTATTCTAAAAGATAATAATATGATTGTCGACGTAGCATATTTGTCACATGGCATTGAAGTTTCATACGTTAATGAGCAAGGTGGCATTGACATCAAAACATACCCAGTCTGTGAACAGCCATATCAATTTCCAGTATGGCAAATATCAGACCATGTAGAGCCGCAATATGCAGATATTCAAGATTGGCGCAAATTGCCTGTGACTCGAGTCACAGCAAAACGATTCAATCAATTTGACTTGCTGCAATTCTTATTTGAATTGCCTGAAGCTGACAAAGTTGAATTGTTTGCTTATCGTAGACCAAAGTTATACTTTTACGATATTGAGACTGAAATTGGCAATGGCTTTCCAAAGCCTGACAAAGCTGAAATGCCCATTAATGCAATAAGTACATGCGATGAACAATGCAATTGTGTCATTCAGACTACTGTTGACTTGTTGAATGATGATGATTTGCGCAAAAGCTGTGGCAAACAAAACCCAACACTGGATGATGCATTTGAGTTTGTCAATGGCATCATTCAAGAGTACATGGGTCAACATTGCTTTGCTGCGTATTTGAAAGAACATCCAACTGTCAAAATCTTTCAACATGCAAATGAGCATGAATTGTTGCATTTTTGGGTGACTAAGCTCTTCAAAAACATTCCTGCATTGACAGGCTGGAACATCAATGGCTTCGACAACATCTATGTCAAAAATCGATGCGCAATGCACAATATTGATTTAGCATTGGCATCTCCAGTTGGCAGAACTGTCTGGGGCAATGGTATGCCATATCACAAGTACATTGATGACTACATGCAGCTCATGGACACATACGACTATTCAGTGTGGCAAAAAGAGTCATTGCGACTTGACTATATTGCACATCGTATGTTCGGTGTAGGTAAGCTGCCCTATGATTGTACACTTAAAGAGCTGTATTTGTATCATCCATGCACGTTCATTGCATATAATGCTGTCGATACGATGGTCAATGCGATGATTGCTGCAAAAACTGACTTGATATCAAATGTGATGGGCTTGTCAAATGTGTCAAACATTGATATGAACCACTGTCAAGGCCCAGTTAAGCAATCTGAGGGCGTCATGATGACATATTTGTACAACAAATATGGTGGCAAAGTCGTATGTGCTCAAGGCGGTCCAGAAAATGTTGTGCATGCATTTGAAGGTGGCTTTGTGAAGCAACCATTTAACCATTGGGCTCATAAAGTTGTTTGTGTTGATGCAAATTCACTCTATCCAAGTTCAATGAAATCATGCAATGTATCACCGGATAACTTTATCAGACGTCTGACAAATCCTGATGAAATTGCGCATTACAAGTCATTGCCAGAGTACTTTGTGTCCGTTAATGACTGCTTGTATGACAATCATGAAAAAAGCATGTACAAAGCAGTACAGGAAGAACTTGGAGACAAGCGTAATTATCACAAAAAAATTCAGTTCTGGTATTCTAACAATCATGTTCGATTGATTGAAGAAGAGCTTGCTCGTAGAGGCGCAATCAAATTGTAAAACAACACATGAAACCACTTGTAGGCGCTGAACTTGAACAACGAATTGCAGAACTTGAGCAGTTACGTGATGCTGAACTTGCTGCAACTGAATATGTCAGAACAGGGTCTCGTAACAACACTCATGCAACAATTAGACGACGATACAATGCAAAAATTACAAATTTGCGAAAATATGGTGTTGAAGCTGCATTGCATCGTAAAGAAGTCGTTGATAAGGGCAAAGCAACTAAGTATGCTCGTTATGGCACATTAGCAGTCAATTTTGAAAAAGCGCAAGCAACAAAATTTGCACGATATGGCAATGGGTTTGGTGACATTGAAAAACGTAATGCACACAACATTGCAAAATATGGCAACAAACGAGGCAATCTAAAGAAAGGCATAGAAACAAAGCGTGCTAAGTATGGCAATGGGCTTGGCGACATGAGTAAGTTAAAGCAAACAAAGCTTGAACGATATGGAGACCCATATTACAGCAATCATGAACAAGCTCGACAAACAAAGTTGCAGCGATGGGGCAATGCAGGCCCAGGCAATATAGACAAAGCAAGGCAAACTCGAATAGCTCGATATGGCAATCCATCAACGAATCTTGACGCAATTCGTGCAACAACATTGTCACGTCATGGTGTAGTGTGGCCATGCCAATTGCCTCAATGCAGAGCAAAATCTAAAGCAAAGTCTGCACACAATACAAAAATATGCACAAGGCTTAACATGCTATTTGATAACCTTGATGTGCATTTTGAGCAAGAATTTACATTTGAGAACACGTCATTGTCATATGACATTGTTTGCAAATCGCATAAGTTGCTAATTGAACTTAACCCAACTATTTCTCATAATAGCACGCGTAGTTTTGCAAATATTGTGTTCAATGCAAATCATAATTGGCAACGACCATATGACAACCATTTTAACAAAACACAACTTGCTATCAAACACAGCTACACTTGCATTACAGTGTTTGACTGGATGCCATTTGATGTTGTCATTGATGTCATTAGAAAGCATCTTGCAGGTGAACCAGTAGACTCAACTGACTTCGCACTCAATCCGCAATTGTCAGATGACAAGTCAACAATTCGCAAACACTGGTGTCATTTGAAGACAAAAGAACATATTGAAGATTGCGGACAAGATGAGCAAGAGATGATTGATGCTGGCTATGTTGCGGTGTATGATTGTGGTCATGCAAAAAGTTAACACATGTTGTACAATATCAACATATAATAACAATAATTGAATATGAGCAAACATGTAACTTTGTCTTATTCTGGCAATTCAAGAAAAGCAATTGCCGCACGCAAAGCTCTCATATACTACTATGAGCTGCTTGGCGAACTTTCAGTAGATGAACTTAAGCTCTGTAATGATGTCAAGACAGAAGACAACCATGGTCAAATTGTTGACGCATTGACAAAGTCTGATGCGGTGTTTATTCAAGGTATTTGCAATGAAATGTTCAAGCACGGTGGTATTCAACGTGGTGGGATTGCATGGCAAATGATTCGTGATTGGTCAGTAGAATTACGTAATAGGGCAGGGTTACGCTCAAAACGCAAAGCTCTTGTTAAACGAGAAATGTACTAACAACATACAAACACATACTTAATATGTTATTCTTTGCAAAATGCAGAAATGTAGAAAGTCCTTTTAAGTCAACAGCAGAATCTGGCGCATGGGACTTTTGCATACCCAATGATTTTGTGCAAACAATGCTGCAACCTGGTGAGGGCATTGCAATTCCATCTGGCATCAAAGCACTTGTGCCTGCCTGTCATGCATTGATTGCCTACAATAAGTCGGGCATTTCACGAAATCATCTTATCATCAAAACAAGTGAGTTTGTAGATTCAGACTATCATGGCGAGATTCATCTTGCAGTGTACAATGCGGGCAAAGAGCCGTTCTGCTTGCAGCCAGGCGCACCGCTGATTCAGTTTGCATTGCATGTGGTCAACAACTCAACGTACACAATGATTGACCAAGACACATTCAATAAGCTTGCAAAGCTTTGTGGTGGCGAACGAGACGAGATGGCTTTTGGTGAAGCTACAAGAGCATTTATGCAAAAACGATTAAGAGTCAAACAAAAACGTAAATGATATGCTTAAACGAGATGAACATGGTGTAATTGACCACACTTGTATTTCAACCATTGATGAATATCAGACTGCTGCACTTGATAGCGCAGTGTATCCTAAATCAGCTGCAATTGTCTATCCAACGCTTGGCTTGACGGGTGAAGCAGGCGAAGTTGCAGACAAAGTCAAAAAAGTCATTCGAGACAAGAATGGTGATTTTGACAATGAAGACATTCGCAAGGAAATCGCAAAAGAGCTTAGCGATGTCATGTGGTATGCTGCAACTCTTGCACATGATTTGGGCTACAGCTTAACTGACATTTGTCAGCTTAACATTCAGAAACTACAGTCTCGAAAATTACGAGGCGTACTGCATGGGTCAGGCGACAATCGATGACAATGTTGCAAAATGTCAACAAATGTTGTTCAATATATTAAATTGAAAATCAACAACATAGATACAAGATGGAAACTTTGAACAAAATTACGTTACGCAATGCAAACATTGATATGCTGCGAGCATTGTTTGCATCATCATTAAAGTGCGATGGCAAGCTTAGCTTTTCACTTAATGACCAGCGAATCAGAACTGATGCTGGCAACAGCAGCTTTGTAAAATCACAGACGCTCAATGTTCTTGATATTTGTGAGCATTATGAGTCGACGCTCAAAGATGTCACAGTCAAGGCGCTCATTTACAACGGCACACAGTTTAACAATCGAGTACTTGCTGCATTTGGCTCATCTGCAATGATTGAAATCTATGTCAAACAAATTGGCACAGATACAATTGCAGAGCTCATTGTAATCTCAAACAATCAGCTCAAAATCAATCAGGTTTGTTCAATGCCATCACTTGGCTACTTTGAGCTGTCTGACAATGATATGTCAATGTTGTTTGACAGCACAACAAATCTAAGAAAACTCGATTTGACGTCAAATCACTTTGGCATCATGTCATCGTATGGCTCATTGAATACTGGTGATAAGGAATTGCCCGGCATTGAGATTCGTACGACTGAACGAGGACTAATTGCCAAGAACAACAACTTTGAATATGTGATTGATGCAAATTACCCATCTGATTTATCGCCAATCACAATTCACAAATCAATGTTGTCATTTATTGATGGCAATGAAGAGTTTGAATGTTCAGTCATCACAAACAATTCTGGTCATGATATCATGCGCCTGAAGTCTAAGAAGCGCGATTTGCGAATCGCAATGACGTTGGTATATGACATTGCAGCTGAATTTGGCGCTGCAGGTGACGATGGTGACCTGCCATTCTAATCACATCGTAATCAACTCAAATACATGTGAAGATACCTGCCGATGCAGCAGCAGATGTTCTGCTGCTGCATTTTTGTTTAACACACATATTGCAAAATTGCAATGTGTGTTGTACAATAATAATTAAATAAGATACCTTATGGCAGAAGCTCAGATAGACATGTCAAAAATTGAAATAGATGGAGTAGATTTAACTGGCGATTTGAGTCAGTTGTCTACTGAGCGTCTATTTGAATTACGTGGCTTTGCAATACAAGAGTCGCTTAAACATGCGTCATTGCAGGTGACGTTCAAAACACTAAGGAACAGTATTTATGGTGCGACAAGTAATCGATTCTATCACTTCTTCAATATGGCAGTTGCAGAATCAATTACTGCAGAAGGGCGTAACTTCATTCACTTTGGCGAACGAGTAGCAAATGACTATCTCAACAATAAATGGTGGTGTGATTATGAATTGCATGAAAAGCTGCGCAATGACCCCAAATTGAAAGGCAATTTTGATTTGTCTGTGTCGCCAAAGCAAGAACCCTATGAAGACAAAGTGCTGTATATTGACACAGACTCTTTGTACATTCACTTTGAGCCGACAGTTAAGTCAATTGGTTACACAGGCAAAAATTGGTATGACTTGATTCTTGCGATATTCAAATATCGTATGGAAGAACTGTTCAATAGGTCATATGCAAATGACCTTGCAAAGCGTCATGGAGATTCTGTGCTAATGTTCGACCTTGAGACGATTTCTGATACTGCATTATTTGCCCAAAAGAAAAAGTATTTGAAGTCTCAAATATATGTAGATGGTCGAGTATTTGAAGACCCTACTGAGCATATTCAAGGTAAGGGCATCGAACTTATTCAAACAGGCTCATCAATGCTTGTTAGGCAAATGCTTGATTATGCATTCAAAAAAATGTTCAGAGGTGAATTGACTTCTGCGACATATCCAAAGCTCATACAGAAATTATGGAAACGCTTTGAAGCTGAGCAAGACTTGGAAAAACTTTGTGCATATGTCAATGCAAACAAGTATCATGACTATGTGTTAAGCTATGATGGCGAATGGCAGTTAGCAAAAGGTGTACTGCCTCAGTACAGGGCATGTTGTTGGCATAATCGTCTTGTAAAAGCTCATGGATTGGAAACACGATACCCATTGATTGAAGGCGGTCGAGTGTTCTACTACTTTGTTGACAGAGCAAAGTCAGATTTGTCAAATATCCCAATTGGCTCTCGTCAATATTGCGATGCATTTGGCTTTGCACCAGGCGAAATGCCGACACCGAAGTATATGCCAGATGTGCCGCCAATGAACAAACGACTCATGTTCGAAAAACTCGTACTTGGCCCAATACAACGACTTGTTGCATACACAGGCATCAATGTCAGCGACCCACTTGAAACTCAACGAGTGCCGTCATTGTTGTAGTGCAATCAAAACTGATGACCAGACTTGCTTAAATTTATTTGCAAGTCTGGTCATTTTATGCAGCTTTGTGTATCTGACATATCATCTGTTGCATCTGTATGTACATATTTTGTTAAGAATAAACAACCAAATTCACAATATCTTATGGCAAAGAAACAAAAACAAGCTGCTCCAGTAGTCAAATCTACTGGTGTAGTCATTAGCCCAGAAATGCGGCAGAAAATTGCTGCAGTCACTGGTCTGACATATCTTGCAGACAATCTTGAGAAAATGTCTGTAGAAGAAGCCAAGAAAACGCTCAAATTCTATGGCACAACTGCAGAAGCTCAGAAAGTCATCGAAAACACTATCATCCCTGCAATTACTGGTGATGACCCAGGACCAGGACCAGACCCTGAACCTGGCAAAGATAAGTTCAGCATCACAATTCAGCCTGTGCCTGAAGATGCTCACGTAGAAATCAATGGTGAGGCTACAAAGATGCTTGAGAATGTGCCTGCAGGCATTCCAATTAAGTGGGAAGTGTCGAAAGAGGGCTATGAATCTCAGGAGGGCACAATCACGCTCACAAACCATGATGTCATTCAAGTAGTGGAGCTTGTTGAGCTCAGCAAAGCTACACTGACAATCAATGTAGAACCTGCAGATGCAGTTGTCAAGATGAATGGTGAAGTTCGCAATTCGTTGACTGTTTTGTCAGGCGAAGAAATTGTCTGGGAAGTGTCTAAAGAGGGCTACGTTAGCCAGGCTGGTCGTGAAACTATGATTTCAAACAAGACAAAGAACATCAAACTTGAACAAGCTGTGCAAACAGTATCTGAGTATGAGTTTGAAATGTCTGCGCCTGAAACAATCATCGAAAACACTGAAGTTGAGCTTGATGCAACATTCAAAACGAAGACTGTTGGTGATGTCGGTGTTGACAAAGTTCAGTTCCGCTATGGTGTAGACGAAGCACCTGAAGATGGCCATGTGACATTCAAGGCTACTGACACAACTGGCGAGGAATACACGTTTGTCGACAATGGCACATGGGGTCCTGCAGTAGGCTTTGACATTCCAGCAGAATACAATGCAACTACAAAGTTCACTGTAATCTTTAGCAAGGCAGGCACATACAAATTGCATGCAGTTCTTGCCAAGGTTGCTGATGACAGTGTAGTTGTTGAAACAGAGTCTACAGTAGTTGTTGCTGAGCCAGTTCAGCCTGAAGTATCAGAATACAAGATTTCTGTAGATGTCCCTGCAAGCATTCAGCCTGCAACAGAAGTTGCAATCAATGCAACACTTGCAACTGAAGTAGTTGGCACAGCTGGTGTTGATGGCGTTCAGCTGCAATATGAAATTGTAGAAGCACCTGAAGATGGTCATGTGACATTCACTGCAACAGATTCACAGGGTCAGCCTTGGACATTCGAAGATAGTGGTGTATGGGGTCCTGACAGTGGTTTTGCAGTACCTGCAGAATACAATGCAACAACAGAATTCAAGTGCATTTTCAGCAAAGTCGGCAACTACAAGTTGCATGCAGCTCTTGTAAAAGTTGCAGACAAGTCTGTTGTAACTGAAGCTACTGTAGAAGCTATCGTAGCAGAAGTCGTAGTTGCTGCAAAGCGTAAATCTAAAAAGGCATAAGTAGACTATGAAACATACTGTAAACGTTGATGCATTTGTTCAAGGTATCAAAGGCATCAAAGCATTGACTTTTGGCGGTGCAAACTTTGTCAATGAGTCACTTGCACAAATCAAAAAGTCTGGTCTGACTCTTCGAAAAGCTGCAATGATTTTGGAAAGCGCTGCAAATAGCAAAGATGCTGCTGTACGCGCATTTGCAAAATCACAGAAAGCAGCAATTGGCGCAGATGGCTTTGGTTTCAAGGCGTCACTTGTCATGGAAGATTTGATGAGTGATGGCTCTGCAAATATGCAAAGGGCTGCGTCAGCAATCGAAGATGCAGTAGATGTTGCATCAACTGATGAGCCAATCATTCGAGCAATTGCAGTTGATGGCGTGCTTGACAATTATGACATGTACCCTGAGGTGAAGTCGCTCATTAAGCAGGCAAAAGACATCTACTATGCAGCAAATCCTGAGCACATCATTGCTACAGGTGATTGCCAGCATGTGCTTGCAATTATTGAAGGCGACATCATGGGTCTGCCTGTAGTTGGCAAGTGGTTCACTGTATCTGATGGTAATTTGCTGTATGCTACAGCATCTGAGCCATCTGCAGAATCTGTTGCATTGATGGATGCGATGTCTCTTGTTCAGTATTGTCCAAAGACTGAAGCATTCTTTGCTGACACAATTGTCGGCCATGTTCGCATTGTTGGCCAAGATGCAGTTGAGCTTGATTCGCAAGTTATGACTGCACTTGAATTCGCTGAGAAAGTCAAGACTTATATGCAACTCAATCAAGTTAGCATGCAAGTTGCAGGCGAATTTGAGACTGCAGAGGCAATTTGCAATGCAGTCATTACAGTAGCGCAGCAGTTCACAAAGCTTGCAGTTCTCGACAATTCAGTCAAGCTGCAATCTGCGCCTATCATTGTATACGCAGTTGATGGCAATCACTTCAACATGCTTGACACTCAGTCTGGCGTCATTACAGTATACGGCGGCATTGTTGCACTCATTGCAGCATTGCAGTCAATTTCTGTAAGCACACCAGAAATCGAATGCATCAAGTCAATGTGGCGCGAACATTATGACACTGCAATGAAAGCTGCAATTCGTGCATCTGCACAAGTCGACGCATATCAGACAGTGCTCAACAATGTCGAATCAGACATTGCTGCAGTTCAAGTCACAATGCAGAGTATGGACCCAACATCAGAGGGCTATGCAGCTCATCAGCAAATTCTTGACAGCTATTTGAAGCAGAAAGAGCAATTGCAGTCACGCATTGCTGAACTTCTGCCAAAAGAATAACCGAACATAGTTAGGTTTGCTGTCAACGTAAAAGTTGCATCTCAATGAAAGCTCAGCCGTAATTGGCTGAGCTTTTTTATGATTGCAAATATGCAATGCATGTTGTGTACATCGTACTTTGCATCATTGCAAATATGCAATGCATGTTGTATCAAAATGGTGCAAAAACATTTTGCATGTTGTACAATTTATATAGGAATTTTAATGCTCACTGTTATGCCACTGCAAAACTTACAACCAATAGAATCTAAACTGCCAGAAGATAAGCATATTCAATATGTGTCAGATGATGACATGTTGACACAGCTTGAAGACCAACTTCGTGAAGAAGCAGCAAACACAAAGAAACGTGGTCAGCCATCAAACTATTACATTAACAACAAAGAACTTTGTGCAGAAATATGCGCATGCAAAGTATCTGGGCAGCTGTCAGATAAACTTATACACATGTTTGAGTTGCTTATCAAACATGTGCAGAGACGTTTATACTACAGAGACAAAGACTTGCAAGCAGATGTCGCAGCAGAAGCCATGCTAATTTTGGCGTCAAAGTGGCAAATGTTTGACCCAACAGTAACTCAAAACGCGTTTTCTTACCTTACGAGCTGCGTACTTAATGGTTTGGCGCGCGGATGGAACATTCAATCCAAACCTGGTATTCACATCCCAATTGATTCGTTATTTCAAACTGGCAAACACGAATGAAACATGTAGAGCCTTTGACTGGTGAAGCTCTTGAAGCTCGAATTAAAGAGCTTGAAGCTGAACGAGATAAGTTGCTTGCAGAAACACCATTTGTACGATATGCACCACGTAAGACATCTCATGGTCATATCAAAAACGTGTACAACATGAAAATTGGCCATCTTCGTAAACATGGCGTTGAGCATAATTGGAACAGAGCAGAAGTCAAACAAAAATGCGTAGCAACTAAAGAAGCTCGTTATGGTTCTAAAGCAGGCAACATCAAGCAAACAATTGCCACTAAAGTTGCACGCTACGGCAGTTCATATGGCGATAAAGCACATATTCGTCAAACGAATATGGAACGCTATGGCTATCCACAAGGTCCAGTAGATGTTCAATGTGCGACAAAAGAACGTTTGTATGGCCATAGATGCATTACAGATTATGTTGCAGCAATGCAAACTCGTCGTCAAAAATATGGTGAGAATCTTGAACTGATTGTTGAAAAATCTCAGCAAACGAAGCTTGAGCGATGGGGTGATGCTGGATGGACTAATCCACGCAAAGCCATCGCAACTAAACGTGAAATATACGGTGAACGTTTAGCGCCAATCGTTGCTAAAGCTCAACAAACATGCCGTCTGCGTTATGGTTATGCATGGCCGCATAGAGACAAAGATGAATGGCTTGCTGCAATTTCAAAAACCTGTATGGAACGTTACGGTGTGCCATGGTTTTGCATGACAAATAAATGTATGCAAGCAAATGGGCAAATCATATCTGCGCCAAACAGATGGTGGCAATCATACATTGAAGAACATCTTGGTGTGCATTTTGAGTTTGAACATGGTGTTGGCATAACGTCATATGACCTGTATTATGGCAATCTGCTAATTGACGTTAACCCGACGCATACTCATAATAGCGTGTATGGCTTTAAACGAAATGCTGCAGAAGCAAAATAGCCAAACTATCATTGGTGGAAGCAACAACTTGCAATTGCATGTGGCTACACGCCACTCATGATATTTGATTGGCACGACCAAGAAATTGTGCTTCATATCATTGAAGCGCATTTGAATGATGCGTTCATTGACTGTACTGACAATGTACTTAATCCCTTTGCGGTTGATGAATGCACAATTAAGAAGCACTGGGTTAATACAAAATCGGGTGAACACTTGCTTGATGATGACTTTAATGAGCAAGAAATGCTTGACACTGGATTTGTGCCAGTGTATGACTGTGGTCACTGGTCGTATGACAGTTAATGGTACATAAACAAATTATCAAAAATATGCTCATTCTCGATACACGTTCTGACCAGTTTCGCTTTGACTTGCCAATTGATTTGATTCCGCAAGACATTGCTGAGACATACAATAAAGTGTTTGTGCAACAACCAACACAAATCATTTATGACATCAATGACTTGTTGCATGATTCAATTCAGTCTGTGTCATTGATGGGCATATCAATGCCCATTGTCACTCAAAATGTCAATAAAGTTCTTGATGACAGCGGCATGAAGAAGTCGATTACACAGTTTCATAAGGGCAGCAAAACAATTCATCAAGCACTTGATAAGCGAATCCAAGTGACATGCAGATTGACGAATGGTGGGCTCAATTATTTTTGTTGCTTGGAGTCGCTGTTTGTGTACGCTAATGATAAACGTGAAACTATCTACTTTCAGCCTTGCAGATTTGTAGCAACATATGGTGGTGCAAAGAAACCATTGTTTGGCATCGACTTCATTGATGTCGTGTTTTCTGCAATTTCTGAACTCACATATGACAAAACTCGTGTAGACCAGAACGTGATGACATTCACATTGACATTTGTGTACAATGACATCAAGTTCAGAATGCCATCTGAAATCAACAAAGCGTAAATTGTCATGGCAAAGCTCATTGTTGCATTTATGTGTGTACTATGTTGCATTGGCTGCAGTACAATGACGCTGTCATGCTACTTGACAACAAGTTCTGAATCAGAAGCATGGCTTGCAAAAGACATTGAAGCAAACAGACAACATCATACTCAATATGGTTTGCAAATGCATGTTATGCAAGAGTTGTTCAAATTGCAAGCAGGCACACTCATTTTGATTGAACATAAACATCATCACAACAATGGTCACAGATAATTATGATGATATTGCAATGCCATTGCTTGACAATGTTACATTGCACTCAGATGAACGCATAACAGCTACACAATCAAGACAATTTGACACAGTAGGCGTTGGTGGCGTTGCTCTTGTGCATCCTGTGTATGCAGCAAATCCCATTGGCTTATCTGAATATGTGTATGCGCATAAACGTGGCATTGAGCAATTGATGACATTCAATAATCGCAAATCGCCCTTTGATTTTGAGCCTGATGACATCTTACTTGTGCCTGAGACTTCTGTATATGATGCCATAACAGTGCTGACATACAAGCAGAATGCAGATGCAAAAACGGTTCCGCAAACAGTCAACAAAACTACAACTGATAAAGTTGAAGCACAAGCGTCAAATGCATCAATTGTTGCAAACAGGCGAAGCACATCACATGTAATTATCAATCAGCAAGCAGGCAAAATCATCTTTTGATATGCTCAAAGAAGTTCTGAAGGGCACTTTGATTGATGAAGTGCGAGACATAATGGTCAATTATGACCCTGTCAATGAAGACTCGACAAAATCTGTGCTGAAGTCTGCAGGTAAACTTGTGCCACTTGTGTATGTGTGCAACACGAATGTGCCCTTTGGGTCAATTCAGTACTTTGAGCTGTCATATGGCAAGGACTTTTTGCCACAATTTGAGTTGTCATTTAATGACAATGCAAACTTTATGTTCAATGACTTTCCACTTGTACACGACATTGCAACACTTTACATTGGCAATACTGCTGACACAGAATTCAAGGTCATCAAAGCTGACTTTTTGATTGATAATGCAGAACAAGACAATGGCAACATTCGAATTTCTGCGCATTTGTTTGTTGATGATGCATTGAAGCAAACAATGGTTCAATCATTTGATGACATGACAAGCATTGATGTCATCAAGAAGATTTGCGAAGATACAGGTCTTGGCCTTGTCACAAATATCGATGGCACAGATGACAAAATGACATGGCTGCAATGCAATGAAACATATCTAAGCTTCATTAGGCGTCATGTATTACGACATATGTGGCTTGGCAAAAACAAAGTTGTCAAAGCATTCATTGACCCTTGGTATCGTTTGACGATTGTTGATGTGTTTGCAGAAATGGAAGAGACTCCGCTTGATGACACAATAACAATTGACAACATTGATGGCAAAGAATTGCCAAAGCCGCAAAAGCTCATCTTGAATAACAATGTCAATGGTGAAAATTGGATGTCAAGATTCACAAAATATGGCATGACATACAATTCAGCGTCTATGCGTAGGCCATCGGCAGTCAATGTTGTGTCAATGCAGCATAATTTGGGTGAACAAAGCATAAATGTGCAGACGTCTCAGCCTGTCATCAAACAAGAATCTACAGATAAGATTTGGGACACTTTTGCAGATTATACAGAGCAAACTGCAATTCAACTTGCTAAACGAGACCCAGACCACTCAAATGTGCATGAGCATTTTTATGAAGCTGCTGCAATGTATGATTGGTCTCAAGGCATGCTTGATAGAGTAATTTTGTCATGCACATTACAACGAACACTGAACCAGCTATATGCATTCAAAACACTAAACGTTGAGATATGGTCAATCAAGAACAAGCTTGAAGAGCCAACAAAACCTGATGAAAAGGCTACAGATTCGCCAAAGCGACAGCCAAGTGTATCTCAAAATGCAAAGAATTTGCGATTGAGCGGCAAATACATAAGCACTGCATTGAAATGGAACTACACAAAGTCAGGCAAACTGTCACAAACAGTTGAGCTTCAACGTAGAATGTGGCCTGTACTTGATATTGACAATATGTGGGAAGTTAATAGCTAATATTATGCCTTTATTTGTATGTGAAAAGTGTGGCGCAATTGAAAACACTGCGCTTGGCTATTATTGGTCTGCACGTTTACAGAATATGCCTCGAATGTGTTCAGAATGTGCGCCTATGATAGGTAAATGGCATGGCAGATTTCCAAAAGAATATGTGCAAGATAAGACATTTGCAGAATTGCAACAACTTGGTCTTGAATACGCTGTGCATAAGTTTGGCTGCAAAGACGTCAAACCTGACAATGAGTGACTGCAATGAACATTAAGCAACTTAAGCCAAACAAATCAGGGCCCTACAAGCAAGGCTACTACAGATGCATGAACCCAGATAAGTACAAAGGCAAAGACGCGACAGACAAGACAATCATATACCGCAGTTCACTTGAATTCAGATTTTGCAAGCTTTGCGATATGAGTTCAAAGGTTCTTGCTTGGTCATCTGAGACACTGCCAATTGCATATGAGCTTGATGGCGTAACGCACACATATTGGCCCGACTTTTTGTTCAAAACCGCAGATTCTACATATGTCGTTGAGGTGAAACCATGGCATGAAACGCAATGCCCAAGTCGGTCTGCGTCAAATTATGCGAAAGAAACATATTGCAAAAATGTCGCAAAGTGGAATGCCGCAATTGCATATTGCAAACAACAAAATGTTAAGTTCAAAATCATAACTGAACGATTCTTCAAATGAGTTGCACAAAGAAATGCTATGATAAGATTGCTGCAAATGCAGAAGTAGCTAAGCAAGCAGTGCTAAATGCTAAACAAACAAAGAGAGCTGTGTGGTGTCAAGAATGCAATGCTTGGCACGTAGTCACAAAGCCGAAACGATGATGATATGGCAAAGTTTAATTCATTAGATACACAAGCAAAAACGTCTTTTATTGACAAAGCGAAGTCAGTAGGACGTTCAATATTGACTGCAGCACAACGATTATTCAATCGTTTGGTAAAGTCTGGTCAATATGACCTTGGCAAAGAAATTCGAAGCAATCCGTGGTACAAAATGCCAAACGGTGGTAGAGAAGCTGCTGCATGGTTCAAATCATATGCTACGAATCCTGATGTGCAGATTCGCAGAAAGTACATGGAGCCTGGGAAGCTGTATATGTTTGTATACAGTGACCCTAAAACAAAAGATTGGCTTGCAGTGTGGGACGAAACGCCCCTATGTTTTTGTATGGGCGGCTTTTACACACAATCTGGTGAATGGCGTTCTGTTGGCTTAAGCTTACACTTTGTGCCACTTGAAGTTCGCTTTGTGATTGCAGAAGCAATTTTTAGAGCATTTGCATCAAAATATAAAGGCGAGCTTTATAGAACAGAACAAACACCTGTGTTTGTTGATTGGCACAAAATCGCGCCAATTGTACAGCCATATGGCGGCGCGTTTGCATTTCGTGAATACATTCCAGAACGCATTACAGGTTTGATTGAAATAACTTATGAGAACTGGTCGAAAGCAATTTTCATACCATCATCAAAGTACAACAAAATGACAGCAGAACAAGTATTTGCAATGTACATGCAATATCTGAAAGACAACAATATCAACTTTGCAGTTAGTGATAACAGAATGATTTGATGCTCTAATGACTGCTGAAGACGCTAAGCGCAATGCCGCTAAGAATTGGGACAAATTTGTTAAGCAAATAACACGTACAAAGTTTCAGTTATACGTGCCTGAACTTGATACATGGATATTTAGCACGTATTTTAGTAGAAAGGCTGAACCTATTGTAGGCTATTCATTGAAGCAATGGTATGACAAATATCTATGTGAAATTAAAGATGACTCAGATATCCCAACATGTTCTATATGTGGCAAGCAATTAACATGGTGGTGTGTAACACGTGGCTATGGTGACGGCGATGTTTGCAGTCATGCATGCAGAAATGCAAAATACTTTGCAGATGCAGAATATAAACAACGCATTGGCACCAAAATTAGTAATACTCAACGTGCCATGTATGCAAATAATACAGAACTACGTGTAAAGGCGTCAGAACGCGCAAAACGTGCAATGTCAAATCCTGCAGTTAGGCAAAAGATTTCACAGAGCACTCGAATAGCAATGCAGCGTCAAGAAGTTAAAGACACTCAATTGCATGGGATGCTAATTGCTAACGCAAGGCCTGAAACACATGCGCATCGAAGTGCTTCTGCAAAAGCAATCATGGCTCGACCTGGTGTTAAAGAACGTATACGTGCTACTCGCAAAATTACAGATGCTAAACCAGAAGTTAAACGTAGACGTGCAGAAGCACAGCATAGAGCATTGTTAAATGGTCGAGACATAATGTCATTGCAGCCATTTATGAACTGCATGAGAGGCTATGTTCAAACTGCAAAATACTGTTTATCAGCTAAAGCGTCGTTTCGTTCAAACAATGAACGCAAATTTATACACTTTTGTGAACGCAATAAGTTACACTATTCAATAGAAACTGCAAGGTGTAAGTATGTGTTCAATAGTGCTACACATGTATATATCGCGGATTTTGTTGTGCATTTTAATAACGCGCAAATTGTTGTTGAAATAAAGCCTGCTAAATGGCTGCATGATGATATAGTCATAGCAAAAGCTGCTGCAATGACTGCATATGTTAATGCATCTACTGAATTGTCTGCATATTGCATAATAAGTGATACAGATTTATGTGAAACTGATGAGCACATTATAGACATTTTACAAGCATCATTACTATGAATGAGTCTGCTACAACATATGAAGTTCGTGATTTGACTACAAATTGCAACGCAAATTACGCATATACACACTACTAAATAATTGCAGATGACTGCGGTCATGTCAAATTGACAAGACGTGTATAGATATTCAAAGCAATACAAAAATGGCTAAAAAGACCAAACGAACATATCTGGGGACTGATGCATTGCGCTCAATTCCAAAAGACAGCCCATTGCAGCAATTGAACGTGCACAAGTCTGGGTCTGATGCAGATTTGGAGAAAGCAGCATATACAGGTGAGCATAACATCAATGACCAAGAAGTTGTTGTGTTGTCTACTGATGACGTGTTCAATCAGAAAGAGTCACCTAAAAAGAATCTTTTTGGATTGACAAGTTATCTTCGAGCCAAAAAATATGACATCTTAAGTGCAGAACCGGAACTCGATGACATTCTTGACCGCATGATTGATGAGTGCATCGTGTTCAATTCTGATAGCAATTTCTTTTGCGAGCCTGATTTTTGCGACATCGATAAACTTGAGATAGATGACGCAACAAAGCAGACAATCAAAGATGACTTTATGGATGCATTCAAGCAAGTCTATTTGATGTATGCATTCAATGGGTTGAACTCAGAACCTCGTAAACAAGATGTCAAAGCATTGTTGCGTGAATATCTTGTACGAGGTAGACTTGGCTATGAGATTGTGTTTGATAATGCAGATGAGCCAACTGATGTTGTTGGCATCAGAAAGTTGAACGCGTTTGCATTGACACCTATGAAGAAGGGCGACATGTTCTTCTGGCAGTATGATAAGTCTCAACAAGATATGTTTAAGACACATACAATGTTTGATGTTAAAGCACCAGCATTTGTGTCTAATAATTCAGAAAAAATCAACTTGCTTGATTCGCAAGTAGCATATTTGCAGTGGAATGATGACATGGTTGGGTCTATGTCATACTTTGAGCGTCTTGTTCGTGCGTTTAACTTACTTAGAATTTTGGAGCGAAGCCGCATTGCATATGCTACGACAGCTGCTCGTTTTCGTTCACTTATCACAATTCCTACTGGCGGTAAACTGAAAGCTGCTGCACAGGAAACATTGCGTAAAGCAATGAATAAGTACCACGAAAAAATTGAATTCGACAATCAAACCGGCGAACTCCAAGTTAACGGTGAAGCATCTGTGCCCTTCAATAGCGAATTTTGGCTGGCTGATACTAATGCAGGCAAACCCAACATTCAAACAATTGGCACAGGCATGCCTGACTTATCTGACACTTCAGCAGTCACATATTTCCGCAATAACTTGCAACGCTTGTCAAAGCTGCCTCTAAGCAGATTCGATGACGGCGGTGGCATGTGGAATGTTTCTGAAGAGTCAATTCAACGTGATGAGCGGCGCTTTGCTATCTTCATTTCAGCTTTGATGCGTAGATTTGGCGTTGCAATCATATTGAAGCCTGTGTATGTTTTGATGTGCATCAAAAACAATAACTACATTGGTGACAATGATGTGTTGAATGCACTAAAACTTAAGTTCAATCGATACAATCACTTCCAAACGCAAATGGAGCTCACATTGCTTCAGAAGCGTATACATACAATCGAAGATATTCGCAGTTCACTTGTTCGTTCACTTAACATGTCTGACACTGAACGCCCGTTCTTCTCGAGCAATTGGCTTATCAACAAGTACCTTGGCTTAAGCAAAGAAGACATGCAAGCTAATGCTGAACAGCTTGATATCGAACTTCAAGAGAATCTTAAGCTTGCAATGGAAGCTGCAAGACTTGTCGCAATTCAAACAAAACAAGCTCAACAACAACTTGAACAGCAAGGCGTCGCTAATGATGTTTCACTTGCTGCGGCTTCTGGCATTGATACAGGTGATGATGAGTCAGTTGATGATGAGCCTATTGATGATGAACCTGCCAAAACATCACAAAGCTAATGACATATGAAAACGAAGCATGCACTTTTTAAGAAAATAATTACGTATAACCGCAAGATTGACAATGGTGTCGTAACAGTTTATAAGCTGTTTGGCATTAAAAATTGTAGTTATCTGCATTGTTACATGCGGCTTGAATGCATTTAAGTCTGCAGTAAAGTCTACTGGTGAAGTTGACTTTGCAACATCTGATGACAGTGCCACACAAAATTGAATCATGCAGTAGATTGCAAAACATTTTGAGATAACAGTGTTGTTAAGATAACTGTTTATAACAACAGCAAACTCCGACAGAACAATTCTGTCGGAGTTTTTTTGATGCATATGCTAATGAGCGCTCACCATTGCACAGTTACAACAGTGGAGGTTGGTGTAATTGTTACTTGACGCATTTGCATAGGCTTTGTTGTATTATTTGTTGTGTTATGCAAGCCAAACGAATGCATGTCGCCAATTTCAACGTCTGTCAATGTTAGCATTGCCATTGTTGACGAATCAGCAAACATTCTATTCGTGTATTGATACGCTGACATTGTATTAGTGTTGCGATACACAATGTACTTAAAGCCTTGTTTGATAAGCGTGTCAATGTTTGCGCTTGGCATTAAATACACGTCAACTTTTGCAAGAATCTTTGACTTGCTTTGGAGGGCTTGTTGTGCCCCTCCCCCAGTTACGAGGGATTTGCATATGAATTGAGTTTTTGAAATGAAACTTATGTTGTATGATGTAATGTCACCAAAGTCGTGGTTCAGGATTGCTTAATGGCTCATACATACAAAGATGCAATGCGTCACATTCATCGTCAATTTTGCCTGCCCAATGAATGCGTGTCAACTTAGCGATTGCAGCTTCAATCATCTTTAGTTTGTCTGCTTTGCCATCACCAGTCGCGTGTTTCTTCAATGATTTTGGCGCAATGACATCAAGACTTAGATGTGTACCAAGAGGCCAACGATGATAGACTCTTTCTAAAATCACGCTTCTAAATTCAGCAAGTTCAACTAAGCTGTTAGAGTTATGCGCAGCATAGCCATATGCAGACCCTTCTGTGACAATTTGAATGTTTGCTGGACTGTTCGGCCAGATTTCCTGCATGAACATGTCAATAGCATCAACAATCTTATTTGCAAGCGTATGTCGAGTATGCATTTTTGAGCGTTCTCTTGCAGAAGATGATGTTTGCAGATAGATTTTGTTGAACTGCACAAAGTTCACATCATCTGAACTGTCATCTTCTGGCGGCAAATGTGGTGTAAATTTGAACAATGCGACAGTCTTGCCAAATATCATGCACATGCCAGTAGCATCTACTGATACGTCGATGCCAATTTTGAGTGTATCATATGGCTGTGCTTCTTTGAGCTCAAGTAATCTGAGCTTGCCATGATTGTTTGTTGACATACAATGAATTGATTTGGATGGTTTTGTATTTTATGTATGTACAAATTACTGAAAATTTGCAATTTTTCAACACACAAGTCTGCCTTGCATATATAATCAATAACAACAAAAATGTTGCAAACTTTCAAATAACACATTTAACAATATGGCAAAACCAATAACATACAAAGGCAAGCCTGCGCAGCTTATTATAGAAAGCCGCCAGGATTGTCAATTTGTTGCTGAAGCTGTAGATGAACATGTGCCAAGTGGCGCGCTTGGTAGATTGTTCGGTACATATGCAACTATTGGCGAGCGTAATCGTAATGGTCGAACATACAATTTCGAAAATTATTTTGCGCAAGTACAAACATTGCAATCAGCAATCAAAGCTAAGCGTCTATTTGGCGAGCTTGAGCATGTTAAGCGACGTACTGTGAAGTATGGGAATGTATCACACCGCATTGACAGTATTGAATGGAATCCTGATAAGCAACGATTTGAAGGCTGGATTACTATTCTTGATACGCCAGCAGGTCGTATTGCATGGGCAGTTGTGGCTGCAGGCTCACCATTGTTTGTATCAAGTCGAGCTCTTGGTATAGTTAATCCTACTACAGGTGCAACGACTCTACTAAAGTTGATTACATACGATTTAGTATGCGAGCCGTCATTTCCTGAAGCAGAGTTCAATCTTGTCGGTTCAGTTAATGAATCAAAAGACACTCTCATTTGTGAATCTGTAGATGACGAAGACTCGCCAAACTCATTGATGCTCCAATTGATTGAGCTTGCACGTACAGGCATGTTGCAGAAGCTATTCCCTGATGCATTGATTGGCTCAGCATCATTGGATGCACTCAAACAGCAACTCATAAACGAATCAATAGAAGATTTCACTACCATGACAAACCAATCACGTTTTATTGAGGCATACAACAATGCTGATGCTAATGAAGTTGGTGTAGAAAACATCCAGAAAGTCGAAGCATTGCTTGACGAAGTTGGGTGTGACTATACCGATGTCGGTCTTGCAACTGCATTCGATGCACTCTCAGAAGAAAACAAAAAACAAGCAATGTCTTTGCTTGGCATTGACTTCACAAATGAAGATGCTAAGCCTTATGACATTAGCAAGCTTGATGATGCAGCATTGACTGAATTTGCAAAAGCTCTTGAGTTTGAAGTTGAAGATAAGTCAATTGATGACATCAAAGCAGCAATTGAAGCTGAACTCGACAGCAATCTTGACAAGCACAATGACATTGCAAAGCAGTATGGCATTGTTGAATGTGATGAAGCTCTCAACTTTGATTATCTCGATGCTGCTTGGGGCGCTTTGACTGATGAAGTGAAGACAGAAATTGTTGAAGCTGCTAAAGTTGATGACAAAGACGCTGTCATTGCAATTAAGTCGTTCAAAGACATTCCAGCAGAAGCCCAGCAGCCAATCATTGATGCAATGCTTGACAAGAATCTCATTGAGAAAGAACTCGTCAACATCGATGAATCTGCTGACAACAAGTGGGACGAATTGTCAGATGACGAACGCAAAGTCATTCTTGACAAGCTGTCATTGTCTGAGTTTTATCGTCCAAATGCCAAGTGGCAACTGATTGACAAGGACCACAAACTCAAGATTGAAGCTGAATTTGCTGCTGATGAAGCAAAGCATGCAACACTTGGCGAAGCTTGGGATTCATTCACAGATGACCAGCGTCAGTCAATTTTGTCGAAGCATATTGGTTTGCCATATAATGCAAAGACGAAATGGGCTGGCATCGACATTGCTCATCATGCAATGCTTGAGAAAGACATTGATGCAATTGACGAAGCCAAAGCACAAGACAATGAGGGCAAAAGCTTCGTATCAATCTGGGGCACAATGTCAATGCTCAATCGTGCCACAGCATTGAAAGCTGTTCAGCCTGATAAGTCAGATGAAGATTGCTTCCAACATGCTCATGACAATGAAGATGCACTTGGCAAAGAACTTGTAGATGCACTCAAGAAGCACTTGAACATTGATGAAGCACAAACTGTCGAAGTTTATGACAAGAACGGTGACAAAATCACAGCTGAATTGACTGGCTTCAATGAAGACAAAGTGTCATTCAAGTACAATGGCAAGGAGTCTGTAGCCATCAAAGAAGGTGATAAGTACATGCTGTATGACGGTCGATATGAAACTGTCAAAGCGCTTGATGAAGCTTCTGACCCTGCAGCAGACTGGTGGTACAATGCTTCAGTAGCTGACCGCAATCAGTTAATTGAGCAGATTGGCAAAGACAAGATTGGCGTAGAAGATGCTGCAAATGCTACATGGGAGATGTTTGACAATGAATCTCGTAACGCTATTGCAGCTGCAATTCGAGCACAGTCGACAGATGAATCTATTGAAGCACCATACGACATGTCTAATGGCATCAACAAAGGCGACAAGATTGTTGTAGGCGCAGTCAAAAATGTTGCAGGCACTACAAAAATTGAAGTCGAAGTTTGGCCTGCTGGCAAGCCCGAGCAAAAGTTTACTCTTCGTTTTGATGACAAGAAAGACCCTGAGTATCTTGCACTTGTTGATGACTGCGATGAGTCAGTCGATGCTTGGAATGCTGCAGATGTTGCTGCTCGAAAAACTTGGCTGCTGTCAAAGAACTACCTTGACGCTGACTCAGAGTACTATGCATCACAGCCATATGACAGTCTGCCCGTTGATGTTCAGAACTTTGTCAAAGAGTTCTTCGAAGCACCAGTAGATGAAGCTGCTGTCGGTGACAACATCAAAATCTATGATGCAGATGGCAATGAATTCGAAGCAGTCGTCAACACAATTGATAACAATGAAGCTGGTACTCGTCTGACAGTCACTTATGGTGAATCGACATCAGGCATTGTTGCAGAAGTTGATGGTAAGTGGACTCTTGTTCCTGCATCTGAGCCTGGCAAGATTGTCAATGAGTCAATTGTTGCTGACAAGCTGTATGCAACGTACTCTGACACTGACAAGTCAATCATTGACAAGTTCTATCAGGATGACATTGTCAAGACATGCATCAAAAACATTGACCCTGACAAGTCTACGATGGATGACAAAGTTGCAGCAGCTTACGATGAACTCATCAAAGCTCAAAAGTCTGCTGAAGCAGTCGATGAACTTGAAGCCAACAAGTCATTGCTGATTGCATACATCGCTGCACAATTGCAGGATGAGATGGTTAATGAGGGCAAGCTTAGCTACAAGCCAAAGACTGCTAAGTTTATCAATGAAGCTACAGAAGACAATAAGCCGACGCCTGCAGATGTAGAGCAAATCATTGATGGCCTTGTTGATGCTTCAACGATTACTCGTGCACAGGCAGATGAACTTGTCGATGCTGTATCAGATGCAGCAGACCTCGACAAAGTTGAAAACAAAGCTCAACTTGCAGAAAAGATTGCTGAAACTGCAGAAGAGCTTGGACTTGACGTAGATGTTGAGGAATGCATGAGCATGGTCAATGAAGGCGTAGATGACAATATTCGTGAAGCTGTTCTTAAGGATAAGTCATATGATGACTTTGACTTCCGCACAGTTGAGCGTGATGGCTCTACAATTTCTGTAGTCATCAGTAAGGATGACCAGCTGACTGGCATCGAAGTCGCAGGTGATTTGACTGACGCAAATCAGAAGATGCTGTCTGATATGCTTCGCACATATCTTGGCGCGCAAGCAACAGATGAATGCTTGACAAACATCAAGCATGAAATTGCTGCATTGCGTCGTCAAACAAAGCAGCTTGCAACTCGCTATGATGCTGCAGGTGTGGCAGTCTTGGATGAGAATCTGCAGCCAATTGACCATACGCCATTGTATCTGAAGCACATGCCAACAGCATACAAGTACATTTATGAAAGCTTGACTCCTGAACAGAAGTCATTGATTGCTACTCAGGCAGCAGTTCGCACTTTCGTAAATGAGTCAGATGTCGCAGCATTCTATCGTTCACGTAACTGGGCTGCAATCAAGTCATATTCGACTAAGCAGCCAGTCGGTTTCGTTAACGAAAACGTTGATGGCAGTGGAAAGTCGTCATTGACTCCTGAACAGCAACGCTTGGTTGACTTGATTCGTGGCTAATGATGATAGTTAAACAGCATTTGAAAGACCAGCTCAATTGAGCTGGTCTTTTTGATTTTGGTCAACAACATGTTTGATGTCATCATATACATACATATATCAAGTTATAATCAAACAAAGCAACATTTCACAATTTACAAATACGATAACGAACATGGCAAATAACACTTCTTTATTTGAACGGTTCAAGTCAGTCGGGACATATCGTCTGTTCATTGACGCAAGTCACCTTGACTCACTGCCCGCTCAAACACTTCGATTGCTGCCAGGCCAGTGGAAGAACGGTCCGGTCAATCGCGCCGTGCTTGTTGAAGATGCAGACCAGCTGCATGAAATTTTCGGTCAACGTGACAAGCGTTTGGAGCGTGCCGGCTGTTTCGCTGGTCTCATTGCAGAGCAAATGCTTGCAACAAGCCCAATTCTTGTGTTGAACTTGCGCTCATTCAATGATAGCGATGTGTTGTCACGAGTGACTTTTGCTGCAAACAGCTCAGGAGAAGATGGCTCACCTGTAGACGTTCCATTTAAGGATGTCTATGATACATCAAACTTCTGGAAAGCTGAGCCATTGAATCTGCTCAATGCTGTTGGCGCTGACCCCGTACAGCTGCTCAACTTCTCAACACTTACAAACAAGTCTGCAACAATCTTCATTACGCCGACAACATTGACTGGCTATGATTATGACATCAAGTCAGTTCAAGACCGCTTCCCATCAATGTATGTACCCGGCGTGAACTGCAATGACCTTGTGTCAGACTATATGGTTGATGTTTGGTTTTTCTCTGAAAAACTGACGAACTATGAATCACTTGCAGGTTCGACTGTATATGGCAAGTACTTCACAAAGGATGGCATCCGTGCACAAGTTGATGGCATGTATGGTCCTGAGGCACTGTCAAAGCTTGCAGCATCTGGCTACATGGGTCGTGTATCTGGCTCATTGATTCCTGACTTGCTTGATATCAATGGCAACAAACTGTCATTGGAAACTGCTGTGAATGCAGTGTCAGACACGACAGGTATCATGTGTAAGATTGACCCTGACAAGGTTGACGAGTTCTACAATTCAAATGACATTGAAGACGCTCGTTTCCAACGTGCAGTGGACATCTTTGGTTCGAACTACATTTCTGTAGATGAAGCTGCGGGTCCATTGTTTGCTGATGATGCTACACATCAATATCTTGGCATGGCTCGTCCGTCAACTGACATCAATCCTGAAAAGATTGACTGCACGCCAACAGCAACAGATGTCGCAATCACAAAAGAACAGCTCAAGGACTTCGTGTCATCTGAGTTTGTTAATGTGATGGTTCCATTTGTGCAGCCAGGTGAAGCTTCAAAGACTTCATTTGTTGCACCAGTGTTGCCAATTTCACTTGGCGACATCTTCATTGGCGCTGATGGTTCACCAGTACGCTGCACAAGTCGCGCAGTTGTAGCTGAATATCGCGCAGTTCCTGTCATTGGCAAGGAAGACGGCATTCCAATGTACATTGACGAATCAGGTGCAAAGGTTGCATTCCCTCAGGATGCAAAGGGCAACTTCATCTATCCGCAAGGCTCAACAGTCACAATTGGCGGCGAAGAGTCTGCAGATGTAGAAACTTCATCAACGAAAGCTCGTAAAGCAAGAGCTGCAGGTGAGACAATTTCATATGGTGGTGACCTTGTTGAATATGATTCTAATGGTCTGCCGTTGGATAAGCCGCTCAAGTATGGTGGCATGCCAATCACAATCACTGAAGCTGATTTGTCGCCACTTGAGAAGAAGAATGTCTACGATGCATTTGCAGAAAACAAAGTGTTGATTGAATATCAATTCACTGGTGCATTGGCATACAAAGCTGCGGGTGCTGAAGGCGAATTTGAACTTGCAGATGGCTCAATGATGAAGTACGCCTCGCAGGCGTCTGTTTGGTCATTGACGAAGCTTGTTGACCAAGTTAAGTTCTTCAAGGGCGCATATCTGCATGGCGTAGCTCTTCGTGCAACTCAATTTGTTGATGGCACATCTGCACGTCAGACAGAAGTACTGCAAGCTCTCATTTCAGGCGGCGTTTATCGTAGCTTGATGGACCACAATCAATGTCAATGGCGTTACGTAGTTGACCCATTCAAGACATACATTGCAGCAAATCAAAAGTACGAGTTTGCAAAGATTTGCAATGATTCAAAACGTGCAATCGCATTCTCTGCTCTGCCAACCAAGTATGACTTGTTCCGCTCAACTGACCCGTACTTCAAGGACAATGCAGGTGACCCAATTGAGTCTAAGTACTGTGCTGCAGGTGGTAACACCGATAAACCATACAGCAAGTTGTTCAGCTTCGCAGGTCAAACTGATGGCGCACCGTTCATCACATATGTAGCCAATGTTCGCTACAATGATGGCATTGATGATATGACGATTCCTGCAACAGGTATCTTGTCGAATGTCTTCATGAGAAAGCATATAGAAGCAGGCAAGCATGTCTTTGACGTCGTTGCTGGTGATGAGTGGCCACTGTCTGGTGTTGGCGTAACCGACATTGACATGATTGTCTCACAAGGTGAAGGGTCTGATATGGATGACCTTGAACCTGCAGGTTGGAATATGCTTGCTCGTTCAGACCAAGGCGTCATCACAATGCTGACATCTCGTTCTGCACAAGTAGCTTACACCAGCGCATTCAGCTACATCGAAAATCTCGAGTTGCTCATCTACGTCGCTGACAACATCGAGCCATACTTGAAGTCTGCCCAGTACAAGCGAAACACTGCAAATGTTCGTTTGCAGGTTAAGACTAAAGCAGACAATTTCATGGATGGCATCGTTGCAGCCGGTGGCGCAGTTTCGTACACGAATGTCTGTGATAGCAGCAACAATGATGATGAAACGATTGCTCGCGGATTCATTGTACTTGACACTGAAATTATCAATGCTCAAGGCATTCGAATTGGTGTACATCGTACAACATTGTCACTGCAAGGCGCATCTGCAGAGTAGCAAATTGATAGACTGAAGAGCCAAAGCTCTTCAGTCTTCATCATCAACAATAAACATCATTTTATGAAAACTGCAACACTGCCAAAGAAATCTCAGTGGCGACTGTGGTTTGCTGGACCAATGCTTGTCATCGACCAGCCATACATTCCATTTTCACATTATTATGCAATGTCGTTGTGTGCAATGTGCTTCATAAGAAGTGATAAGTCATATGATGACACACTTAGTAGATATTCTGAGACATTGAAGCATGAAGCTGTGCATGCAAAGCAATTCATCTTCGTAACACTTGCGACGTTGCTTGTACTTATTGTGCTTGCAGCATGCAATGTGCTTAGCTGGTGGTGGCTGCTTGCATCACCGCTTATGTACTACATTGCATATTGCTTGTGCTATGTGTACTTGCGAGTATTCAAAGGTATGTCACATGACAAAGCATATCATGCAATTCCAATGGAGCTGCAAGCGTATTATCATGATGGCACACATGTATGTCGCAAATGGTGGTGCAAATGGATTCATAAGATGTTTGATTATTCATCGAAGCCCAAGCCAGAGCCCAAGCCAGAGCCCAAGCCGGAACCAGAACCGGAACCAGAACCAGAACCGGAACCGGAACCAGAACCTGAACCAGAACCGGAACCAGAACCGGAACCAGAACCGGAACCAGAACCGGAACCAGAACCGGAACCAGAACCAGAACCGGAACCGGAACCGGAACCAGAACCAGAACCAGAGTCAGGCATTGGCCACGATGTAATTGATGACCCGACTACTACAGAAGATGATGATAAGTCATTCACTGTACGATGACGCATAACAAAACAAGAACAATTTAATAACACATTACAATCATGCCGAAGTTACCGCATATCAAAAACAGCGAAGTGACTGCCGAATATGCTGAACCCGTGTTCAGTTCATTGTTCGAGCTCACACTTATGCCACCTGCAGGCGTTGTGATTCCAGATACAATTGATGAGCAAATTCAGTCAATTTCAGGTTTGGGCACACTTGACAATGCGCCTGATGTGGTTTCACAAAAAGTTGCGCAAAATCAGTCTCGTCAGTTCTCAGCATTGACAGTCAGCAACATTCACAACCTGACTATCACAATGAATCTGAACTTGCATGGACCAGACACCAATGACCCTGTGATTTACAATGCATTCCAAAGTTGGAATGCGAAACGCAGGAATCCTCTCACGGGAGCCATGGGTCTCAAGAAAAACTATGTGGGTTCTTGGATTCTCGTTGAAAATAATCAGGTTGGAACAGCCTGGAGAGTAACGTCGTACAAGAATGGATTCCCTAAGGGTCCTATCAGCGCAGTCGATTCACATGACAAGAATAGTGACGACATTTACACTTGTCAAGCCGTTCTTACCAGCGAACTTGCAGTGCCACGTGTCGTAGGTTCTCAATTTTAACTTATTAACTATCAATAAGTTAGAATAATTTGAAGCCAAGTCAAAACGACTTGGCTTCTTTTTTGTTATATGCAAAGTAGTAATTTGTCATATGATATATAACATGATTAACAAGCACTACACACACATATGACACAAGATGAATTTGATGCGCATAAAGCATGGCTTGATAATGAATTTGAGCTCGCTAAGCAACGCCTTGATGACACGCTGAATCAACCAGAACAGCAAGTAGGCAAGCATCATACAAACCATCAAGTTGCAAAGATAACATATACAAGACGTGTCAAATATCTCAACAAGCGTCTTGATGAGCTTAAAAACATAGTCATATCAGACAAACCAGACATTGAACCAGCTATTGTTGAGCAAATAGCTAAACTTGAAGAGCAACGAGAGCATGAAATTGCGCAATCTGATGCATCAAGACATCCACATATACGCAGAAAGTATAGCATACAAATCAATAAGCTTAAGACACACGGCAAAACTCATGTAACGCAACCACGTCAGCAATATGTGATTGACTATGATAATGTACCAGCAGAAGTGCTTGAACATGTCAAAGCTCTTGAGTCAGAACGAGATGCATTGATTGCATCAACACCATTTGAACGATTTAGTAGATGTGCTACGTCACATTCTCGAATAAAACGACAATACAATATTCGCATCAGTTGTCTTATTAAATATGGTGTAGATAGTACAAATAAGCTACCAGACAAAATTGCAAAGATAAATGCTACAAAATTTGAGCATTGGGGTCCCGCAATGCAAAATATGCAAAGGGCTCATGCAACATTACGTGAACGCTATGGTGTAGAACATGCATTGCAATTGCCGCAAGCATCTGCAAGGTTGACATCAAACATCAATATGTCGTGGCAATGGGATTTGAAACATTCTTGCAATCTTGATTTTGTTACTGAGCATCCTATTGAGAACTTGTTATATGATTTGCGAAAAGATGCTGTTGTAATTGAAATCAATCCAACTGTTACACACAATGCAACAAAGGGCTTTGGTTACATAACTGGGCATTCTGTTGATAATGACGCCAAACCTGCGTATGCTCACAAATTCAAAACAGATGTTGCAGCACGCAATGGCTATCGATGTATAACAATATTTGACTGGGATTGTAGATATGATATGTTGCTGCACATTAGAGATGTCATAAACAAAACTGAGCAGCTCAAAACTGATGATGTCATAGAACTTGATTTGTCAAAAGAAGACCCTCGATTGTATCCAAATTATGAAGTCGTCAAAACATGGGTTCAGTGTCATCTATACAATATCAAGACACACGAACATATTATACGAACGTCTTCTATAGATGTTGACTCATTGATTGCTTCAGGCTTCGTCGAAGTCTATGATTGCGGTCATGCATTGCTCAAAAAGATTGAAAAATGACCATTTTCACAATTCAATCAATATCAGTAGTTCTATACATATTATACAGAAATATATGTTTCACTTTCAATAACAAACAAATTCAATCATGAACGCAAAACGTACACAGATTGATGCATTGCTGAAAAAGTGGGGCCCTGTTCTTGATGAGTCGTTTGACTCCAAGCTCTCGCCCGCTAAGAAGTATCTGCTCGCATCAATCGCTCAGAACGTTCAGTATATGAACGAGTCGTTTGAGTCGACGTATTCGCAGAATCTCAATGGCGTAGGTCCGGTCGCTTTCCCTGCTGACCCAGGCACGCAAGCACAGTTCCATGACCCGTCGCGTAAGCGTGGTTCAATCGATGTAGCTGCCAATGTTCTGGCTCTGAACATGAACATCGCAGCCAACACGATTCTGTTCGACCTGCTCCCGACCATTCCTGTTTACAGCCCGCTGGTTCAGCTGGACTATGTAGACTACGTGTATGGTGGCGGCAAGCTGAATGTTGCCAAGGGTCCTCGCTACTTCCTCATCAAGTGGAAGGAACTGTACAATGTTGCTTCGCAGACAATGGTTCGTGGCCTCAAGAAGGGTCAAGTTCTGTACATCGGCGGTTCAGCTGCTGGTGAGCTTGCTGCCAAAGTAACGTTTGTACAGGTATCGCGTGTTGCAGGCTACCTCGTAGTTCGCAATGAGGGCGTGTACACTGTAGGCGCAGGTGGCGCAATGACTGTTGCTCCTGACAAGTCGTTGGCTGATGTTGCAATGGCTGCATCGAAAATCTACTCGGTTGACGCTGCAGGTGCTGTAACTGACTTGCTGACTGGTATGACTGAGGTTATGTTCGACCTGGTTTCGGCTGGTGACGAACACATCCACGGCTTCGCTGCAATGGATGACCTTGACGGCAACCCAATGTCTCGTTCTGAGGCTGAGGCTGGCAACCCGAACATGCTGGAGCTCCGCACCTTCTCAAAGGCTATCGAAGTTAAGACGTACCAGACTTGGGGCGCTCTGACTCGTCGCCAGGTTAAGGACCTCCGTGCTCGCGGTTTGGATGCAGTTGCAATCATCAAGAATGCAATGCAGAATGAAATCACGCAGTCAATCAATGACAATGGTCTGAAGCGCATGCGTGCACTTGGTGTTACGACACATGCTCAGCTGTTGGCTGCTCAGGGCTACAACCTGAACTTGTACATTGGCTACGCTGGTTCGACTGCCAAGGCATTCTCGGAATTCCAAGCTCCTGCATTTGTCGACAAGATGGGTGTAGACCGTACGGCTGAATTCGGCATGGTTCCGAACGCTGAATCGAACAGCTCGGCTGAGAACCAGATTACCCGTCAGGCTCGTATCGCAACGCGTATCCTGGCTGCTTCGGCAATCATTGGCAACCTGTCGCGTTTCGGTGCTGGTGATGCTGCTGTGGTCAATACGATTGCCTTGGTTGCAATTAAGGCTCAGAAAAACTTTGTTGCAGCTCTTGACAATACGCTGGTACAGGACAACAAAAACCTGTATTACGCAGGTGACCTTGCTGGCATTAAAATCTATTGCAATCCTAAGCAGCCGCTGAACGACAACACTGTTCTCGTTCTTCGTACGAACAAGACTGCTGACGGTGTTGACGTAGAGAATGTCAACCAGGGATGTGTATTCATGCCATATGACCTTGCATCAAGTGTGGAATTAACAGCCGAAGGAACAGCAGCGCCAAAGTTGCTGATTGAGTCGGATTACGCTCTCGCGGAGACGGGTATGTATCCCGAGTTGGCTTACCTCACCTTCGCTATCCACAGCGACTACGGCTGGATTTGACAACCTGCACCACCCAAGCCGGGGAACGACAAGTACGTTAAGTTTGGAAACTTGCTAAATGATACTTGCTGGCTTGGGGAGTTCAACAACAACCACAAAGACGTTGATGTCGAATCCAATGTTCAATGGGCTGCTTGGTAGTCACCAATGCAGCAATCGCATCAACAAGTTGTTCAGTTAACTCTTCAAGCGATTGCACCATTGACAGTTTCTGACAAACGTATTCATTGAACCGCTTGCAATTAGATTGCAAGCGGTTCTTTTTTGCAAACTGTGCAAGCAATTGCTACATCAAAAATGCAAAACTCATTTGTATGTTGTATAATTATCAATATGCTATTAAAAATGACATCTAAAGAAATTGTTGCACGAATTGCACAAATTGAGTTTGAACGAGATACATTGCTCAAAACTACAGAATGTGTAAGACTTGGCAAGCGAACAACCACGCATTCAGTCATTAAACAAGATGTTACTAAGCGTATCAATAATTTGCGCAAATTTGGCACCGAACAAATTAAGCAATCACAAGAGCACATTGCTAAACGCATGCAAACTATGCATGCTCGATATGGTGCAGGTTGCAACATCAATGCAGTCAAAGCAACAAAGATGTCTCGATATGGTCATATGTTTGGCGACAAAGATGCCATTAAACAGCATAAGATTGAGCGCTTTGGCAATGCTATGGGTGACATAGACAAGTTGATTGCTACAAAGCTTAAGCGTTATGGCAGCATTTATGGTAAAGATTCTAATGCAAAAGCATACAAAACAATACAAGAACGCTTTGGCGTGCCGTATTTTGTAATGCATCCAAAATGCATGGAAGCTGCAAATATAATATCGGGCATCAACAAGCATTGGCATGCAATAATATTGCGTCATTTACACATTGACATGCAGCTTGACGCAGTTAGAATTCAACGTTATTCATATGATTTGTCATATGATATTGATGGCACACATAAATTGCTTGTAGAAATCAATCCTACCGTATCGCATAACAGCACGCTTGGGTTTCGATATGCAACAAAATTGTCTGACAAAAATGAGCCACTTGATGCGCAATACCATTACAACAAAACAAAACTTGCGCTTGATGCAGGCTATCGTTGCATAACTGTGTTTGACTGGGATTCACAAGAAGATGTTATCAATCTCATTGCAGATATCATTGCAGGCACTGAACAACTTAAAACTACTGACACAATTGAAATTGATTTGTCAAAAGAATCTCCGCTAAACTATCCTGACTACACTGCAGTAGATTTCAAAATAAATTGTCATACATGCATGCTTGGCAAAACAGAAGTTGATGTGTATGATTGCGGTCATTTAACAATGACGCGTAGCAATACAAAGTAAGTCTGTCAAAAGCAAACTTGTACTTTATGTTGTGTACGCAGTACTTTGCATCAAATGCAACATGCATTTGCATGTTGTACAATAATCTCATACAAATTATACACATGAGCTCAAAATTTCACTACGATAAAAATGCAGACTACGCTGAAGTCAATCTTGACTTTGATGCTGCTATTCAACGTTACAAAAATATTGCAAACTGTGATGAGCTAAGCAATCTTGAATCAGCCTATAAAGATGTGTGGCATCAAGTATTACTCAAACATGTCGGTATAGATTTTGAGCGCAACTTTGTTATTGGTGATGAAGTCTTCGATTTTAGACATGACAACATCGTCATCAACATCAATCCCACATTTTCACATAATAGCACGCATTCATTTGAGCATCTATTTATGCATGCTGCAAAAGATTCGCATTTGCCTTGTGATATTCATGCAAAGAAAACAGACATTGCAAAAGCTGCAGGCTTTCATTGCATTCATGTGTGGGATTGGGATGACGCCAAGAAAGTTATCAATCACATCAAGCATCAAATCGTAGACAAATCAAAGATTGTATATGCTCGCAAGCTTAAAGTTGTTGAAATTGACAAGTATACTGCAAATCAATTTTTGATTGAACATCATTTGCAAGGCAAGTGCTCAGGCAATTTTATCAATCTTGCGTTGATTGAAGGCCATCCACTTGAATTGCTTGGCGGCTATGTCATACATCAGCTTATGACATTTGGTCGTCCACGATACAATAAGCGATATCAGTATGAACTACTGCGTCTTTGTGCAGCAACAAAAGTCGTAGGTGGCGCCGAACGCATATTCAAGCACTTTATCAAGACATATGACCCTGAATCTGTGTTGTCGTATTGTGATTTGAGCAAGTTTGATGGTGGCGTGTACACAAAGCTGGGCTTTGATGGTCTTGGCTTGTCATATAGCAAACATTGGTTCAATATGCTGACAAAGCAACATATCACAAATAATATGCTGCTTATGCATGGTGCAGACCGTATTCTTGGTACTAATGGGGGCAAGGGCACTCGTAATGAAGATTTTATGTACGACCATGGTTTTGTAGAAGTGTATGATGCTGGTCAGGCATCATATGGCTGGCATAAGCAATAGTGACATTGCATCAAATGCGAATACGCGATGCATGTTGTATACGCAGCACTTTGCATCAAAGTGCAAGCGCATTTTGCATGTTGTATCATTGCAAATATGCAATGCATGTTGTACAATATCAATACAATATTAACAATGATTCTATATCATTGTGGAAGATGCACAATTTAGTCGTTCAATGCTCAGACTTTACAGTCTGAGCATTGTTTTTGCAATCTGTTCAATTGCTGCACTTGATATATATCATATCATATGAACAACAAACACTCAAATTCATACATGAACATGAAAAAGCACAAAATCTCTTGCAGCACAGCAAAGTTCATTATGGAGTCTGTTGAGACTGTTGAAGCTAACAAAGCATATCAGGTTGTAACTGAGTTCGCTGTTGGTGACGACAAAGTCGAAGCAGGCACCATGGTGCAAGTGCTTGATGTTGCAGATGCAGTTAAGTTCGCTATGCCCGATGGCAAAGAGCTTAGCATTGATTCTGCAACATTTGCTGCAAATACTCAGTTAATGAGTGATGACAATGTAGCAGTCAATGAAGCACTTGACAAGTCAGCAGTCAAGAATTTGCCAATCAGTGCATTGGCTCTTGACAACATGACTGTTCAGCAATCAAAAGACAAGACTTACATTGCACTCAAAGCACAAAAGATGTGGTTTGTCATTGACAATGCATCAAAGAAGTGTCTTGAAGCTGGTTCAGCAACTGACTCGCCAAAGTCTCTTGAAGGCTTTGAAATTGTTGAGTCACCAGTACGAGACCATCAATATTTGTTGCAAAATGCGATGGCGTCATTTGTCAATGAAGCATTTGACGACAAACTGAAAGCATTCTTGGATTGGCTTGATGACGATGACGCAGCAAAGAAATCTGCAGAACTCACCAAGTTTGCTACTGACCGTGGCTATGATGCAAACAGTCAATGGGAATACATTTGGCTGCGATTGTCAGATGCAGACAAAAAGGCATTGCTAAAAATTGCAAATCTTGATGAAGCTGCTGCAGATGATGTTGCAATAGAATCTGCAGTAGTGTCGATGCTGATGCAGTCAATTCAAACTGCACATGTTATGCACATCAATAACCCATTTGATGCTGCAAAAGTTTCTATTCCTGCTACACATGCAGCACTTGAGCAGTACTACACTGAACTGCCTGAACTTGCTGACCGCATTGCAGAAAATATGCGATTTGACAAGGGCATCACAATCGATAGTTCAGTTGTATTGACATGGTCTGACCCTGTTGTAGGCATTATGTCTCTTCGTCAAGCATTGCTTAACATTCGTGATGCTCAATCTGCAGCAACTCAGTCTGATATTGATGCAGTTTGTTCATTCATGACGAACATCATGTATAAGCTTGTCTTTGTCGCTGGTTTTGCAAAGCCAGTATCAATCGTGACTGAATCTGAAGACTGGGCTGAAAAGTTCAAAGCTCTGTCACCTGAGGAGAAAGCTAACAATGTTAAGCTTGCAATCATGACCGACATGCTTAAGTACAACTCATCTGAGATGCTGCTCAAAGCGCCTGAAACTTGGCCGCAAGAACTCAAAGATGCAATCAAGCCTCTGCTTGAATCTGCTGAAGACGCTGCAAACAAGTGGTCAGCATTGTCACATGATGACAAAGTCAAAGTGCTGAAGCAGTTCAGCAATGAAGACTTTGATGCAACTACTCTTGCAGATAAGGACTGGTCGGAACTTGACAAGGTACTGAAGCAGACATTGATGAAACAGTGGAACATTGATGAATCATTGTCAGACAACGCTCGCAAGTTTGCAATGAATTTTGTCGCTGTCAAAGATGACAAGAAGCTGTCTCAGATTGATGAACTCATTGCAAAGGAACTTGGCGATGTAGACCTTGCAATTGACATTGCATATGACAAGTGTTCTGCAGCAACAAAGAAGAAGCTGTCAGAACTTGTTGGCGCAAGCTTTGTCAATGAGTCTGCATCTCGTAAGCGTTCAACAATGATTGCTGCCGCATATGTCAATGAGAACTTCGAAGACAACAAGACATATAAGCTTGTCAATTCGATGCGAACAATTGACGGTGTAGAAATTCCTGCAGGCACCTTGGTTACATACACAGGCAATGACTCCAATGTTGATGCAGCATATGTGACTGTTGGTGAAGATGCTTACACTGTAAGCTTTGCTGAACTGATGCAAGCAACAAAAGCAGAGTAGCCTTATGAAAACATTCAAATTGTTTCTTATATCGCTACTTGCGATTATGACGCTGACAATGTGTAATGAAGCATTGCAGCAATCACAGTCACCGATTGTTTTGAAGAGCCTGCCATTTGTGCATGCAAATGTCAATGGTGTCGACACATGGCTTTTGCTTGACACTGGCGCATCATTGTCATTGATTGACAGCACATTTGTTGCAACTCATGACATGGTTGGCAAAGAGCGTTCAGTTAAGCGACTATCATATGTCACAGGAGCTCTTCAAGTATCTCATGCAATAGATGCAGACATTACTATCGCAAATGGTTCTGTACAGCTGGACATGTTTATTGACGACATTTCGCCTATTTTAGTTCAGCTTAGCAAAGCACTTGGTCATGAAGTTGTTGGCATTTTGGGTTGTGATTATATGACACGTTCTGGTTCCCTTATAGATATTGGCAACTGCAGAATGTACATGCTCAAAGTTAAGCCTGCAAGTCGCCCAATTGATGATTGCGCACCTATAGCAGATTCTTTGCGCATTGATTCAACTACGAGTCTATCCAAATTTTAAGAAGTCTACATATGACCGCAAGACCAGCTCAATTGAGTTGGTCTTGTTTTGTGTGCAAAGTTGATGCATACGTGGTACAATTATCATATACAAATGCATTTCAAATGATAAACGACAAATTACAAGAATTCATAGACATTCAGCAAAAGCATCCTGTGTATGTCAATCTCAACTTTGTAATGCAAGATGCAGGTTTGCTTGAAATTGACTATGATATTCAGCTGACTGCTACAAGAAAGCGCTCAAAACATCCTACGCAGTCAAAGAAAAAGAAGTCTGTGCATAGACTGCCAACAACATTAACTACAAGACTCAAAGGTCATCCTGTGCTACTTGATTTGCAATCAAAAGAAGACTTTGACGCTCTTGCAATAGTCATTGATAAGCAAATCATTCTCAATGAACTTGAGAATGTCGCAATGCTTAACGGTGGCGATGACTTTTATGCAGACTTCAACAATTTTGTGACTCTTAAACAGTGGTGCAATGAATGATGACATAACAAAAATTGCGCTTGTTGGTCATGCAGGCGTAGGCAAAGATTTGGCTTGGGCGATGATTCGAGTCATGACTAAATGCAAGTTCACTGTAATTGATAGCATTTACACATCAACTTTGCAGCAAATTGAAGCAAATCCATACTGGTCATGTGGCTGCAATCTTGCATATGAGTGCTTTGCAAAGCCACTGAAAGCATTTATTGCAAGTACACTGGGCTACAATTTGCAAGACTTGCATAACAATGCATTCAAACAAAAACACTTTGTAGAGTTTGCAGGTTCATCGATTCGCAATGTGCATCTTGATGTTTCAGATGTGCTCAAGAAACTGTATGGTGAAGACTTCTTTGTCAATAGTTTGTTGTATCGACTTGACAACTGTCATAATGAAGCTCTCATTTGTGTTGGTGACTGTCGATATCCAAATGAAGCGACCGCATTGCGCTCAAGAGGCTTCAAACTCATAAAGATTGTTAATGATGATGTCATGCAAAACATCAATCATTCAAGTGAGCAGCACATCGACGAGTTGTTCGTTGATGCAGTTGTCATGAATGGGGGTGGGCAATCATATGAGCAATTATGGTCTGCGTTGCTTGATGTCATGCAAGAGCTTGGCATCAACACAGAACAAGACACTGAAATGCTGTCAAAACTCAAGTTTCTTTGAACCTTCAAACATCACAAAATGAAAACACTTGTACACAAAGGCATTGCTGCATCAGTCGAGTCGCTTGTAGCATGGCACAACAACATTTCAGATGCGCAATATGATGTTCTTGGCATTGCAGCAGACATTATTGCAAATGCATTGAAGTCTGATGGCAAAGTATTGTTCACTGGCATTGGCAAAAATGTGCATTGCTGTGAAAAACTTGCTGCAACATGCTATTCAATTTCACTTGATGCTGCGTTCTTTGATGCAGTACATGCAATGCATGGTGACTTTGGTATGATTCGAAACAATGATGTTATTGTAGCATTCAGCAAAACAGGCAACACATCTGAACTTGCAACTGCAATGACATATCTTCGTGAACATCGTGAATTGCTTGCACCGAATTGCCAAATCATCGGCATTAACTTTGCTGGTGGCAAGGTCACTGATATGAATGCTTGGGCAGACTTGCTTGTATCATTGCCAGCAATTGACGAGGACTCACGCAATCCACGAATTCCGACGAATTCTCTGCTAGCATCTCAGCTCATTGGTGATAACATCATGTTGTCTGTTGCTGAACAGCTTGGCACTGACTTTGATAGATTTTACACATGTCACCCTGGAGGTGGACTTCAAAGAGCTCGTCAAGCAGAACAAACACAATCTGAAGTCGCAATGCAAACTGCGATTCGCTTGGATTCACAGGGCAACGCAATTCATACTCAGCATAATGATTGCAAATGATGAACATCATTAAATGGCTATTCAGCAACTCATATCGTGCTGAACGTAAGCATCAACGTCAACTTAAACAAATTCTGTTTGAGTTTGCTTGGCTTGATTTGCATATTGCAGAACCAGAGTTTTGGCGAAGAGAATACTTTAGTCAAGAGTTTGTGTTGCAAACATGTAGACTGACAGTAACTTATGACAGGCCAACTGATACTTGGATATTATATGCACAGACAAAGCATATTGTTGCGCATGCACATGCAGCAAAGACATTTAGCACTGAACAGTTGTTGCAATATGGTGTTGAATTTGCAATTGAACGAGTTATGAACAAACTGTACTCATATTTGTAAAAATGTGTAAACTTTTATGCTACGACAGTGCAAATTTTGCACTGTCGTTGTAATATATACATATATAATAAATTTAACAAAAACCTCTACTACAATGGGATTATACAATGCAAACAAACCTTCAGTTTTTACTGATAGGCCGGTAGACAATTCAAAATTGTCAAGAAAAATGCAAGATGGAATTGTTAAGGAGTACTGGGACACTAACTTCAAATACAAGGATATCTTCGAAAAGAATCTGGTAAGTCGATTCCTTAAATGGAAGCGAAACAGATACATTGCATATGCAGGATGCAATTCAAATATGGAATTTGCAGCAAAAGATGGCTCGCATTTCTTCCTTGCAACAGAACAGCTTCGTCAACGATTCAATGAACTCTATCCTTTCAGTTTCATTGTAGTTGACAAGCAATTCCTTGACAACAACTATCTTCCGAAAGAATACGACAAGGTCAAGCGATACATCTATTGCATTGATGAGGAAACGTACAATAAAGAAGTCAAGACAACTCACAAACCTCGTTCAATTGCATCAATTACATATCCTGGAGTTCGTCTCGTAAAATCATACGAATGCCTCCTGGAAATGTTCGAGGAAAAACTTGACCATCAGAACATTCTCCTCATTGGCAAGGAACCTTGGGAAAAACTTAGATATTTCGTAGACCAAATCGAAATTACGTATTCCGACGAATTCCCGACATTCGAGGACAACACAGATAAGTTGTTTCCGCTTAACAAGTTCCAGTCATTCCTTGGTTTCACTACAATCAATGAGTTTCAGCAAACTCTTGTAAAAGAAGTCAAGAACAATGAAGTAGCAGATAAGCCCGAATTGTTCTCCGACTACATCAAGTTCAACTATTCCTCCAAGGAACGTAAAGAACTCGAGGCAGCAAAATCAAAGAACATCACAATCAAAGAACGATACAAGTATCTCGTAATCAACAAAAGTAGTCAGGCTTGATTTTCGTAGAGGTTTATCAAGTTGACTATCAGGAAGAGCTCAATTGAGCTCTTCCTTTCATAAGCATACATATCATGGCAAATATCATCATATGCGACATTGACGGAACAATTTCAAAAGTTGGCGACCGTCTAAAATATCTTCAACAATCAAACAAAGATTGGGGATGCATTTTATGCACACTGTTATGAAGACAAGCCTATTATGACTGTGCTTGACTTGCTTTGCGATTTGCAGCAAGTTGGCTACAGAATCATATTCTGCACAGGTCGTCGTGAAAGCTGCAGACAGATGACAGAAGTTTGGCTTGCACAGCATACAGATGGCAGAATCGTCAATCCGCAAATTCTTATGCGAAAAGATGGTGATAAACGTCATGATACGCTTGTCAAACCTGAATTGCTTGTAGAAACATTGTCTGAAGACGAACTGCAACAAATTGCATTTGTGCTTGAAGACCGCGATTCCATGGTCGCTAAATGGCGAGAGCTTGGCTATCAATGTTTTCAAGTAGCAGATGGCAAATTTTAACAGAAACTCATAAACATACACAAATATGCAAAGTTTGTATGAAGCAAGACTTGCTCTTGCAAAAGCAGAATATGAAGCGCTTGTAGCAAAGCGCATAGAAGAGCTGAATATGCATCAAGCAGAATTCAAACGTTGTGCAGATGCAGCAAACACATTCATTGACAACAAATCATTGCCTCGCTTTGATGCGATATCGCATGATAAGTTTATGCATGACTTGCAGCATATCAAAGCTATCTGCAAAAAGTCTCGATATTGGAAGTTTGTTGATAACAAGCATCGAACTGTGATGCTGTACATCTACAACATTTGCTTCGATTGGGAAATGGATTTGTTGACAGGTGGTATGAATGCAGAAGACAATGTCGTTCGTTGTTCTGTGTTGTATGTTGACAAAGACGAGTTTACTCGTTGCAGAAAGCAAACCATCCCGTTGCTCAGTGAAAGTGCGCTTAAAGCTCATGACGCGACACCAATTGATGCTGCAGAGTACAATGCATTTTATGCTAAATGTGCGAAGAACTTTGGCCTGTCAATGAATCGCCCGTTTGCAGGTGATTATGCTGCGCTTGAGCAGTCATTGCAGAATGACAAAGTGCTGCAGCAGTATCTTGAATTTAACAAGCTGCTTGATGACGCAATTAAGCACATGCTAGCATATGATAGAATTGCAGCAGAACTTGTAGACATTCAAAAATAACTTGATGCTTTAACAATGAGCAGGCAAACAGGCATAATTGACAATGGTGACATAATGTCAACATTAGATGGCAGATACATATTCAGAGTGCCATTACATGAGCCACGACATTCTAAAAATGTAGTAGAAATTGGTTCTGTTGTTGAGCGAGTTGGCAATAAGTATATTGCAAGACGTCAATATGACATGAAACAATTGCATGGCTTGCACTTTGATTTTGCTACAGATGTTGAAATTGCAGTATGGCGTAAGCATTGTCATCTTGCAAAATAGCAATGCATATTGTACAATATTCATATAAACAATACTACACAATGTCTCATCAATATCCAAATGTGTTAGCAATCATTGCATGTGGGTTGGGCACTCGCATGTCAACAATGACCGGCAACAATTACATCCCTAAAACTCTTGTAAATGCAGGCAAACAAACAGTGCTTGCAAAGATTTTGACATCCTATGCTCGACAGTTTGATGAAGTCATTGTTGCATGTGCAAATGACACTCATGTAGCAATGATTCATGAACATGCTGCAGCATTTGCACCAGATATCAAGTTATCAACTATTGTGCATGACAAAGCTGATGGCTCAGCAAAAGCATGCGCAGATGTAGCAATGTTTGTTGCTAACAACATTGGTGATTGCAATGTATTCTATCATTGGTCTGATGTGTGGCTTGGCGATATTGAATTGCCGTTTGCAGAATTCAAAAATGGCTGCATAACTTGTTGCACGTCAAATGACATTGATTGCAGACTGCATCTCATTCCTACTGATGCATTCTACAAAGTAGGGTCTTATGCAGATGCAGAAGCATATGTGCTCGACCATTTGTATGAGTCTACATATCATAGTGGCATTGTTGGCGCATATTATGTACCTGCAGCGTTTCATAACAATGTCATTGATATGCAGCATAATGATAACAATGCTGATTTTGCTGATTTAATGACCAACGTTACATTTGTAGACAGATATGAAATTGCTGGCTGTCATTCATATGGCGAACGCGGAGCATTTGTCAGTGAAGCAGTCAAGGCTGCACGTGATAATGAAGTGCGGTATTTCAATAGCATTAGCATTGATGGCGATATTGTTACGAAATCTGCTACAAATGCTCGTGGTTTGGCACTCATTCAGAAAGAACAAGAATGGTATCGTCATGCTATGAATGCAGAATCGACAGTCATTCCATCGATATTTGAAACTGGTGAAGACTTCATCAAAATGTCGAAAATTAACGGAGTGACTGTACATCAGTTCCTCAACAAAGTTGATATTGAGCGTAGATATGCTGCAATTGCTCGTGGCTGCATGACAACATTCAAACAGTCAATCAATGAATTGCATGCAAGTAATCTTGACAATGACGAGATTTGGCCAGTTAGCAGACAGCAAATGATTGACGCAATGCGCAAAGAGTACATTGAGACTACTATTGCAAGATATGCTGAAGTCAAGTCACTTGTAGCAGGCATCAAATCATTCAATGGTATTGCATTGATGCCATTCGATGAACTGATGAGCAAGTTAAGATTCTTCTTGTCACAAGAAGATTCAATTGACTATGCATGCGAAAATTGGTCATTCATTCATGGTGACCCGAATACGTCAAATACAATGTTCAGTGCAGATTCATCAAAATGCATGTTCATTGACCCAAGAGGCTACTTTGGTGACGTCAAGATGACTGGTGACATCGATTATGACATTGCAAAGTTTGCATATGGCTTGTCTGGCTATGATGCATTCAATCAGTCAGCATATCAGCAATTCGATTATGTTGATGGCGATGTCAGAGCAAAAGTCATTGGCTACAACATTGATGAACTTGATTTAACGCTGCGACAGAAAGTTCTTGTAGCACTGATTTGGCTCAAGTTGCCTGCATACATCAAGAACAATCCTGCAAAAGCAATTGTCGCATATGCAAAAGGCTGCTACATGCTGCAAACATTGCTTGCATAATAGACAACTCATATGACAAATGAAAGTGGCTCAGATATACATCTGAGCCACTTTCATTTTGCATTTTTGTATTGTTTGCTAATGCCTGTTAAAATACATATACAAACACATACAATATAAGTGTGTACAATGTGTACAATGTGTACAGTTCGCCATCCATATGAATAACAACAAATTTACAATGCGCAACTTAGTGACGAATGACACTGGTGTGTCAGTCAAATCATTTTTTGTTGTAGCTGTGACTTTTATAGGCATCTTTATATTGCTCGTTGTTTGTTTTGCTATCATATGGGAAGTCGTAGCAACTGGCAAAACAACTGAGCAACTTGGCGCAGTTGCAGGCATAATTGGCGCAGTCGCAGGCATGTTTGCAACTGCGGGCATTACAAAAGTCATGGGTGAACGAAATGAGTGCAAATGCAAAGAACTTGATAGACAACATGAACAACAGCAACAACAGCATAGCTAACATTGCAGATATTGCAAGTGCTTCAAGAGACTCTGTCATTGCAGAGCTTAAGCAATATTTCAGCATAAAAGAACTTGTATGCAAACATTGCTATGACAAGTTTGGCGATAATTCTTGGCAGTTTCTTGACAGAGAACTGCTTGACTTGCTGCTTGCATTACGCAAATTTGTGCTGAAAGTGCCGTTATGTGTCAATAATTGGGCTAAAGGCGGCACAATGAGTCAACGTGGCTTACGATGCAATATCTGTCAAATCCCAAAAGACAAGACACTTGCAAACAAGCTTTATTTGAGTGCACATTGTAATGGTGCAGCAATTGATTGTCAGTCTGCAGATATGACTGCTGCAGAAATGCGAAAGCTCATTAAAGAACATGCAGATGAATTGCCGCATCGTTGTCGTATAGAAAAAGACGTCACATGGCTGCACATTGATTGCTTTGCAGTTACGACAAATGACCTAAAAATCAATGAGTTTGCAGGCTAAAATACATATCACATGGAAACATTGTTGTCATCATCGGAACTTAGAAATGTCGAAGTGTTTCTGCAAATTGCATCCAACAGCTATTCGTCAAGAAACAACAATTTTTCGATAAACATGACCCAAAGTTATCTTTCACAGATTGATGAGCTGTGCGTAAGATATCTTGCAGTTGCGCAAGATTCTGAAGCAGTCACTCGACTCAATCAGCTTGCAGCAAATGCAAAACAATCTATTGTGTCATCGCCAATAACTGCAGCAGAAACTGTTGAGCAATTTAACACTGACGCTGCTGGCATTGTTGGTATGAATGTCAATGAAAGTAGTCTTGACATTGATAGAAAACTCAAAGCAGTCAAAGAAGCTGTAGAGTCATCATACAAAGTCAGATTGTCGAGTAAGCAAGCTGAACTGCTTAATAAGCTGGCAAAGTCAATTGACATTGCAGGTTCAATGACAGACCAACAAGCAGATATGTTGTACATTGAGCTGTTTGGCAATAAGCCTGACGGCAATCGTATAGCAACATTGATTGCAGTTGTTGAAGACGCTGTGCAGAATCCTGAGTACTTTGTCGATGAACAGCTTGTATGTGAGGCACTTGTAGATTATGCAGTAGTAGTTTCAAATGAGCCTCGTGGCATTGCTCGTGTACCTGCAGTGCTTGCTGAAATTGCGAAAGTCAAACCAAAAGATATGTTTGCATCAGATGTGCTTGCAAACATCAACAAACTCATCGAACAGCAAAGAACTCCATCTGCAATGGTCGCTGCAGACTATGTTCGTGAATTGCAAAATAATCTCAAGGACTGGCAAGCTGCTATGCGATATGGTGCTGCAACTGGCTCATCACAGTTGCGGCCAAAATATCAAGCACAGTCTGAAAAGCGTGCTGAGGCTGCAAGACAGCTTGTGAATGATGCACAGCAACTTATCACAGACATCTGCAAAAGAAGCTTTGCATGCATACCATCATTCACTGCTACAAGAAATGCAATTGGTGAAGACATTCTTAAAGTTAAGCTGCTTGCAAACTTTGGCAATGCTGATGAATCGACTTACAATGCCATCTGCAAAATCTTGAATGACCTTGGGTTCAAAGCGCATGCATACGCAGTCAATTCATATGTTAACTGGTTGATTGTATGTGTTGACTATCGATACTACCGAATGACCGCTGCAATGCCCTTGATGACAGAAGCATTGTTTGATGCATACGCAATTGAGTCATTCAATAAGCAGACTGGGTCATATGTAGCAGGTTTTGGGCTTGCACGATATATGCTTGAAACTCTGAAGCGCAATAATGTGACTGCATGGTACAGCCTTGTCCGCACAGTCAATGAAATTTGTCTTGACAATCGAGCAATTTGTCAGCTGTTGTGGAATGTTGCTGATGAGTATGTTCGCAAGTCAATCATAGTGACTTGCTGTAACACAGACACATTAAGAGCACTTGATGTTGATGACGTTGCTGAAGTGTCAGACTTCAACATCATACCTATGTCAATTCAAGAGCAAGTTATGATTTCAATGCGAGATTCTGTAAGTAGATAAAGTTAGGTTTTTGGGTTAAGTTATCATCTTTTTCTGTTTTGGTGCAAGCAGGCTGTAATTGCAGTCTGCTTGTTTTTGTTTGTAATTTTGTGTGAACTTGTTATACATTCTGGTGCAAATCTGGCAACTTTGTAGTATAATTATTATATATTAATATATTTTAACCTCTACTACAATGACTTACGGTGAAATAATGGAACAGCTTTCGAATGATAACAGATATGTTAAAGATTTCGAAAAACTGCAAGCAATGTCATCAATCAATGACAACAACCCTATCATTAAGATAGCACATTGCTGGACAAAAGGATTAAGTCTGATTGTTTCATATGATTGCAGAAATGCAAGACTTGAACTTTGGACTTACTCAGCAAATCGAGCATTCCAAGAACGCTACTGGCAATTGCCGGAAAGTACATTAACAATGAGCACTGATAAAATTCTCAGATATGCAATCACAGAACTTGCAAATACAATAAGATTTGGCAAGGACGTAGATATGCCTATAGAAGTTCAAATGATTGCACAACGAAGATTTCGCCAAGATACAGTATTTGGCATTGATTGGCTAATGTCTAAAGAACAGCCTTACATTGACGCAATCACTTATTATACTGGCAAAGCACAATAACTACAACTAACTGCAACTAACTATGAAACACTATCTTGTATTAGTAGACTACATTGACCATCGATGGTATGAAGCATTTGACAATGCCAAGGATGCTCAGCAGTACTTCAATTCTAAATGCGAAGAAGATGATGTAGTAGATTGCAGTTTCATTCTTGCAGAAGCTGTTCAAGTAAAATAGCAGGTGCGCATCAACTCAAAACAGCCAAGCAATTCATTGCTTGGCTGTTTTGAGTTGATGCAAAATTTTGCCCATTGTTGTACAATTTATACATAAAACTGTTAAAACACTTAAATGCACTGTTACAATGACAAAACGTCCTATTCAAATTGGGTCGCCTGAATATGCTGAAGTGCACACTACACTGACACATGAATTTACAGGCGACTCAATGGCTGCTGACATATGCATGTCAAAATACTTGCATCATGACAAAGACAATCTGTATGAACACTCATTGTCTGATATGCATGAACGCTGGGTCAATGAATTTGACCGTATAGAATCACAATTTGAAGAACAGACAGGCAAACGTGTATTGTCAAAAGAGCGACTTGCATATTTGCTTGAGCCATTTAAGCGATTTGTACTTGGTGGTTCTCCAATGGCTGGTATTGGTCTTGGCGGTTACACATCAATGTCAAATTGCTATGTAATAGGCAATGATGCAGACTCATATGGCGGCATCTTCAAAATAGATGAAGAACAAGTTCAGTTGATGAAACGTCGTGGTGGTGTCGGCCATGATTTGTCACATATTCGTCCAGAAGGCGTAGAAGTGCATAACAGTGCTGTTACGACGTCTGGTGTAGTGTCATTTATGGAACGTTTTTCAACATCGACAAAAGAAGTTGCACAAAATGGCAGGCGTGGCGCATTGATGTTGTCATTGTCAATTGAGCATCCTGATGCAGATAAGTTCATTGATGCAAAAAAGGACTTGACGAAAATCACATGCGCAAACATTTCCATCAAGCTTACTGATGCATTTATGCGTGCAGTGCTTGCAGAACAACAGTTTGAGCATGTTTGGCGTGGCTCTAATGGTCAAGAGCTGCATAAGACATCAGATGCAAAAGCATTGTTTGACAAAATTGTTGATAATGTATGGGCATCTGCAGAACCTGGTGTATTCTTTTGGGACCGCATTATGGAAGAGTCGAACTCGAAAGCATACGGCAAAATGTATGAAGAGCGCTCAACAAATCCATGCTTCACTGGTGACACAAAAGTGCTTGTTGCTGATGGCTCAGGCTTGAAGACATTCAAAGAGCTTGCTGATAACGGCGAAGACATTCCAGTGTATTGTCTTGACGCTAATGGCAAGCTTGTTGTGCGTACAATGCGTCGACCAAGATTGACTGCACACAATGCACAAATCATTCAGATTGTGCTTGATGATGGTCATGTCATCAATTGCACAGCAAATCATGAGTTCAGACTTGCTAATGGTGATTTCAAGTATGCAATTGACCTTGCGACAAATGACACGTTGTGGGCAATTGATATGCCAAGCGCAGATAAGCTATCAATTGCATTGAAGACTGATGAGCTTGTAAAAACAGAACGAAATACAGTTATCAAACAATGCGAGTGCTGTGGTAAAGAATTCGAAATCTCTTATGACAATCGTGAACAGTCATATTGCTGTGAAGCTTGTGCAGCATTAGGTGGCTGCAGCAAATATGCAGACATTGACACTACTGGTGATACAATTGTCAAAGTCGTTGCAACACGTCACATGAACAAAGCAGATGTGTACAATGGTACAGTAGAAGACTTCCACAATTTCTTTATTGCAGTCAATGACAAGCAAGTAGTCAATACATTAAATTGTGGTGAACAACCTCTTGCAGCATATGCAAGCTGCATTTTGTCACATCGCAATTTGACTGCATACGTGCTTAATCCTTGGACTGCTGATGCGTCATTTGACTTTGAGACATTCTATAAAGACACGTATGATTGTGCAGTCATCATGGATGACCTTGTACAGCTTGAAATTGAAGCAGTGCAACGAATCATTGCAAAGGTACAGTCAGACAAAGAAGACTTTGACATCAAAAAGACTGAACTTGACTTGTGGCACAAAGTCTATGACAAATTGACAAATACTCGTAGATATGGCATGGGCTTCCTTGCACTTGGCGATGCAATGGCAATGCTTGGCTTGCGCTATGGTTCACAAGAGTCAATTGACTTCGCAGTCACTATGCAACAATGGCTTGTAAAGGCTACTTATGAAGCATCGATTGACTTAGCAAAGATTCGTGGCGCATTTGCAATATTCGACTATGACACAGATGTGCAGTCAAAGTTCGTACAGCGTATGCTATCTGAACCGATTGATGATGAGCATATCAAAACTTATCAGCAATTTGGCCGTCGAAACATTAACACGACCACAATTGCGCCAACAGGCACTACAGCTTTGATGACTCAGACAACGTCTGGCATTGAACCTGTCTTTATGCCGCTGCATAAACGTCGTCGCAAGCCTACTGCAGTTGATAATGAAGCTGACATCAACTTCATTGATGAGACTACTGGTGACAAGTTCATTGAATATGCTGTAGTTCACTACCCATTGATGCAGTGGATTTGTAAACGATTGCAGCTTGGCGATGGCAAATTTACTCTTGTCAAAGATACTGGCATTGAATGGTCAGAAGCAGAAATGTCTCGTATCAAAGCTTGGCTATCAAATGCTCCACAAGCAGTCATTGATGAGTTGCTTGTTCAATCACCATACTACAAGGCAACTACTGAAGATGTTGACTGGATTGGCAAGGTGAAACTGCAAGGTGCATTGCAAAAATACATTGACTCGTCAATTTCTGTAACGGTCAACATTCCAAACTCTGCAACAAAAGAACTCGTTCGTGAAATTTATATGACTGCATGGAAATCTGGCTGCAAGGGCTGCACAATTTATCGAGACGGCTCACGTGCAGGTGTTCTCGTAAAAGATGACAAGCAGTCAAAAGACAAGTCGCACATCTTGCAATCTGGTCATCGCTCAAAACGAAAACCAGTATTGCCTGCTGCAGTGTATTGCGTGTCAGTGTATAAGCGCAAGTGGTGTATTCTTGTAGGCTGTGATGACGGTCGACCTTATGAAATCTTTGCATTTGAACTTGACAAAGATGAATTCGACAAGTTGCAAGGCATTGAACAAACGACAATCACAAAGACTGATAAGAAGCACTACAAGCTTGGTGACAATTTGTCATTCTTGCAGCACTATGACAATATATCAGAACGTCTTGGTTCAGATGAGCAACAAACAATTACTCGACTATACTCAACGATGCTTCGCAATGGTATTGACCTTGGCGAAATTGTCGACCAAACTGCAAAAAGCTTTGCATCTGTCGGAACATTCTGCAAAGCAATTGGTCGTGCATTGAAACTGCATATTCAAGATGGCTCAAAAATGTATGCAAAGTGCCCTGAATGCGGTGGTGACATGGTCAAGTTTGACGGCTGTGTTCGATGCACCAACTGCGGACATTCAGCATGCAATTGATGTTGCATGACACACTCAAAATGAACCTGCGAAGAAATTTGCAGGTTCATTTTGCATTGTTGCATACATATAACAAACAAATCAATTGATTGACAATCAAAATAGTTGATATATGACAACACAAACAAACAAGTTTGGCGGTCGACCAGTAGGCTTTGTCAATGAAGCTGCAGATGACAACATCAAGTCTGTCATTGATGCATTTATGTCTATCAGTGACAAGCGAAGTGATGTCAAGTTTATGCGTGGCACCGTTGAACGTGTATGCAATTCAATTTTGAAGCCATCATTCGGCTCATCAGAAAGCATTCGACCATTGAAAGATGTTTATGGCGTACTTGACATCTACAATGAAAAGTATCATGTGATGCATCCAAAAATGAAGTCAATCTTCATGGACATTATGAAGCAAGCATATGCTGCTGCAGATATTGTCTGTGAAAGCGCGACAGCAGAATTGTATGCTGGCACATGGAATAATGCGTCAAAACAAGAACGCAAAGCAATGATGGACGCTCTTGCAAAGGCTCAGCCAAATTTGCGATATGATTATGCAGTAGTAGACAAATTGTTTGACGAACTGTCGGGCAAAGATGCTGATGCAGTTATGGATGCAATTGGCATGCATCTTGATGAATCTGTAGAATCTTCATGGAATGCATGGCCATTGAATGTTCGCAAACAAATCATTGCAGAAGTTGCTCCACATATGCTCAATCAGCAAGCAAACATCTATGAGTCACCATATAGCAACTTGCCGGAAGACACTGCACTTGCTGTTCGTAGCTACATTGAACAGCATTGCATTTGCGAATCTGCGTCATACAATCTGACTTCATTTGTTCATGCAATTGCACAAATTGAGCCTGACAATTATTGGCGTTCGAAACATGGTGCAGTTGAGCAATGCGCAGGTAAAGAATTTGCAGACATGCTGTTGCAGTGGTCAGAAGACAAAATTGCAACACAATGGCAAGTTATGTCACCTGAATGTCGCAAGCGTCTTTGCGAAATCTTCAATGTCATGTACATTAATGAAGCAATCTCAAATCCTGCTGGATGTTCATATGCACAAGCTTGGTGGGACAATGACGCAACACCAGCAATTGACAGAATGAATGTGTACAACCGCAGCGGCGCTGGCATTGCAAGCAACCCAGATTCAATATTGCTTGATAAAATGTGGGTTGACTTGACTGATGGTCAACGTTCATGCATTACAGCATATTTGCGTGAACAACATGTACTTGATGAGGGCCTCATCAAATTCTTGATTGGCGCTGTAACATTCCGCTGGATTTGGAAGAAGCTTGCAAATAAGTACCGCGATAAGGTGTTGAAATTGCTTGGATTGTCTCAACCAGAAGTTACGAAGTACGGCAATCTTGACCTTGATGATATGCCAAGCAATTTGCGTGGCAAAGTTGAATCAATTCTTGGTGATTACGCTAAGAACGTCAATGAGTCTGCAGACGACAAAGAGCTTCAGCATGTCATTGCATATCTTAACACGGCATTTGTCAATGAAGCTGCCGGTGACAAAGACTCTGTCATCCAAGAAAAGTCAAAGGGTGTATGGGGCATCATTGGCAAGAATGGGGAATTCTGGCCGCAAGACTATGACTCATATGATGCTGCGTTGGCTGCTCTTAGAGCATATCATGCAAATGCGCATGTTCATGAGGGCAAAATTGGTGTCAATGAGCTTCGTAAGGAGCAAATCAAAGACATTGTATTGCCTGCGACTGGCAAGTGGTGGGACAGCACAACAAAAGCTGAACGCAAAGAAACCCTTGACAAATCTGGTCTTGGCTCATGGTTTGCAGAAAAGTCGTGGTCAGAAGTTGGTGCACTGAATCAATTGTTAATTGCATGGACTGCTTATGCGCTTGGCAAGATTGCTCAACTTGATGAAGGCAAATTTGACAAGTCTGAGGCAAAAAAGCATGCCGATAACATTAAAGCAATTGCAAAGAAAGCAGGCGCCAAGATGGAGATTCGCAAGTCAGTTAGTGACCCGCATAAGTCATATGTGCTGTACAAGTTCTCGTCATACAATTCAGATGCAATGAAAGAATGGCTGTCACTTGGTCATGGCTATGGCATTGCTGCAGGTCCAATGCCTGGTGGCGAATTCCATTGTTCAATTGATATGTCATTGTTCAATGATGCTGGCATTGCAGTTGATGAGTCATTGTCAGCAGACGGCAAGATTGCATACAGCACAATTGGCGTAGCATTTCCAGTGTCATCAATCAAAGCAATTTGCAGTTGGCTTGCATATGACATGACACAGAATCAAAGTAATGCTTGCATTCGTGGCGAAGTTCTGCAGCTTGTAAGTTCAATAGGTTTTGATTGCCGCTCAATTATGCAGCCATCTGCGCTTTATCCATGCGGCACACCAAATCTTGACTTACCTCTGCAACAAGCATGGATTCCTGCAATCTCAATCAAAAATGACATTGCAGTATTGCTGACATATGCAAATGACAGCAAGCAACTCATTGTCTGCCATGATGGCGACTGGTTTGTAATTGTTGATACTGCAGACATTGCACGAGTACTTGACACTGTTGATGCGACATCATTGTACATTGCGCAAGATACAATGCCTCTGCAAATGCCTGCAATGAAACGTCAAGTCGTTCCAACAGTAGGCATGGCTACAATCATTCAAATCTGCAAACGCTTTGCAGGCAGAATTGATGACGATGCACGTGGCGGTGTCTTTGAAGCTACACAAACATTTGAAGCTGAAATGCTGCCGTCATTTGTCAAGAACATTGTTGCAGCACCTGATGCAGCAGAGTTCTTAAAGAACACTCGAAAAGTCACATTGGCGCCAAACACTCAATATGCATATGCAATTGACGTCAATGGCAATCGACTGTGGCTTGCAATTGATGGTCGTTGGTGGACTACTTCTGACCCTGCAGTGGTAGCATTGATTCTTGCAAATACGCAAGATATCGAAGCTGTCAAGGCTGCAAAGAAGTCGGTTGAGCAATTTACTCAACAGCAAATCATGCAAGCTCTTGCTGACATGTCTGCTACATTGACAAACGTTAGATATGCAGTAGCTGCTGGTCGTTGTCAAGATATTGCAGTGATTGCTAAAGATGTAGCAGCTGACAAGGATGTTGAAGTGCAATTGACTGCAGGTGTAGATGTTCCTGTGCTTGCATTCAAAGACGAAGTGTCACCCATTGTCACTGTGCGATTTATGTATGATGGCAAAGCATATGAGATGACGCCGACAGCTGAATTGCTGCAAAAGTGCTTTATGTTTGTTGACAACATCATTGCTCTGTTCTAACATAGCATAAGCGTATGCAAAAAAGAAAGCCGAACTGAAATTCAGTTCGGCTTTCTTTTTGTATCATGCTACAGTCTAAAATGAACTTACAAGTTCACCAAGCTGCAATGCTTGTACATAGAAAACACTGCCAACACCAGCACTTTGCAGAAAAGCTGCAAGTCCAGATGCCATAGACTCTTCCGGAATGTTTGATGCTATGACAGTGTATGGAAATTCTGCATAGGCATTACTAATCATTGGCCACCATTCGTCTGCGTCAGCTTGCATAATGTCAGTGTCTTCAATTGAATAGCCATTATCCCAGAGTTCTCCATTAAAGTTGTCAGTCAATGCTTGACCACAACCGCAACAATTGACAAAAGCTCTTGTATTAAATCTTACGTCACTTGGCTCTACATAAACAGCATACATTAAATCATTCACATACTGAGTCATGTATGCTTGTGGCCATACAAACTCATATTGTGTACGACAATATAGTTTGACATGCATAGTGCCATTTTGTATCTTTGCATCATCTGCGTAAAATGACACAGTAGCACAACCAACGCCGCTAATGCTTGCATCTTGCAATGCTATAGTGATAACTGCGCCCTTTGATTGCTGAAGCTGAAGTCGAGATGAGTACCAACGCCCATTTTGTGTGTTGCCATTTGCAACAATTCCGCCATCATAGTATACTACGATGCTATGAGTCCCAGTCGTGTATGCCTTTGTCGGCATATCATAGTCATACAGTCTGACATCAATAGTAGTGATAGGAGCACGAAGAGCCCACCCGCGATTGACTGCTGGCGTTCAAACCAGAGTTGAGTAGTTTTCATAAGCGAAAGAGCTGTTAAAAGTTTGTGAAAATGTTTACAAATTATTTATCAACTAAGTGCAAAATCTGCAAGTGTGTAGTATTATATATCTATAAATAATATACTATCAAATATACTAAACCTCTACATCTATGAAAATCATTGAAAACAACTACAAAGCACCTACGCAACAAATAGATAAACGACTTGGCAGAAAGGTCTGCTATATGTGCAATTCTATTATAGAAATCGAAGCTTCTGATTTACACATGACGCTTGGCAATCCTATACCAGGTCCTGCATATGAAGAACCCGAAGCATATTGGACATGCCCATGCTGTCATGGCATGGTATATGCAAATGTAGCAAAATCAGCACAATAAAAGCATTCGCAATATGGACTTTAGCTCAATCAAATGCATAGAAGTCATTGATAACAATGATAATGCATGCAAAGTTAACATAACAGATGCAGCAAATGTAGTCATTGGCAACTGTATCTGCATATCTACTGATGGCGTCTCTGCATACAAAATTGCACAGAAGCTTGAAATTGCAAACATCAAATATGACGCAATGGCTGCACATGATAAGCTTGTCATGTTAAAAATTGAATGCGTCAATATCAAGTCATTACAGTTAACATTTTAGTAAGCATAAAAATGAAATTGCACGAAATTCATAAATGTGGCATTACATTGCAATATTACTTTGGGTCTAAGTGACGTAATCCTGAAGAAGACCAGAATGCTGCAATGCATGCAATATGTTCGGCAAATGCTCGAGTCTGGTTCAAGTATGACAATCAATGGTACTTAACAAAGCTTGAGTCACTAATTGACTTCAAGCATAAGTTTGATAAGTGCTATTCAAAAGAACATGTGCTTGAAGTCATAACAAGTCTCATATAGCAAAACAACAATATTATGGCACGAGGAAAGAAGAACAATGAAGAAGCCATGCAGGCTCGTCTTCAAAATTCCGTAGAAATCGCAGAGCAGCTTGGCTTACATTCTGCATCTTATGACATCAAAACAAAAGCTCGCATCATTCTTGAAGCTGCAGACAAAATTCAGGAGCAGATTTGTGCTGCAGCAGACTCAATCAAAATTGAGGGCTTTGAACAAGCAAAAGAAATTCTGGGTGACGCTGTTATGTTGACGAAGCCCTTCTTTTTGGAGCTTGTAGACATTCGTCGCAAGGCGATATTCGACCAGTCACCTGAATGGAACGAAAACAAAGACAAGCAACTTCCGAAAATTGAAGAGGGCACGAAGTGGACTGCGACTATGGATGCAACACGCAAAAAAGTCTACGAGGACATCGCGGAGCACAATGGTCGTATCACAAAGCTGCTGTCGAATGATGCAGAAATCGATGTCAATGAAGCAAATCTGCCCATGATTGATGCGCCTGAAGAGTTTCTTGAGTTGCTTGATGACTGCGCAGCAACTCGTCAACGCATCAATACTGAACTCTGGCCTCAGATGGCAAAATATCATGACTGCTTTACAGTAGAATGTGAAGCAGAAGATTGGGAGTTTCATGATATCATGCGCTGGTGGCATTACAGAAAGGGTGGATATCCCACAGAAGGCTCAAAGCCTTATCTATGGGCAATCTTGGATAAGTTCCAGTATGCATTCAGACAGTGCAACAAATATGGGCTTGATTTCTGCGATGGCTATCTTGAGCGCTTTGGCCTCGATGTTCAAATTAGCGGACCTGTACAAGACAATGCATATGAATGGGATTTGTAACACTACTTTAAGATACATCAGCAATCTTGCAGATTTTGCTGCAATATATGACCGCAATAAACACGTGTTTGTATTGAGAGCAGACCCAATATGGCCAACTCCAATGCATGTGTGTAGCGACAAACGATTGCCCATTGCAACAATTAGCGCAGCAGAAGCTCGTACATGCAATATGCAATTGTGCAAGAACTTCGGATTTGTCATAGTTCAAGACACAATGCAAGTGTTTTGCTCAAAATCTGTGCTTGACTTGCAAAACCCAGCAATCACAATTGTTGACAGAAATAATCGACAAGTTGTTGCCAGTCTGCCACTGATTGTGCCAGCAGATTTTGTTGGCTATGATGGCTTACAACAATTAACGAAGCTATCATATCTTAAAGTAGCATACAATACATTGCCACTTAACTGCACAGTTGACAATGAGATTTTGCTGCAAAACAATGTCATATTGCGCACAGTGCTACAGCATAGAGAACTTGTTCGATATGTTAGAATGCTTGCAGTGTCTGGCTATGTGCATGTGACAGATGACAAGTGCAGATATGTCAAATTTTTGTGCAAGCTGCCAAAGTACTTAACAGAAGCAATGTTGAAATCATCTGTTACATTACATCTGCAAAATGACTGCAGCACTTATGCAGAGTTTTGTGCAGCATTTCAGCAATGTACTACAGCAGAATGCTCAAAAATTGTTAAGCAAGCATTTGAGTTTGCAGCAAAGCATCATTGTTCAGACATTGAGCTGCATGACATTAAGTACATTACTGGTGTTGTAATGCAAGATAAAGATTTGACTGCATGCAAATTGCCATCTGCTAAACGAGTATTTGAACTCTACTATCGTGCTGTATGCAAGCCAGAGCACATCAATGCATTCATTGCAAAGAATCAATTGCGATAACTACTTATGAAACAGTCTAATGACACGTATTCTATACTGGACTTTATTGTTCTTGGCATAGGTTTGATATGTCTTGCAGTAGTGCTTGGCATTATGCTTGCTGTTATGTGAAAATGTGTATATTTTCAGTGCAAGTTTTGCATTCTTGTTGTACAATATACATATACAAACATCTCAATTTACAGATATGTCTGACATAAACAATCTGACAGAAAAATTCAAAAAACTTTCATCGCGCGAGCATTGTCTACTGAAGCCTGGCATGTACATAGGTTCGCTTGAATTTCTTGCGGAACAAGAATGTGAGTTGTATCGTCCATATGAAGATGCTGAAAGACCGATTCGACGTGTCTATGACACATATCAGTCAATTGGCTTGAACACAATGTTTAATGAGTGCATAAATAACAGTTTTGATGAGCGTCAACGTAACATTCAAAGTCATGCACAAGAAGTAGTCAATCGCATATCAGTCACAGTCAATCCTAAAACAGGCAAGCTTGCAGTATGGGACAACGGTGGTATTCCTGTAGTGATGCATCCAGAGTACAATGAGTACATACCGCAGATGGTGTTTGGCTCATTGAGGTCTGGTTCAAATTTTGTTGCTGACCGCGGCGCATTGTCTGGCACTAATGGGCTTGGTGCATCACTTGTCAATGTGATGTCTAAGTCATTCAAAGTCATCACAGCAAAAGATGGCAAAAAACTTGAAATTTGCTGGTATGACAATATGGGTCGACATGATGATGCAAAAGTCAGCAAATGTCGTAAGTCTGAACACTTTACATACATCGAGGCGCATCTTGACCTTGGTAGATGGGAGTGGATTAACGCAGCGCCGCTTGACCATATTCCAGATGACACTGTAGACAAGTGGTTGTCACGAGCAATTGAAGTCGCAGTCATGGGTTGTGATGTGAACAATCCACTTGTAGTTGAATGGCACAATGAAGTCACTGGTGAAAACTATGAGTTCAAGTTCAAACACTTCTGGGAGTACAAAGACTTGTGGGAACACACCAAAGAATTTCGTGGTGATGAAAACGAGAACTACAGTTTCGAGATTGGCCCAAGCAGAGCAGGCTTCTTTGAAAGCTTTGCAATAGTCAACTCAATTAGATGTGACTATGGCACGCATATGGACTTCATTGCGAATGTATGTGCAGACTTTTTGATTGGCCACATCAAAAACAAATATGGATTTGAACCAGCAAAGAAAGACGTGTTCAAGCACATGTCAATCTTGTCAATGTGGAAAATTCCTAATCCTGAATTCGATGCGCAGGTCAAAGACAAATTAGCTACAAAGACGCAAAAGTTCGGCTTTCCAATTCTCATTTCAGATAAGCTCAAGAAATACTTGACAAAAACTGAAATTCTTGACCGCATCTTGATGGACTGCAAAATCAAGAAACAGATTGAAGAAGAGAAAGAGAAAGCCAAAGAAGCCAAGGAGCTCAATAAGAAACTTGAAGTCAAGACAAAGCAGTTTCACGTCAATAAACTTGTAGATGCTGCACAAAAGACAAATCGTAATGAATGCATGCTGTTCATTGTAGAAGGTGATTCTGCATCACAAGGTATTCGAGTCAATCGAAACGCGCTTACACAAGGCTTCTACTGTATTCGTGGTAAGTCAATCGGCAATTGCTACTATGACAATCCAAAGAAACTCATAGAAAAGCCTGAAATTGCTGGTTTGATGCAGTCACTTGGCTTGCGATTCAATGAAAAAGCAGACCCACGTAAATTGCGCTATGGCAAGATTTGCATTTTGACCGATGCTGATGTTGATGGCTACAGCATTTCATCATTGTTGCAGCTGTTCTTCTACAAGTTCTGGCCTGAGTTGTTTGACATGGGTCTTGTGTACAATGTAGTCACGCCAATCATCATCTGCAACAATCGCAAAACTGGTGAAGAACGAAAGTTCTACTTCTATGATGATTACAATAAAGTCGCAGACAAATTCAACGGCAGCAAAGACTGGGAAGTCAATCATAAGAAGGGTCTTGCATCATTGACTTCTACAGAGTTTGAAGACATTATGTCTGCACCTGTACTCGAACAAGTAGTCGCTAAAGAAGACTCATGGGATGCAATCAATGCATGGCTTGGCGGCAATGCACATGTACGCAAAGTACTTATGGGCTTCGATGGCGATGCTGCAGATGATTGATTGCTATGCGTTGTTCTACACAGAAAGTTGCAGAGATTGCTAAGAAGCGTCTTATTGCAGATAAATGCGCAGTCGTGTCATATGGCGATGGCATTTTGACATACATTGCAGAAGAATGCTGGCCGAATAGTCATTTGCACCCATTGATTGCAATGAACAAAGTATTAAATGCCCTTGACAGACATTGTGCAACAGCAGCAGGTCCACTATTCACCAAGCATATGATACGAGTTGAGACGGGTCATAAACGACTCATTTCAAGACTTGTACGATGCTTTATATTGACAGATTATGAAAACTTGCATCAAATACAATAGCACAGAACAACTGCAATATCTGATAACTGCAAAGCTTGTAGATTCATTCACAAGAGGTGACTTTGTCGAAATTGAACATAATGGCAAGCGCACATGGGCAATTATTGCAGAGTCTGAATATGATGTTGTTGCTGGCATGTATGTGTTAACAGCATATGCATCGATTAACTGGCATTACTCAGAACCTGCAGTAGAATGTAACAGCATGCTTGCAGCCACATTGACAATGGGTAATGACATACATGTCGGTAGACATTTGCTCAAATGCGGGTTTGACGCGCCTGGATACAATAGACTTGTTGTTACTCGACTTGACGCAGAACAAGCATGTCTATTTTACGATTTGCTTGCATCAACAAATAAGTTCTTTGACCCATACATTTGCACGCTCATTTCACTTGACAAGTTGCCTCAGTATTTGTGCATAACAGGTGATGATTGCATTGAGCAGATGCAAGCACGTCAACAACACATAATGTTATGATGACCCCCCAAGCAACCATGTTTGATTCATTACGCAAGTCTATTGATGCATCTGTCAATGTGCAGTTATCTGCGCCAATGCAATGGACTGCAACAATTGGCGGCATCAATATCACAATAATTCAACGTGAGCATGTGTATGTCATAAGCACAATGCTTGATGCATTTAAGACCCGTGAGCAATTTGCAACAATTGATGCAGCCAAACGTCATATTGTAGAATGCGCATATAACGTATGGCTGCAGCTCAACACCGTCTTTGATATTATGTCTGTTGCAGATATTGCAGCACAGCAATCTGCGCAGAATGTTACATTACGCAAACAAGTTGCAGATTTGCAAGCAGAGTTGTCTGAACGACTGCAAGAACAAGTGTATGACAAACATATACTTGGCAGACGAAAAACTGCAGCAAAAGAACATCGTACTGAATTCATTGATGTTGAGAAACTCATAGTCATATCAATAATGTCACAGTACAGACTACTAAGCACACAAGACAACGCGCCAGATTCACGTAAGTCGCTTGCAATAGCAAAGCGCGATAACAGACGTGCTACAGCAGAGCATAACATACAAGTTGTACAGTCATTGTATGAAGATGCATTGAATGCTGGCATATTGCAACAATGGCGCTTAGATGGCGGCATTCAAAGACTTCGTAAACAAGCATTCATACTGCATTGCGTTGTGCATTTGCAAATACCACTTGTGCACATCAGCAAAGCTATTGATGCTAATTATCAGTCATTGAGCACTACATATAAGAAGCTTCTTAACAAGTCAGATGAGCAGCTGCAAAAGATTTTTGACACTTGGCCTGAACTCAAGCTAACAGTAGAAGACATAACAAAACATCGTAATGAACAACACAACAAGCAAAGTGATTTGGCCTGACAAAGTGATATTCTTGGACATTGATGGTGTTCTGAATAGCCAAGATAATCTCAATATGTTGCACATGTCAAAGCATCGTGCAAACATGGATGTGCAGTCAAGAGATGAGTTTGGCCAATTGTTTGATGAACGATGTGTTGGCTGGTTGAGATACATTTGTCAGATGTCAGATGTTGGTGCAATATGCTTGATAAGTAGTTGGGCTATTCTTGATGACTGCAAGACAATGTGGCTTAAGCGTAATATGCCAGGCTATTTGTTGCCATCAATTTACGCTGAGGGCTTTTATGACAGATTTGATGCAGTGCCTGCACTTGTTGAGAAATATGACATCAAACAATATGTCATTCTTGATGACTCAGCATTTGAAAATGACAAACATTTTGTTCAAGTTATAGGTAAGTTTGGCTTAATACGCGAAAATGCATTGGATGCCATTCAGATACTATCTGGTAACATCGAATGATGTTTGTATGGAATTTTATTATCAAAAAATTATATTTGAGCAGAGATGATGTCTGATATCACAAAATCACTTATAGCGCAGCATGGCATTTGCAATGACGGCGTATGGCGACATGTCATAAATGACCACGATGACACTATGTGTATTGTCAAAGTCGATTTACGACGTGCAATCATTGCTCAAACTGTGTATGTACGAATCATCATACAGAAACACACTGCAACAATACGCAAATATTGTGCATGCTGTGATGCCAGTAAATTTGCAGAAGTTCTTACAGACAATGCTGATTTAGTTATGCAACTTGCTGCATTTGCAATATCTGATGGGTCATATAAACTGCCTGTAGACATTGCAAGTACGTTGCATATGCACAAAATCAAAGACAAAGTCACATTGTACAACTAAGTGATACAAAGTTGCAGTATATGGTGCAAATCATAAATGTTTGTAGTAATATATTCATATAATTACTAAACAAACAAAAATACATAAACAAATTACAGGATTGCAAACGCCTTACAAAGATTTGCATCGATTGAATCGTGGTGTAATCGGTAACACAGCTGATTTTGGTTCAGCCATTTCTGGTTCGAGTCCAGACGGTTCAACAATTAACGAGAATGTAGTGTAATCCGGTAACACGATACGTTTGGGACGTATAATTGGCGTTCAAATCGCACATTCTCGACAATTCTCTGGTTTTTGATTAGTTGAATCATGTTTTAGAGGCTAAACAATACAAATTTACGACAGCAAATGCAAACAGTTATGAAACAGCTTGCATTTGCAAATGGCCAAATGGTGGAATTGGTAGACACGCAACACTCAAAATGTTGTTCCATTAGGAGTCTGGGTTCAAGTCCCGGTTTGGCTACGAATTGTTATACATTGCATAAATACATTGATGGCTGAGCTTAAAAAAGCGATATTGCAGTGCTGTCAATGAATGTTCGAAAATTTTGTGTATTGAGTGACAAATAAACTGCAACAGTCACGATAGATATAACAAACTTGCCAAATTAGCTACTTGGTCTCATCAAGAGATAAGAATGCTTATGCAATGTTTTATGGAAAGTGAATTTGCACGGCTGCAAATCCGGTCTTGAAAACCGTGAGTACGTTCGCGTATGGGGATCGACACCTCCGCTTTCCGCATAACACACCGATTTTTACATCAGAATCATTGGTGCCAAGTGTAATGATTACTGTTTTTATGAGACAGAAGAGCCACAAACTTGGTTCGGTGTGATTTTGCAATGTCGCTGTATCTGCACAATTGGTTGCCCGTACAGGCATTGCTTCCGCAGTTCAATGCTGCAGACTTGAACTGCTCTTGGCCGTTTCGTCTATCGGTTAGGACGCGAGATTTTCATTCTCGAAAGCTTGGTTCGACTCCAAGTTCGGCTACAAGTCGTGGTGTAAGAGAGCGCTTGCATCTTTGGCTATGCAAAGATGATAGGTTTGGGTTGCAATGGCCCAACGACTTTATGCCAACTTAGCTCAATTGGCAGAGCAGCTGATTTGTAATCAGCAGGTTACAGGTTCGATTCCTGCAGTTGGCTCAATGACATTTGAATTGTTACGCATAACTGCAATTATGCGTCAGGTGTCATTGGCGCGATTGATTGCATTGCAGTGCAGTCAATTGATAAGAATACGTAGCTCAGCGGTAAGAGCGCGGACGTCCAATCCGAGGTCGCAGGTTCGAGTCCTGTCGTATTGCAATGCATGTCGACAAGTTGCGAAAGCAAGAAGTCGTAACGTAGTTTGCACGGACCCGCCTTCGATGGCGGCACCTCCACATTTTGAACCATTGTCATTTTAGATGCAGAATCGCTGAACTTGATACACTCAGAAAGACTGCAGTCAGCTGGACAACTGACTGACAACTGTCCAAGCATTGGGGGTGACAGGTATTTGACGGCTTATGAACGTGTACGAACAGATGTGTATAGCCAATAACTGGCAAATTTTTCAACAAAGCAAAGCGTACGCTTAACGCAGCTGGTCGTGTAATGATGCTGGGCAATGCTCAGCCCGTTATGGCGATGGCAGCATAGCCATTGCAGCACAAGGTGCTGCACCACGCTTTCACCTGGCAACAGGTCAGCTGAGCAAGTTCTCCACATTGAGAACTTGCTCTTTTATGTACATATACAAACAAAAATATATTTGCATGAAACCGATTGCAAAGTTTGGCTCTTATATGCTATGCATTGCCGCATTTATGGTTGCAACATACATCATATCAGATGTTGCATGGCATAGAATCTATAAAGTAGACGCAGCAGAAATTCAACGACACTACTTAACTGTGATGTATGCAGATGCAGTGAGTGGCACATTACAAGCGCCAAACAACATTGAAGTGCCATCAGCAACATTGCAATTTATTGAAGAGCCGACAACGTCAAACTCAACTTGGCTGTTGTTATTTGCATGCGTAGTCTTACTGTCTGTTGCGACAACATATATCATCGAACGTTTGTTAAAAGGCGAATTTAGTGCATATGCTGCATTCATTTCAACACTCATATCAGTAACAGTATGCGCATTGACTGCATTGCTATTCAATGTGACACTGATTACGCCAACATACATTGTCATTTGCGTATCAGTTGTTTTGCTATGCTCTGCATACATAACTGAACACTACAAATGACAGTGACTGCATGCATACAATGACAGCAGCTTAGCAATCTAAGCTGCTTATTTTATGCAGACATTTTGCAGAGTTATAAATTGTGGCATTTTAGCATCATAAAGTGCAAATTTGCACTTTATGATGTACAATATAACTTTGAATTTTGTTTGCACTTTTGATTATCAAAGTGTGCAAATTTGGGATTTTTGTAGTACAATTATCATATATCAATATAATGTATTTGATACAAGATACAATTGATATAGAATGCAATTGATATAGAATGCAATTGATATAGAATGCAATTGATATAGAATGCAATTGATATAGAATGCAATTGATACAAACTACAAAAATCTCTACATATGAAAAGCTTTAATGAACATTGGAAGTACAAAGCATTGCCTTACACAGTTTCATATCCTGAACTGTTTCACGGCAACAAAACAAAGACAGGCACCAACTGGGCAGTAATTACAATTGACAGACTGCTTAACAGCAGACAGCACAAACAACCTGTACGAGTAGAGTTCTTCAAGGATTCACATTACACATTCATTCTCGTAATCGATGGTCAGCAGTTTGGCACATTCGATAAGCCAGGCAATCTGACTTACTATTTCGATGAAGAAACTGCAATGCGGCTGTATCATACAGTTTGTGAAGGCAAAGGCGAAATCACTCGAAAGGAACAACATGCTGTATATGTCTTCAAGCTTTGGCTTGATGACCCGAACTTCAAAGCAATCAGGGATGCTGACAATGCATATTGGAAATCACACGGAGTTAAGTTTGGAGTATGGCTTGACAATGAAGCAACGACAAAAACTGCATTCTATGTCAAAACACTGCAATCTGATGGCACTGAACTGCATACAAAGCTCCGAATCTCAAACATCAAAAACAAGTCTACTAATGTAGATGAATCCCACTTCGCAGTCAATCCTGAAACCGGCGAGGCATTAGGTCCTGAACAGTATGTCAAAACTCATAACATCAAAAATGATGACCTCGCAAGATGGTTCATTTATGACTGGCACATTAGAATGACCGACACTAATCCGACATCCGCACATTTCAAATGAAATCGTTATCACAGCACAAAGTATTCATACTGATTTCAATGTTTGCAGTCATAACTTGGCTGCAAACATTGATAGCAAACAAATTTGACATCAATATGCTCTTCATTTCATTTTGCGTTGTAGCAATTGTCGTGTTTAGCATTGTATTGTTTCAAATTCAGTTGCTAACAACAATCATTACATTGCTCAAAGCATTCATAAACAACTTAGCAGAACAAGCAAATCAACAACATACACAAAATGACTCTGACACAGCAAATTAACGCAATACATGAGTGCAACACATTAGATGACATCAAATTGTCATATGATGCACTGCATGATTTGATGAGACAACTTAACAACACGACTGATTTGTCTTACAAACTTGTCAATTATCAAAATGTAGCATTTCTTGCGCATACACTTAACACTCGTGCACTTGAAGTGATCGGCAACATTTATGACGCAGGCATTACCGCAGTCAATGATGCAATCAAACAGCACTTTAAGCTGTACGTCAATGACTACGAAATTTATCATTCAGTGCAGTCACGGCAAGGCAATTCGTTTCACATTGAAATTGATTTTGCTCAAAAAGACTCAAAGTCTGTTGCGCCGTTTATTGCAGTGTCAGTGCTGATTGACTCAAAATTTGTCATTCATGATGTATCAGTTGTACTGAATGCTCAGCAAGCAGCAGCTTCTGCAATGCATGATGATGCTGCATATGCAGCTCTTGAAGACCGCACAGCATTACAGCGACTTGTCTTGAAGAACTTTACTATGTATGAGAACTTCAAAGACATTTTTGAGCATGCAATTAGCAATAAGCTTGACCTTGCAACACATCAAAACATTGTAGCTACACTATACGCAAATCTTATAGAAGACTACAGTGTTGACATGCATGAAGCTCTTGCATTTGTTGCTGAAGCTGTAGAAAACTTTGCTATGTGGAGTTTGCTGCCTCGTAATGATGGCATGCCAGGCTTTGACTTGACAAAGTACAGAGTTTCATGTGAAAAGATTCACAATATCAATGTTGACACTTCTGTTGCAACATATGATGCTGATGGTGAACTTGAAGTGCCTGAAACATTTGTCAGATTTGAATCAATTCGCAAACGTGAATTGCAGCAGTATATGCTGAACAAACTTGCATTCATTACAACTGCTGAGCTTGAATCTCGTTTTGATGACGAGAATATGCTGCATTGGCTCGACTAAAACATTACTACAAATATGACAGCAGAAGAAGCAAAACAACTCGAACCTTGGGATGTTGTACTGTATACGCCTACAAATGAAGATGCACTTGTTAAACGTGTCACTGATTGCGGTGTGTTCTTAGTATTCCGTATTCAGTCTACTGCACAGCTTTGCAGATTTGAAGATATTCAAATGGTGCAAATCTGATAACATCGTTGTATCAAAACAGTGCAAACTCGTTTTGCATGTTGTACAATAATATAGGAAATAAAATCAAATTAGCTACAATGGCACGACGAAAACAAGAAGTCTATACAGAACCATTGACAGAACAAGATATTCAAATTTCCATTGCGGAATTTTTGAACACTCGATATAAAGAGTACGCATTACACACAGCATTTGAACGTGCAATACCTGATGTTCGTGATGGCTTTAAGCCTACTGCACGAAAAATCATGTATGTTGCACTTAAGCGTCTTAAAGGTGGCGTTAAGCAAACTGTAGGTGCATTTGCGGGTTATGTGAAAGCAGAGGGCGGCTATGAACATGGCCAGACAAGTCTTGAGGGCAATATAACAATCATGTCTCAGGACTTTAAGCAGAACATTCCATATTTCATTGGTGAAGGCCAATTTGGTACGTTCTACAGCCCATATGCAGGTGCGCCTCGATACATCTTTGTTCGATTATCAGATGCATTTGAGCTGCTCATGAAAGACAATGAGCTGCTTACAAATCGTTGGCAAGAGGGCATTGAAGTTGAGCCGCAATTTTATCTGCCAATTGTGCCCACAATTTTGCTAAACTCAATTATGGGCATCGCGGTTGGCTATTCAAGCACAATTATCAATCGTAATCCAATTGAAGTTTGCAATGCTGTTATTGATGCTCTTGATGGCGAAGATATTTCTGAACGTAAAATTACGCCATATGTCAAAGGCTTGCAAGGAGAATGGCAACTTGTCAACGGTGTATATGAGCATCATGGTCGAATGGAAGTTGTTGATGACACTACAGTCAATGTAACTGCAATCCCATACAACAACACATTCGATGGCTATGAAAATCATCTCAATATGTTGCTTGACCGCGACATTATTGAAGCATGGACAAACTACTCGCATAAAGATAAGATTCTGTATGAAATAAAGTTCACGAAAGCAAAACTTGCTGAACTGCTTGCAAAAGATTCATTATACTGGACTCTTGCAATGTTCTGCAGAATTGAACGTGACAACTTGACTGTTATTGACTTCGATGACAAGATTCGTCGATACAAAACAGTCGGTTCACTCATTATGCGATTTGTCGAGTGGCGTTTGCAATTCTATGAAATTCGCAAGCAAAAACGACTTGAAGACATTCGTACTACAATTCAGTGGTATGAAGACATCATGAAGTTCATTCAACTTGTGCTTGACGAAGTCATTGTACTGCATAAGATGACTACTAAACAAGTCAAGTCTATTCTTGATGAGCATTCAATCAATCACAAAGTTCTTGAAATTGCAGTCAGCAGATTGACTCAAGATGAGCAGAAAAAGCTTAAAGCAAAGATTGTAGAACTTAAGAAAGAGTACAAAGTAGTTGAACGTTCTGACAATCGTGACACTTATCGAGCAGATGTTGAAGCACTCATTGAAAAGCTAAGAGAGCATGGCTATGAAGAAGCAAAAGTTAGACATGTCACAATTGAGCGCGACTAACTCAAAATTGTATGTAGTGCTTGGCACATGTAAATGCTGCGGCACTACAGACATTGTCAAGTACAGACATTCATTGCCAAAGAACGAACAAACTGCTGTAGCTGAAATTTGGCATAAATGTAAGTGTTGCAATGCTGTGACAGTGTTCAATGTTAAGCAATGCAGACTTGCAACAGAAGTAGAACTTCAACAGTATCTCAACAATTAACCAGCTGCACCAGCAATTTTGCTGGTGCAGTTTTGTGTACATATAACACAAACAAGATTTCGACAATATGCAACGACTGAGACTGACTGAAGACTTTGCACTTGAGATTGGTGATTCAAGTGTCTACGACATGACAGACGTGCCCTTGCATAAGATTGCAAGTGGTGGTGTTGTGCATTTATTGAATGCCGATGGTGCAGAAACACACAATGTTCGTGAATATAGTTCAGTTGCACAAAACACTATATATCAGGTGCCGACATATCTGACACCAGACTCATACACAGACACAATTGTTGCAAATTTTGCAGATTCAGCATATAAGACGACATCACTTGACAAACTGCAATATCTGACATGCAGATTATATGCAGTCAGTGGATTTCGTTATGCATCAAATGTTGTCGGCGTTTGGCTTCGACTGTCAATTGACATTGATGATGTCAAGTACAGTTTGATGTCATTGTTTGACATCAAAGCACGTTCATTGTTTACACCTGTCAAAAACAAGATTGTCGTCATTGACAATGAGCAATTCACTACTGAAATTGAATTCAAGATTGTCGATATTGACTTCTTATGTTCAATGAACAGTGATGAAATGTCTAAAGTTCGTGAGTTTGTGTTTGGCACGTCTACAAGACGAGCACTGCAATCAAATATCAATGTGGAGATTGGCCTTGTGTATGATGACAAAGTTTACTCATTTGAGCAGTCACTTGTATCTGGCGCAGTCAGAACATTTACTCAGTTTGCTCTTCGAGAAATCAAACAAGCATTGCTATTGACTGGCAATGAAGATGAGACTTTGTATGCAGATGTAGTACTGCGACAAGAATCCGAATTTGCGCCTGCATGCATTGAAATGCAGATGAAGCATCGCACAATGCAACTGTCAGATTGGATTTCAAGACTTGAGTTGATTGATGATGCGAATGTCACGTATGACGTCATCTTGCAAGCGTACAATGCAGAGGGCGCTCTCATAGACTCAAGCATACGACACATGCAGTTTGCAAATGTTGACAATGCGACACAAGCAGTTGAATGGTCGCCCATCATTGTAGATGATGACAATCCAGATAACAAGCCAAAAATGGCTCTTGTATATGTTACTGCTGTGCTTGATTACGTGTCGACTCTTGGACAAGTACGCATAAGTCGTTCAATGCAATTGATTCTGTCTGAAGACGACATTGCAATGCTTTGCTGGCATCGTAAGCCTCAAGTCAAATTTGAATCATATGACATTGTGCATAAAGTCATCAATCAAAAGACAGTCATTGGCAATGCAAAAGCGGGCGTAGATAGAGTCTTGCAGATTGACAGACCAGTGCCTACGCTTATTAGCAAGCTTGTGATAAATGATGATGCTCAATCATTGTTCGTTGTCAAGACAATTAACTGTCCAAAAGGCTCTTCTGTAGACATATCAATTGCATTGCTTGACACAGACAATGCTCAAATTGCATTGCAGAAATTTGGTAGTTACATTGCACGTTCAGGCAACAATATCATTTGCGATGAATTGACAAGAACATCGAATTACATCAGATTTACATTGTCAAACAATGAGGGCTCAAGTACTACTTGGGACATCATGGACACCACGGGCAATTTCCTACAGCGAATTGTCTTATCATCTGTAACTGCAAAAGCATAAGCAACCATGTTGAAGACACTCAAAATCATAGTCATGACAACAGTCATTGTATTGACTGCTGTCATGATTTTCAAAGATTGGCATTTTGTTAGTCCAAAAGACTGGCAAACATATCAAGACGCTATAAATGCAGAACCAACATTCAAAGTAGATACGTTCATTAAGCATGACACAATAAGATTGCCAGGCAAAACTGTGCCAGTGCCAGTGTATCGTGACACTACACTTGTAGTTGACATCGATACAACAATGCTCATGCAATATGTCAATGACTACTTTGCGCAATATGAGTACGCAGACACATTGAAGTCAGACAAACTGCAAATAGCAATAAAAGACTACATTACGCAAAACACAATCAAGCAACGTGATTGGGACGTTTTAATGTTCAAAGCAGACACAGTTATTCGTGAAGTGCAAACTACGACAATCAAAGTCATTGACCATGATGCGCCACGAAATAATGTAGACTTTCACTATGCATTTGGAACATTTAACAAGCAATCAATTGACATGTATTGGCTATCATACACTCGTCAATTTGGCCAGGGTAGTTTACAATGGCGTATCGGTCTTGATGCAGGCTGCATGAAGCAAGTTGACTCAAAAGCTGCTATGATTGGCGCACATGTCGGTGTCGCATTCTAAGCAAAAATGTCACAAGTGTTGTATCATATTCAATATAATTTGAATATGCATTTTGCATCATATTCAATATAATTTTGACCAAACAAAAAGCAACAACAAAATATGTCAAACGTCAAAGATTTGCTCAGTGGCATAAAGTTCATGATGGGCGACAGTGTTCGTAAAACAGAAGACACTGTCAATAAGCAACAAATTTCATTGTATGACCTCATCATGAAAGTTGCAAATGATGAGTCACTTGACACAGTAGATAAAGCGCATCGTCCCTTTGTGTCGCAATCGACAATGTTTGCTCGACCAAAACAGCAAGTTCATGACTACTTGACTTGGTCAGGTCTACAACCAGTCGATTTGGACTTTCACTCAAAAGAACTTGTAGAAGTCATCAAACCACGTTTGGCTGCAATGCTTTGCAAATATCCGTGGTGTGTTGCTGTGCTTAAGTCAACTTCTGGTTCAGGCTTGCACGTCTACACAATCTCAAAGCCTCTGTCAATTCAAACTGAAGACGCTGTATTTGTGTCATCTGAAAATGCTTCTGCAGCAAAGAAAACATATCTTGATGCATATGAAGCAAAACTGTATGTCATTTGGAAATGCCTTGTGTTGCTGAGTGACCAGCTTGAATCAGAGGGCAATCATGACATGGCTCGAGAAGTGCATCCTGTAAATAACACGTTGTCAAGACGACTTGAAAAGTCTGGACAAATGTCTGAATCTCGAGTAGTCGATGCATCCGTTTGCAAAATTAGTCAGCCACTGTTTGTTGCACGAGATAAAGATGTCATCATCAATCAAAACGCGCAATTCATTGAGCAACCAGAGTTTGATGTTAGCATCTATGCTTCAGTTGATGCAAAATTCTGCATCGACAAACTAAAGACAATGTTTGATAGACTTCGAGGTCGTTTTGATTATGCACCGAAGTCTCATATGACTGCAATGACTGACGGCGAGCAAGTCTTTACTCAACGTGACGACATCACAATGATTGAAGAGGGCACAATGCTCACAATCACTCCACAAAACTACGATAACACTGGTAGATATCGCTTGGCCTATACACTTGCATGGCTATATGATTTGAAGTCAACTACAGGTGGTCAATATGAACATGTGTTGCAAATGTTCTTGCAAATGTGTTCGGGCAATCCAAAGTTCAATGCAGAGCATAACAGCTGGGCAAACTCATTCAGGTCTGCAGTTGAACGTAATGCAGCAGGTACTTGTCCGTGCGTATGGTCATCTGTCAAAGAACTTCGTGAAAAGCATGGCTTCAAATTTAAGTTTGCTAACAAGTCATCTGTAACTGTCAATGAACTGATTGCTGAACACAATACAGAAGATGCAATCAGTCAGTACATTATGTCGAAAGTTGCACAGCAAAAAGACTTTGAACTTCGACATACGCATGTCTTCAAACTTGCAGAAAATGAATACTTGTCAACATACAAGCATGAACTTGAAGAAGCATTTGTAACTGGCATCAATTACTTGATTGCACGGCCAGGCTCAGGCAAGACAGAATTTATCAAGCAGCTTACTCGTGATGGAAAACGAGTCATGCTGATTGAACCATACACATCAATCTTGCAATCAAAGATTGAGATGTCAGACCTTGGCATGTATTGCTCATTTGGTCAGCGCGGTCTTGAATTGTCTAAGCATGTCAATGTAGCTTTGACATTCGATAAGTTTACATTAGCTGACCCAGAGGAAGTATCAATTTTATATGACTACGTTGTCGTCGACGAGTCACACTTGTTGACAATGTCTGCATATCGTGATGTTGTGCCTGCAAATGTAATTGACAACTTAACAAAGTTGCAGACAAAAGTCATTTTGATGACAGGCACACCTGTAGCTGAACACATGTTCTGTCATTTTGACACTGTCATATTCTGCGACAAGCCGCTTAATTACAACAAAGGTGTCAGATTTGTCTGCTGCAAACATGACGGCGACAAGATTACAAAACTTGCATCACATATCTCAACAGCAATTAAAGCAGGCAAACGAATTCTGTTCCCAACAAACAAAGGCGACGCATTTACTCATGCAATTGTTGGTGCAGTTCGAATGATGCTTGGCAGAAATCCAAAAGTCAAGTACTACAAGCGTGACAATGCAATGCATGACTTTGTTCAGTCAATCAATGAATCTGGCACAATCGGTGATATTGAACTGCTATTCTGCACAAATTACTTGTCAGTTGGCATTGATATCAATGACAGCTATGAATTTGATGTCATTTATGACGAGGCATTCACAGGTCAAGAAATCGAACAGTTCAATTCACGGCTTCGCAAAATATCCATTCAGTCATATGTGTATTTCAGCATGACAAAAGCGAATGGTGACCCGCGAAACATTACTGCATATGACGAGCTTGACTTGACATTAACAAATGTTGAAAAGTTGACATTCTGGGACATTTTGCAAATGCAGACAAAGCGCAATGACTCAAGAAGTCTCTTTGATTTCTTTGAATGGGCATTCAATGCACCGTACTTTTATCGTGACCCGTACACAGGTGAAATCAAGATTCACTTGACTGCGTATAAGCTCAATATGTTTGAGCAGAAATGGCGACAATGGGCTACTCAGCTTGTCATCATTCAGAACACATTGTCATCGTATGGCTATGAATGCAAAGTCGTGCAAGATGTTGTTGCAGATGACATGATGATTGCTCAAGTTCTCAATGCTGCAAAAGAAGCTCGAGCAGAGTACCGTCAAGAAAAGAACAGCAAGATTGGCAAAATGTTTGCATCATTTGTCAATCAGGCTACATTCGAAGTTATCATGAATTTGCCAGCAGAGCAAGTTCAAGAATCAGACAGATTTGAACTTGTCAAGAAAAATGGCAAGCTTACATATCTTGTAGAAGACAGACGAGTATTTGATGATTGGCGACATGCATTGCGAACATTATCGCATCATTACTTGTTTGACACAATCATGAAGACTATCGATATGTATGTCATTGACAACAAAGACATGTATCGACTTGCAAGACTCAAATCAATCAAAGACGCAGTGTCAATATTTGATGCAGGCTCAAGTGGCACAATGCATGAATCAAACATCAAGATTGTGTCATATATGCTGAATGATGTCTTCAACAATAGCAAAGATGCAGTTTCAATTGCATCAGAAGTTGTCGACCAAATTGTTAAGAACTCTGCACTCATATACTTCGATTCACGAGGCTACACGCCACAATCACCAGACGTACTTGATTCTGTGGCATCAATTGCAAGACGTATGTTCAATGCAATTACAGTACATGATGGCGATATCTACGCAATTAAGCAGCTGCCAGCATTTGACAGTGGTTACAGTAGAAGTCGTGATTCAATTGCTCAAATGCTGCATGTATTGTTTACTGATGACATTTTTGCAGATAACACAGAACGATTGCTGGCATCTGCAAAACTGCAATCAACGATTAGCAGTCTTGTATTTGACAAACAGCAAGCAGAAGCTCAGGTGTCATCAGGCATCATATCATTCAAACGAGTTGACATTGACAACAAGTTTGATGACAGCAATTTGACTGTTATTGAAGATGCGCCTGCAAAAGACTTGGAATCGCCAGTTAGCAAAGCAGATGTTGAAGCTGAAAGAGAAGCCAAGCGACAAAAGGCTGCTACTGAACTTGAACGACTTGCTGATGAACTGATGAATCGAGGCTTTTGATGACAAGAACCCACGAACAAACACCCTATAAGTACATACATTGATAACAATCCAGTCACAAACAAAGCGTGCTCCTCGCTTCTTTCGGGTTCTTCCGTTTTCTTGTGTCGGAACATTTGTGCTTGTTTGGGTGTTTGGGATGGTCATTCTTTCATAGCACAATGTTCAAGCGCAGCAGTTAGTCGTGAGATTATACTGCTGCGCTATTTTTGTTGATATTTACACAAATGACATATGGAACCATTAACTGGAGAAGCTCTTGAAGCTCGCATAAAAGAACTTGAAGAGGAAAGAGACAGATTGCTTGCAGAAACACCCTTTGTGAGATATGCGCCATGTAAAACGTCGCATGGCAAAATTCGTTTAGCTTTCAACAAACGTATTGGCTGCTTGCGCAAACACGGTGTTGAAAATCCATTGCAAATTGACACAGTTAAAGTGCAAATGATTGATACACGAAAAGCGCGTTATGGCAGCGGACATGGCAATGTTCAAAAAATGCTTAATACGAAGATTGAAAAGTATGGCAATAAAAGCGGCAATGTGCAACAAATGATGGCAACTAAACGCGTATTGTATGATGGCTCAATCTTTGGTGATAAATCTAAGATTAGACAAAAGAATATGCTAAAGTATGGCTATCCGCAAGGCAATGTTAAACAAATGTTGCAAACAAAGCAGCAAAAATACGGCAATGCGTTTGGCGACATTGATAAAATTCAGCAAACAAAGCTTGAACGATATGGTAAGTCTAAATACAATGTCGACAAGTGTCGTAAAACAAACATTGAGCGACATGGCTATCCGCAAGGCCCTGTAGATAAACAAATTCATACAAAATTGCGCAAATATGGCAATGCGTTTGGCGATAAACACAAAATTGAGCAAACAAAACTTGAACGTTATGGCAACCCATTATATGTAAACCATGAACAGGGTTGTCAAACACGACACAAATTGTATGGCTATAGAGCATTTAATATGCGTACAGCTACACAGACATGTAAAACATTGTATGGCGTTGATTGGGCATGCCAATTGCCTCAATGCATTAAACATAATGGGCGCATGACTTCTGCAATTAACAAATGGTGGCAATCAAAATTACAGCAAGCGCTTGGCATTACATTTGAACTTGACAGCTTTCATATAAACGCATACACATATGATTTGTCATATATTACACAGACATGCAAATTGTTAATAGAAGTCAATCCGTCATTTACACATAATAGCACATATACATTTCAATATAGTGTGGGTCGCACAAATTACAATAATCCATTGCATCTAAAGCAGCCAACATATCATTTAACAAAAACATTAGTTGCATTGCAGCACGGTTTTGTTTGCGTATCAATATGGGATTGGGATAATGTAGACTACGTTATTGATATTATTCGTAGACATATCGAACATTTACCAATTGATAGTACAGATATGTCAAAAAATCCCCACTTTGCAAAAGACTATGTAATACATAAGCATTGGCATAATTACAAGACAGGCAAACATATTGAAGACTGCGGACAAGATGAGCAAGAGATGATTGATGCTGGCTATGTTGCAGTTTATGACTGTGGTCATGCTGTGCAAAATTGACAAGTCAGTAGTATTATATACTCATATTTAACAAACAACAAATGACATCCCTTAAAGATAGAACTTGGTTAGAACGCTACAGGCCAACAAAAGTCGAAGAGTTAATTGTGCCTGATGATTATGCTGCAGCATTTAATGGTCAACCGCAAAATTATTTGTTCGCAGGAGCACCAGGAAGTGGAAAAACAACCGCAGCAAGAGCATTGGCATTGAAGTGGACTGATAGACGTTCAATTCTGCAAATCAACTGCTCAAAGAATTCTGGCATTGACACAGTTCGCAACACAATTTCAGAATTCTGTCAGCATATGTCATTGTCGTCAAGTGGCGTAAAGGTGGTACTGCTTGATGAGATGGATTTTTTATCGACGCAAAGTCAGATGGCTTTAAGAGGCACCATTGAAGAGTTTGCAGGCATTGCGTTTTTCATTGCAACTTGCAACTATCCAGACCGCATTGATGCATCAATTGCTCAATCTCGTCTCAAAATGTTATCATTCGACTTTTCTGATGATGTCGCAGAACAGTTGATGAAGAAATGCATGGTTCGCGTCTACAATATCTTGAAGGAAAATGAATGTACCATTGAAAAAGAAGCGCTCATCAAGCTTATTCAAGATAACTACCCAGACTTCCGTAAAATTCTGAACATTTGCTACTTTGTCTTCAATCAAGGTGAGCGTCATATAACGCTTGAGCATGTCACAAAGGGCATGTCAGCAAAGTTTGAAGAGCTGTATGATTTCATTGTTGCATGCAAAGACCCACGTGAATTTTACAAAACACTGTCACAATACAAAGGTCGTGAAACCGAAGTCATCAATGCTCTCTCAACTGACTTTGCAAATTGGTGCTATGCAAAGCTATCAAAGAACACGCCTGGTTTTGTTGCACGACTTGGAGACATTGTCATTGCAGCTCACAAATATGGCGTAGAGTCGAAACAATCAATTGACCAATTCATAACAATGCTCGCATTATCATTCGAGCTCTCAAAATTCGTGCAGCAATCATGAAGTCATTTTTGCATTTTATTGCGTGGTTTCTTTTATTTGGCGCAATCAGCGTAGTGTTCAAACAACAGCAACAGCACACAAAACAATTGGCGGTGTTACAGCAACGACTTGATGCAACTCAGCAATCAACTGCAGCAATTATTGATGCTGCAGCAGAAAATCTGATTGTCGACTCTATGCATATGCGTTGGCAAGCTCGTTACTGGACGCCTCGTGATGCATATCTGCTTGAAAAGTCTGCAACAGTATCAGGCATCAAAGCACGCAATTTGCAAAAAGCAAGACAAACAATTGATTCACTTGCTACGCTTAAGTTTGATGCAGTAGATTCAGTGTTTGTTGACATACGACCACAGCAATCAACACAAGTTTCATTTTCAAAGAATCGATAACGATATGAACGTACCAGATACTGGAACAGTCAAGCAAGATGACCAGTGGCTTGATGCAGACAATGTCGATGAGTCGACAAAGAAACAGCCAAATGACGAAGAACAATTTCTTGACCAAGATTGACATATGACACAAATAAAGATGGGCATGGTTGGCAGTGATGCCAAGCTCAAAGCAGTTAAAGAATCAAATCTGCCTCAAGGTGTAGACATCAGGGTACCAAACTTTCCTGCAACACGCAATTGGGCATACAGACTTGCACAGGACAAAAAGCCTGCATTTGTAATTCTTGCAGCATGTTTATGCGCAAATGGTGCATGTAAGCTGCCTGATGCAATCAAGGTTGCACGAAAAGTTGACGAACAAGGGCTTGGCAAGTTTGACATGAGTGATGATAACATCTTGAAGTCAATGTTTGCGTTGGGCGACATTGCATATCTTGACAGGGAAAAGGAAGACCTTGTCAAAGAAATGATGGTATCATCTGATGTTCACTGGTGGCAGCAGTTCATCAAGCCTTGGTGTGACCCGCAATTGTTTGGTTGCATTGTGTCATTTGCGAAAGAAGTCGGTCATACACTTATCATTGAATGACATGAGATATCCAGTAGAACCGCACGATAAATGCTGCTATAATTGTCAGCATTCAATAAAGAAGCATGGTACATCTGCACAAGACTTTCGACTCAAATGCTCAAGGTCCGGCGCAGATGTAACAAATCGTGGCACAAGTTGCTCGAAGTGGCATAAACAAAAGTGGTCGTTGTCAAACAAAAAGCCTCGCTTCAAAAATGGTAGTGTGCCAATGCTCTCAACATCAGTAATTGCAAAAGCATTCAGACAATGACAAAGCTTGACAATACTCATAATCACAAGTTCATCTACGTAATTGATGGAAGCTGGTGGTTGAAGAGCAGAGTGCCAGTATTAGCAAAATCAGGTACAGACTTGTCATTTGAAAAGAATGAGAATGCATCAAGACTGTCTTTGATATCCAAGCTAACACTCGACCTTTGTAATGAGCTTCGTAGACTTGAAGATGTCGTTGATGATGTCATCATTGCTGTCGATGACAAAAAGTCGAATTTGTGGCGCTCAAAGCATCAATACTTGACAAGAGAGGGCTTTGAACAAGGTGAAGATGCTGGTTACAAAGGCACTCGAACGTATGACCAGACAATCAACTGGCTCAAAGTTTATGGTGTATACTTTGAATGGTTGAAGTTGATGCAAGAAGCGCATGGCATTCGTCACATTAAGCTTTCTGAAGCAGAAGCTGATGATGTCATCTTCATGCTTAGCAGATATGCAACGTCAAAAGGCCGCAATGTGCTGTATCAAGGCACTGATAAAGACTTGACTCAATGTGTTTGTGTCGATACTTATACTGGCGCATGTTCAGCATATGCAATCATCAAAAATGGCTGCAAAGCAAATGGCTGGCAGAAGTCTCGAGTATTGATGGGCGACAAGTTTGTGCTTGAACACATCAAAGAACTTGCTGGTGAAAAGTCACAGAATGTTGGCAGCAGTATCTTCGACAGCTTTGCTGGCGCCCAAGTCAAAACTCGTATACTTGACAACCCATATGCAGCACTGCTTGAGTATGTTGACGCTGAGATTCGTGAGCATGTACCAAGTTTCTTGTTTTATAAGATTGTACTTGGCGACGCTGGCGACAACATCCCAGAATTGTTTGGCATGCTCAAGAAACGTGGCAACAATTGGTCGCATTTATCTGTAGGCCAAATCTACGATGCATTGAAGTCTCTTGGCATTGAAACTAACAATGCAAAACAGTTGGAACCTGGCATGCGATATATGCTTGGTGAAGATTTGTATGATGACGAAGTCATTACAATGTTTTTGACTGCAGCATATAAGACATTCATGAATGTTGACTCAGTACCTGCAGATGACTTTGAATGGCTCAAAGCACGATTTGCAGAAAATAGACAGCTTGCATGCTTAAATGCACGTGAAGTACCAAGACATATCTTTGAAAACTTCATGTACACAATGTCATTTACAGACATTACAAAGCCAAGCTGCAAAGTGTATGAACTTGTAGATGCGCAATCAACAATAACTGCGCTTGGCATCAATGCAGCAACGTATGACATAACGTCAAAAGCTGCAGATGCGCAGTTTGGCGATACGTTTATCAACAACATGTTTCAATTCTGACAACAATGGCATCAATCAAAGCAAACATAACTAAGCTCGGTAATGGTAAGTGGTCTGCTATCACTGCAAACAAAGAAGCTGCAGATAACATCATGTCTGCTGCAGATAAAGCAGAGTTGATTGTTCGGCGAGTAAACGACATAACAATTGACATTATCGGCTATGACACATACAAAAAGATGCTTGCAAAGGGCATCATTACAAAAGCAACTACGAAATGACAGTAGATAAGCTCATATTTTCAGACAAGCATGAATGTGTCGGCAGCACACAATTTGTATTCAGCATTGCAGATGTATCAAGCATTGAAGACTTATCAATGTCGTTTATGGACACATTGAAAGACATCGATTATGATACTACACGAATTGTTGGCATGTCATTCTATGACGCGTCAAATTTGTTGCAATGCATTGTAATATGCAGCATTGAGCAGCTGCAAGCAATTCAAGAATTCATTGATGCACATGATGAATTGATGTTTACTCGAATTGATAAGCAGCTATCTGAAACAGCAGAGCTTCAACAAAACGAGCCTCAGCAAAATGAACCTCAATTATCGTCAAATGTGCCATACGAGAAAATTCCTGCAGAAGTAAAAGATTTTGGCAAAAAGATTGTAGAATGCTTAAATGACGCAGTTAACAAAGGCGACATAAAACCTGATTCTGCAATGCCAGTCATTTTCAAATTTGATGACAAAAAGCCATCATAGGGTGCAAATTTGGGAACTTTGTTGTACTATATCATTATATAACAATAAACTTCAATGGCAGAACAATTCATCACACAAAAAGTAGACTTCTTCAAATTCAAGGAGTTGCTGTATGTTCGTGATAGCGATTATGATAAGTTGACTGCAAAACAAAAAGCAGACAATGCATTCATGACAAATCGCAATGTTGCCATAGCCTTTCCGCAGATTGCTCAAGCATTCAACAAACTCGGTATGGACATGACACAAGTTATGAATGCTTATCATAGAGAACTTGGCAACGCAAGACAACCAAAATGGTCTTTTATCAGCGGTAAGAAAGTTGACAAACCTGCAAGTAATGCTACTGTAGATGCAATAAATAAGTTTGACAAACGAGTAGTAGACTTGTACATGCAAACTGAAGACATTGATTCAAAAACGTGGCAACTGCTTGTTCAATGTCATGCAGATGAATTGCTTAATGAATTAATAGCGTATCAAAAACAATTGCAATGAAATGCCAACACTAAATGGCTCGCCGTTGTATGTGTGCACGGCAACTACATATGAATCTACAGCAAAACCCTTAATGTATGCAAATGACAATAATAACACGTTCTTTATGACTCGTGATGAACTTATGAAGCATTTGCATAACATTAGCGTAAAACGACCTAATAACTACGAATTTCCAGATATTGACACAACTGACACATTGGTAGAAGAAAATGATTTAACAGAAGAAGACGATGACTGATACACTCAATATGTACCATGACGCAATAGCTGCGTATTATGCAGGCAATCCGATAATGTCTGATGAGGCATTTGATGCTCTTGAACAGCAGCTTCTTGCAAATAGCGACATCAAACATAAGATTCGCTTTGAAGAGTCAAATAAGCAAGAAGTTAAGCATCTTACACCTGCATTGAGTCTTGCTGCAATTCATACAAAATCACAGTTTACGACTGCGTTGCATGATACTGTGTGCAACATTGTTGGTCATGAAATGCTGCTTATGCACAAGTATGACGGCATGGGCTGTGAAGCACATTACGACACTGATGGCAGATTGCTGAAAGTTGTTACTCGTGGTGATGGCTACACGGGCTATGATGTCACACGCAAATTTGTCGTAGCAGGCAAAGTGCCGATGCAGCTTGCTGCAGCAGAACAGCCATATCAGATTCGCTTTGAAGCTGTCATTGCAAAAGACGTTTTTGCGCAAAAATATCACTTCAACTCTGATGGCTCAGTCAAATACAAAAATGAGCGCAATACTGCTGCGGCATTTGTGAAGTCATTAGATATGTGTGGTATGGAAGACATTGACCCTATGGCATACATGCTAACTGACACACTTGATGACAAAATATATGAGCAAACCAATCCTGCAGATGCTCTTGCAAAAGTTGGCTGGCCCGCAGAATTTATTGCAGAAGTCTTTGAAGTCACTGATTACAATGAGTTTGCAGAAACTTGCACAAAAATTGCCAATGAGCGCTCAGAATTCAAATATCGCATTGATGGCATTGTAGTCAAGCCTTTTGCAGATGACTTGTGGATTGAGCAGCAGTTTGCAAATGCAGCAGAATATGCAAACATGGTTGCATTGAAGCTTGACGCAATGTCTGCTGTAACTCGAGTGATTCGAATTGATTGGCGTCAACGAATCAATGGTGAACTCTTTCCCAGAGTTGAACTTGAGCCTGTTGAGCTTGATGGCACTACAGTCAAGGCTGCATCTGCATTTCACTACGGCTTTTTGCATGCAAATGGTATCTGGCCAGGTGCTCTTGTTCGTATTGAAAAGGGTGGTGACATTATTCCAGACATTCAAGAATGTATTGAACCTGGTGATATCAGCAAAGCTGACATTCCTGTGCATGCATATGTCGATGGCATTCACTTGATGATGCCTGAGGAATTTGCAAGATGCACGAGGTTTATCAAAGGCGTTTGCAAGCTTAACATCGATGGGCTTGGTTGGGTTTATGCTACGAAAATTTGCGAGGCTTTGCTTATTGCACAAGACAATCTTGATGTCATGTTGACATTCTCTGATGCGCCAACAATTGAAGACTTGTTCTGCATTGTGCAAGAAGTTGACAATGAACGATTGTTTGAGCTGCTACAGTTTGACATGAACAGCAAAAATGACCGTACAGTCATTACAGGCTTACGTGAACGCTTCAATAGCATTCACTTATCGCATTTCATTGAATGCATGCAGATTCCTGGTCTTGGCAGCAAAGCAGCGTATCAGTTATCTGCGTACTTCAGCAATTGTCAATATGACTTTAAGGGCTTGAGCATGGAACCCATTGATAAGCTCATAAAGTTGAATGTCATTCAAAGATTGCTCAAACAATACCCGCAATGCTTCGTAATGTTCAATGAAATGCACAAAGAAGCATCTACGAACGCTGATACAATCAAGGTTGTCATGACAGGCTCGCCTAAGCCTACTTGGGCAACAAAGGGTGCATTTATTGACGCTGCAAATGGTAAGCTTGAAGATGTCGGTGCAAACATTGATGCATGCGACTATGTTGTTACAAATGACCCCAACAAACTGTCGAATAAAATGAAAGCTGCACTTGCAAAAGACAAGAAAATTGTAACGTACGAGGAATTGTTCAAATCTTTGTAGATATCAAAACAACATATTGTTTTGCATTTTGCATCAAAACAATTTTATATTGTTTTGCATTTTGCATCAAAACAATTTTATATTGTTTTGCATTTTGCATCAAAACAACTTACAAATACAAATACAAACATTTGATACAATGGCAAAAAAGACTAAAGCTGCTGCACAGCCTGCAGTAGAGCAAGAACAAACATATGCAGCATCAGCGCCAGTTGAAGAAGTTGCACATGTTTGCAAAAATTGCTTCTTTCATCGTGAGCATAATGGCATTTGTCAGTGCACTTATGAATACACGCCAACAAAAACAATTCGCAACACAGAAGATGACATGACATGCGCAGCATTCTGTATGAAACATGAAGATGCTCGTTGCTGTGCAAACTGTCGTTATGCATGCTTTGTTGATGAAGAGAAGACTCTTATCAACTGTGCATTCCGAGCAGATGTTAAGGGCAATCCTGCATATAAAGACTGGTGCTGCAGAATGTTTGAACGTGCAATCAAATAACTGCGCATGCACAAAACAGACGTACCACAAATCGTCAAAGTTAGCAAAACTTGACAACTTGTGGTACTTTATTCTTAAATAAACGTAAGAGTCCATCCCAAATATGCTCAGACCAAATAACGTCTACTCTCAGCAACTTAAACTACAGCTGCAACGATATTTTGAAGTCAAACGAACAGAACTTAAAGCTGCAATCGACATTGCACGCGCAAATGACGTGTTGTCTGAGCAAACTGCAAATGCATTGCTTCAATTGACATTTATGCATGCAACGTTAGAACCCAAAACACTACTTAGCAAAGATATTGATGCAATTGTAGAAACGCTTGTTGACAAAGAGATGCGAGTCTTTGAAACATTTGGCAGTTTTGAGTCTGATGAAGCTAAGCTTGACTCTGTTGTCAATGGTCTGTTGCATCTGTATGACGTCACACAAAACAAGCTCAAGAAGCATGAAGAGTTTGCAGCATTCATAACATCAATTTGCAAGCAGATTGATTGTCGTTCAATAAGCGATGCTGCAGCAAAATGTGAAAACAAGTATTCTGTGATAGTTGCGCATAATCGCATATGGGTGTCATTTTTTAATAAGCATTCATTGCGCATATTACGAAATGATTCTGGACAGCTTGAAGCATTTATTGGCTGTGCACCGACTGGCGCATATTACAACAAGCATAATACAGAGGACTTCAGAACAGATGATTGGCATGCAATGTCATTTGCGTATGCAATTGCAGACAAGCTACTTGACAATCCATCATTCAACACATTGTACAAAAAATGGGAGTCTCAATGCAATAAACTTGACACACTACGATTACAGTCAAAGAGCATTTTACGAGCAGTAGTGTCAATGTATGACCGCATAATTGTTAAGAAAGCAAGTTGTGGCTGTTTGTTTGAGGCAGAGTACGACACAAAAGCAGGCTCTTCAGCAATGCTTGAACGAATCTACAACAATTACAAGAAAGACGAAGAAATCGGCAGTCTGAAGCACAAATTGTGGGGCAGACGCAATTATGATGCTCTTGTAGATTTCTTGTATGATTGTGAATATACTACGCAATCAATTGATGACGTATGGCTTAATTGGGCTCATTGACAATGTTTCATCCAAAATGCGCAGAAGACTGGCAAGATAAGTTTGGCTCTACATTGTTCGTAGACAACTTGCATACACATACGCTTAAATGGCAATGTGTAGTTTGCCAAACTGCAATTAACATTGACACAGATGCTCAAATAACTGAGCAGTCATTGAAATGCGACAACTGCAAAGAGCTTCAACCAAATACAGCATATGCAGCGCAATCATTGTTGAATTTGCATAAAATTTTGCTACGACATATCAAAATCTGACACAACATGGAACAACCATCTCTTAAAGAACAAGCAAAGCGAATAGAACCTGCAACAGACATTGTAGTCATCTGTTCAACAATTCTGCATCTTAATTCGCATGAAGATTTGCTGCAGCAAATTGCTGCAAAGCACAAAGATTGTGAAGCAGTTTTCATTGCAGCAGCGCCACAGAATTTGGCAGATGTTATTGCAGACCTTGATATGCTAAAGTCTGTCAAAGCGGCATACACAAGAATTACGCGACACTTTATCAAATGTCATTTTGCTTGGGCTGCAAACAAACGACTGCTTGCGCCAAAATATGCAGAGATGCTTATTGACAAAGATAAGCACAGCAAAGGTTATGTTGCTGTAACTGATGACCCTGCATGGGAACATCCAATGTATGTAGAATACTTGAAGGGTCTTAAAGCTGCAACAGATTGGAAACGTTGTGAAACATACAAATCAAATCTGTGATGACACGTTGGTATGCGTTTAAGCAGTTCATTGCAGGCATTGCAGTAGGCGAGTCATTTAGCAGACAGCAAATGCTATGCGCAGTCAAATCTGAGCGACATTCATATATTGACTGTTTGCGTAACATGTGCGAGAAAAGCGGCTACATTGCTAAAGGCGACACTGCAGGCATCTTTATCAAAGTCAAAGAGCTGCCAGATAATATGACAGTTACAGAACTGCGTCTGCAATATGAACGACTGATTGGCAGTGATATTCGCAAACAGGTCTTGCAATATGCATCTGTAGTGTCTGACTCATTATAAACAACTTCATCAACAATGCAATACATCAATATCATAGCAGCAGTATCAAATAACAATGTCATAGGTCGCAATGGTGATTTGCCCTGGCATATTCCACATGACTTGCAGCACTTCAAGAAACTCACAAAGAATCACATTGTCATCATGGGTCGTAAGACTTTTGAGTCGATGAATTGCAAGCCCTTGCCAGATAGAATTAACATTATTATAAGTTCTACATTGCAGCCAACAAGCGACTATTTCGTATTTAGCACGCTAGCCAATGCAATAGCATATTGCAAGTCTGCATTTGCATCTAATATGTTTATCATCGGTGGTTCTAAGTTGTTTGAAGAAGCAATGATTTATGCAGACAGAATGTACTTGACGATGATTGACAATTATGTTGAAGGCGACGTTCGATTTCCTGCAGTCAATTGGCGAATGTGGACTAAAAAATCTGAGTCTGCTCTGTACACATACACAGATAATGACAGAACATTGCGATACAAATTCAAAGTCTTCCATCGAAAACGATGACAGCAAGGCATCACAAAACAAGCCAGCAGAATTGTCTGCTGGCTTGTTTTGTGATGACGTGTCAAATCAAATCCAATCGTCATCGTCATCATCAGAACTTGTTTGGCTGCTTCCATTGTAGAACACATCAAGCAGTTCAAGCCAGTCATTGCATCGAGTGTCCATAAACGCTGCAAGAGATACAAGAGTCATTGCAATGTCATCATGGAAGCCAGGCGACGCCTGATATGACACGTGCCCATTCTTGCCTTTGACACCGCCAAAATATGTAAGCTCTCTTTGTGTGTCTGCATTGTTTTCAAGAATCTTACCAGTTTCAACAAGGTCTTTGAGCTGTCTTACATACACTGGCTTTGTGCCCGGTGTAATTGAACAGCCTGGTGCAAGTTGTTCTGAACCAAGCGTTCGTTGGAAGCTTACGAAGCTCTCTTCATCAATTGCAATATTGCGTGCACGTTCAGACAAACAATATGAACGAAACTCTCCGCCATATTTGTTGCGTTCATAGATAATCTTTGTTTTGTTTGCGTCAAACACATATGTCATTAAGAACTGCAAATATAGAGCCATGACTTTGATTGATGTCACATTTGAACGCCACAAGCCAATCTCTTCTACTGCAGCATTTGCATAATCTTGATATGCATCGACGCCTTGAGCAACATCATCGTCTGCACCAAACCAATCGTCATCGTCATCATCGTCATCATCTTGAGTTTGCGTTGCTGACATTTGACGTTGCATTTCAACAGCTTTTGCAAATAGTGATTTTTTGTCGTCATCAAACATATCGTACAGATTGCTTGCATCAAGCTCAAGTTCAGTGTCTTTTGCAATGTCAACTATACGATGCACATGTATGACAGAAAAGTCGCCAGATAAACCTTCAGCAATGTCGATGTTGATGATGCATGTTTCATTTTTAAGTGTTGCTGGGTCAATATCTGCACGCCAAGTCATAAATGAATGCGGCTCAGGTTCAGTGCCAACATCTGAATCAGCAATGAAAAATCTGAGCAGCGATTCAAGATGCTCATCAGCAACAAATTCGTACTTTTGCTGCCGTCTTGCAATATCATCAATTGCTCTTGAATTGAAGATTGATGTTGCACCTGACAAGAACACACAGTTGTATTGCTCATTGAAAGCGTCTTCACCAAGAATTGCAATTTGTTCAGCTTTCCATTTTTCATCACGACCTGGTATGTCCCACCAGTTTACTTGAATTGGAAAGAAGCCATTTGTTTTGTTAATTGCGCCAAGCCACAAAGTCTTGAACACATTATCACCAGATGGCGTAGATGTTACAATAACTTTGCCAGTTGGCAATGATGCAATTGTTGGTAATGCATAGTCTACAAGAGTCTTTGATTGCTGAGCAGGCGGAATTGCGAGCTCATCAAGATACAAGATGTGAATTGTTTTACCGACAAGTGATGACTTTTGAGCAGTGCCTGTGATAATTTTGCAACCATTGTCAAATGCAACCATTCCCCCATTCCAAACAAATACACCAGGCTTCATAAAGAATGGTAGATTGTTTATGATGTCTTTTGTTTTGTTCAGGTTTTCGCTTGATGTAGCCAAGCGGTCGCCAAGTACTGCTATGTTGAGCTCACGATTGAAAATGACAGCCCAAGCAAGAAATACTGATGTAACGACCGTTTTGCCTACTTGTCGCCCAGTAAGAACTATCGTATACTTTTGTCGTTGATATGCACGCAGCATTTTGCGTTGATATGGTCTCAAATTAAAATGCTTTCTTGTGCCATCTGGAGTTAAAATCTGACACCATGTGTCAGCAAAATATAATATGTCATACTTGCATCTAAGCCATTCACGCAATTCTATGTCAGTGTATCTGTATAGCAATCCGGGCTTACGCAGTGCAATATTGCCAAAGAACCACGGATTTGCTCTAAGTGGCAAGCCTTGGTCAACTGCAGCATATGCCATTGCGACTGATTCACTGCACCATATAACTTTCGCAGCTTCTTTTTCTTCAGCAGATTTGAATTGTGCTACTGGATTAAACACTTGATTCTTGACTTCAGCCATGCATCTAACTTGAATATTCGTGTTATATGTACATATAGTGAATTTACATTCTGAACATTCATACACAATGGCTGAACGACTAACTGGCGATGCTCTTGAAGCTCGAATAAAAGAACTTGAAGCTGAACGCGATAAATTGATTGCAGAAACGCCATATGAATGGTATGCCCCAAAGCAAACATCTCATGGTAAAATTCGTTTGAAATATAATAAGCGAATTGGCTGCTTGCGTAAATATGGTTTTGAGTATGCTCAGCAATCAAAAGTCATCAGTGATAAAATTACTACAACAATAGAAATGCGTTATGGCTATCGAGGTGTCAATATGCAAAAGGCTGTTGCAACTAAGCAGAAACGATATGGTAATGGCATGGGTGACATGCAAAAATTTGTTGAGCGTCGTTTAGCAAAGTTTGGACACATGTTTGGTGACAAAGCACGTTGCGCTGCAACACATAGACAACATTATGGTGATAGTTGGACAAATATTGCAAAAATGCATGAAACTAAATTGCAACGATATGGCAACAAACTTGGCGACATGCAAACAATTTTAGCTAAACGTGAAAAAGAACATGGTACAAGAGGCATCATAAATATTGACAAAGCACTTGAAACTAAACAGAAACGATATGGCAACAAATTTGGCAGACATCTATATACTTTAATGTACCAAACTTAGAATAGGATGTCTCATATGCAAATATAAGAATTTTAAGTATTTATACAATAAAAGCAGCATGAAATTCATGCTGCTTTTCATATTATTTCGTTTTTATATTTTTGGAAATTATTGGGCTGCTATAATAGCATATAATGTACTTGTTACAACATTCCCCTAATTCATCTTTACAATGTCATATATCGCATTGTCATTAGTAGTCCCCGTTCCTTTCGGTATTACTTGTACTGGCTGACTCCATGTAACTCCATCTATGGAAGTAGTTATGTAACCATCTTGGCCACCAGCCACAAATAAACCGTTGGCATATGTTATTCCGAGCCAATTATAAGAGCCACCGGTAATTGGCACGTCAGTCCATGTTTCACCGTTATCGGTTGAATAAGCTCCGCTCTCAATATGGACTGAAACAAATTTGCCAGCCCCATATGTCATGGCATTACACGCCACATGATTAGCACACTTTACCCATGTTTCACCATCTGTAGATTTATAAGTATTAGACATACCAGACGCAATGAATCTACCATTTCCATATGCAATAGTAGATAAAGACCAAGTATAATCTGAAGCTATTCGCATATTTGTCCAATTCACACCATCGATGGATATTGCGCCATACCCTTTAGAACTGGATGTGATAAATTTGCCATCAGCATACGTAATAGCCAGCCAGTTCCCAACTGCGCTTGTTCCTACTTGTTTAACTGTAGTCCATGTTTTACCATCGGTAGTGGTTGTAATCTTTCTCGATTTACCTACGGCAACGAATTTGCCATTACCGAACGCAATAGCATACCAAGACTCTGTTCCAACAGTTTTTCTTGTCCAATTTTCTCCATCCGTAGAATATGCAGTATAACCGTCTAAACCAACTACTACATATATGCCATTACCATATGCAATGCTTCTCCAAGTTTTTGTACCAACTACTGCCATAATCTCATCGTTAATATTGATTGTTCTTAAATCTTCGGTTGACGGCGGAGTAGTCGGCTTTTCAACAGGAGGTTCTACCGGCTCATCGAATACCCCTCCCCCGTCATTTTTCTCACAGCATGCACACATCCAAGTACATACCGCAATGCAAATCATCTTTTTAATCATAACTGCGTTTTTAAGGTTTGTATAAATTGACATTAAAAGTAGTCATTTCAGATGATATTGCAAAATCGGAATTTCTGCAA